CCGACGCGATGCGGATGTCGCCGGTCTTCGAGTCGTACTCCGCAGCACCGGCAGCCAGGTTGGCTGCCGTCCGCAGCGTCTCGGCCAGCGTGACCTGGCTGGACTCGGCGTCCACGAGCAGGGTCGAGTTGAACTTCAGCTCGCCCTTGGGGTGCAGCACCCCGCTGCCGTCCGTCCAGGGGGCCGTCAGGTACTCGACATCCGCCGGGTCGTTCGAGAAGGCCGCCACGGCCAGCAGGTCGGTGCCCTGCACCTTCCGGTCGGTGCCCACCAGGATGTCGAAGGCCGCCTCGTCCACATGCGTCGTGGCGGGCAGGACGAGCTGCCCGTTGGTGATGACCCCGATCTCGGTCAGGGCGAGGGGCGTGAGCGTCGCCACCACGCCCGCCGCCGGGTGGACCGGGCCGAAGCGGAGGGAGAGCGGACGGCCGGAGGCGTTGGCGTCCTCGACGTTGCCGTTGAAGTCCACGGTGGCGGGGGCGATGAGGCCGAGCGGGCAGAGCACCCGGATCTTGAAGGGCTCCTCCTCCAGGTGGTTGAACGGCTTGAACACCTGGTCGGCGACGATGGCCGGGTCGTAGACGCTGTCGGGGAAGCCCGAGAAGGCCTCCCACGGGATCGCCCTGTCCGCGTCGGCGACGAACGGGGGCTGGACCTCGCAGTGAGTCGGATCGGTCACCGACTGGACGACGTAGAAGCCCGCCGCGTCGCCCGAGGTCAGGGAGATGAGGGTCCCCGGAACGAGGGTCGCCTGGAAGTCCGCGTCCGGGTCCTCGAACGTCGTGCCGCCCTGCACGAAGGAGCCCCGCCCGCCGAGGTCCACCCGTGCGCCGTAGCGCGTGATGAGCTGCGTCGTGCCGGAACCGCCATCGTCGGTGAACAGGTAGTCCACCCCCTGCCGCTGCGCGACGTACCGGCCGCCGTCCTCGGCCGCAACGAGGGTGCCGTCGATGCCGGGGGCTCCGAGCAGGGACTCCGGCACCACGACGGGGTTGCCGAGGTTGATGACGGAGGTTCGCTGCTGGACCGGGTTCGACGAGATCGACTCCGCCAGCCAGGCGAACTTCCCCTGGTCGAAGCGGTGATGGACCTCGTCGAAGTGCCCGAGCCGCTTGTCGATGATGCGCAGGTCGTCGCCCTGGATCGCGACCGTCTGGAGGTTGAAGAACACCCCCTCGTCAAAGCCCGCGATGTCCTCGACCGGCGGGAAGTCGAAGAAGGTGAAGGGGGTCCCCTGCACCGACTCCGTCAGCACCACGTCCTCGTGCCGCTGCTGCGCGTAGAAGTCCGAGTCCGGCTTGCTCCGGTCCAGGTTGAGCAGGCTGCGGGAGAGCCCCATCGAGACGCCTGCGTCCGTCAGCCAGTTGGCCTGGCCGCCGTCCACCTTCCAGCCGGGCAAGAACCCGAGGGCCGCCGCCCCGCTGATGTCCTTCGGGTCGCCCCAGCCGATCTCGACGGTCCCGGTCGCCAGGTTGTCCGCTTCGAGGACCACCCGGTCACCGGCAGCTCGGCAGTTGCCCGCCCCGATGATGACCGCGTTGATGTCGGCCGCGACCTCATCCGCCGTGAAGAACTCGTTGAGCGGCAGGGCGGCCAGCAGGGTGCTGCTCGACCAGGTGTAGGCCGTCCCGTCGATGGCGAAGTAGAGCGTCTCGGTCCCGTCGAAGCGGAAGACGATGCGGCTCTTCGAGTAGATGGCCGCCTGGTCGGTGTACGAGGCCGGGTTGAAGGACGCCTGGAGGAAGTACACCGGGTCGGTGCCGAAGTTCTTGATCGCCTTGGCCCCGAGCTGCACCAGGGAGTGCAGCGTGCCGCCGATGTTCGTGCCCTCGCGGGCGATGTACGCCTCGTCCTCCGTGATGTCGAACTGCAAGGCGGGGACTTCGCTGTTGCGGGCCACCACCACCAGGCTCTCGACCGCCCCGTTCTTCGAGAACAGGATGGTGTCACCGATGCCGTCTTCGATCTGGCGGATGAGGCCCAAGGTCTGCGGGGGACCAGCCAGCGTGTCGCCACCAGGCCGCACCGAGACCATGCTGTCGAGCGGAACCACCCCCTCGGGCGTCGGCACGGCACCCGTGCCGTCCGGCACCGAGAGCACGCCGGAGAGCCCGAGCCCCCGGAACGCCGCGTCGCCCACGGCCAGGTCTTCCGGCCAGGGCAGCGAAGGCGGGAGGTACATCCGGCCGGTCGGGTGCAGGTCGGTGGTCACCCCGTCCACCTGCACGAGGGCCTGCGGGCCTCGAACCGGCTGCGGGATGGCGTTGAGGGCGACGCCGTCGTAGACGATGCGAGCCCCGAGGAAGTGCTTGCTGAACGTGGCGAGCTTCTCGGGGTCGGCCTTGTTCAGGTCGGCCTGCGCGAGCTTCACCCGCCCCGTCGTCAACGCCACGGCGCAAGAACCCTCGACCGGGTCGAGAGCGGCCAGCGTCGCCTCATCCGCTGCGAGGGTGACGGCCAGGGGCGTCCGGTTGTTGATGCGGATGAAGGGCCGGTCGGTCGGGCCGGGCACCGGGGCGATGAAGAGGTCCTCGTCGAGGATGCCCCCGGCCAGGCCGTCCGCGTCGGCCGAGAAGCCCTGGTAGACGTACCAGAGGGTCTTGCCCGCGTGCCTCTCGATGAACGCCGGGTTGAACTGGAGGACCCCGCTGGTCTGCCCGACCACCCCTGCGAGGGTGGACCCGGAGAAGTCGTAGGTCTCCTCCACCGCCGCATCCGAGACGACGCTGACCCCGGTGAACCCGTCCGGGTCGTTGAGGCCCACAGGGGCGCTCGTAGCGCCCGGAGACGTGCCGAGGCGGAGCATGGCGTACTGGTCGCCGACCGACCCGTCTCCGGGCAGCACAGAGCCCACAGGGAGGTTCGAGAGCGGGGGCGAGAGGGTGTACCGCTCGTCGAACACCAGGCTGCCGAGGTTGACCGGCCCGGAGCCCCTGTAGGGAGCCCATCGCTGGAGCGCGTTGTCCCACCCGAACCGCGTCTCGTAGCGGTCGTTGCGGGTCCACCAGAACTTCTGCGCCCCGAGCGTGTACCGGACCGACACCACCCGGTCGCCCCGGTCGAGCGAGATCCCGCCGCCGAAGGTCGCTGCCAGAGCCGTCTGCACCAGCGATGTCGCGGTCGGGATGTAGACGTTGGCGTCGGTGAGGGTGACCACCCCGGAGAGGGCGTCCTGGTCCGTCGCCAGCGGCTTGACGACGTAGTACGGGTCGGAGCCCTGGCGGCCCAGGTCCGGGTTGTCCGCGTTCGACCACCCGGCGTCGTCGTGCGCCTGGTCGCCACGAGAGATGACGATGTGGGTGATGACCCCGAGGACCCGCCCACCGTCGTCGGTGATGATGGTCTTGAGCGTGCCGTCCTCGGACGTGCCTGCACCGTTGGGCACGGTGATGCTGCCGACCGGGATGCGGCCGGAGCCGTCCTCGACCCACCAGGTCGCGTCTTCCCGCATGGCGAGCTGCGACGAGAAGGCGGCCCACACCAGGTACTCGTGCGGGGAGGAGCCGGGGGCCTGAAGGACGGCAGCCCGGTACTGGTCGCCCGCGTAGTCCACGATGTCCGGCTGGGCGGCCGACCTGGTGTTGGGCGGCAAGCGCACGTCCCGCACCACCCCGTTGTCGGGATCACCCGTGGTGGCGATGTTCCCCGGCGCGATGCGGGGAGCACGAAGGACGTGACCGGAGAAGTCGAGGCTCATGCGCTACACCAACACCGACGTTGAAGTGCCCGAGGCTGCGGCCGGGCTGACAGACCCGACCACAGTACCCGCGCCTGTTGCCGTCAAGAGGAGCAAGGAGATTCCGGCCGCCAGGCCCTTCGCCATCTGCGGAGCTGCCGGTCCCGGCCCGAGCTGCGCCAGGATGAGCCCCGTCAAGGACGCCTGATCGGCTCGAACCACTTTCGACACGTCGGCCCCCACACCGACACCCACCGACGCCCCTGCGTACTGCCCGAACTTCGAGATCGCAGAAGCAAGCGCCAGGGAGACGACCGTGGAGAGCGAGAGGCTCAACGGCCCCACCATCCCGGCGGAGGCCATGCCGCCGATGAACAGCGGGGCGTTCGGGGTCAGAATCACCCTCGTCAAGGGGACGGCCATCGTGCCTGCCCCTGCCGTCCCGGCCGTGACCCCCTGAAGCTGCACGGTCGGCCCCCACGTCCCCATCGCCTTCGCGATGGCCCACGCCAGCTTGTCGAAGGCCGTACCCCCGAAGGGGAACGCCCCGGCGGCCCGGAAGGCAGCCAGCTCGGCGTAGTAGATGGCGGGGGTCAGGGCCATCAGAGCGCCACGAAGTTCTTGTGACCGAGCCCCCATGTCGCGAAGGGCAGGTTGGTGAAAGGCTCGCGAGAACCCGAGCACATGACCGGGCCGACATCGGGCAACTGGCCCTGTGCCTGAACGAGGACGAAGCTGCCGGACTTGATGTGGACCGGCCCCTGCGACTCGACCAGGGCGATGACGGAGCCCTTCATGATCGCGGCTCCGGCCGTGGCGTTGAGCTTCACGTTGCCGGTCAGGGCGTCCCCGGTGATGCCGCCTGCGCTGATCTCCAGCGTGTTCTGGAGCGCACGGGCCTTCCAGGTGCCCAACTCCGTCTCGTAGCTCATGTCCCCGATGAGCACGCTGGTCGAGTGGCTGCCGAGCTGGAACGTCTCCTCCCGGTCGCCCATCTCGTAGGTGACCTCCTCGGCCACCAGGCCGGGGAAGTTCGGGGTGTAGCTCCGCTCGTGCAGAGGGGCGTTCGTCGGGAGCAGGCCCTTCGGCCCGGTGAAGTTGTCCGTCCGCTTGCCGCTGACCGAGAACTTCACGTCCTCCGCCGAGGCGGTGAGCTGCTTGCTGGTCGTCAGCTCGATCAGGTCGTGGCCGCGCACCGTGGCCGCCTTGCCGTTGACCTCGACCTCCTGGCCCTTGAGCAGCAGCTTCTTCTCGGCCCGGAACCGCCCGTTCGTCCGGGCGTGGATGTCCACGCTCGGCACGGTCTGCGCCTCGCCTCCTCCGGTGCCGAGCAGGCGCTCCATCGTCGCCTCCTCGTCGCGGATGGAGCCGCCGCCGTAGATGACCACCGGCCCCTGCTCGCTGCGCAGGCGGAGGCTGTTCTTCGAGAGGGTGCCGAAGTGGATGCCGCCCTTGAGCAGCAGCTCCAGCCCACCACCCACCGCCAGGCGCATCCCGCCCGCGATGGCCGCGTCCACGCTGTAGCCGTTGAGCGGCCCGGAGATGTTGATGCGGGCCTGGCCCTGCTTGTTCACCGACCACCAGGTCGGGGCGAGCGTCCCGTCGATGGGGGTCATGCGGAACAGCGACGCCGCGTGCTCGCGCAGAGGGGTGCCCCCGGACTGGCCCGGAGGAGCGATGCGGGCAGCCTCGATGCCGGGGGACAGGCCGCCCGTGTGGTCGAAGATGCGGGTGACCAGCGGGAGCCCGTACTCCTTGCGGCCCTGTGCGGAGAAGGGGTCGTTGCCGACCACCGACCCGACCACCCACTCGATGTAGGGCCGGTTCGGCGAGGTGCCTGGTGTCTGCGGGTCCGAGGGCGGCAGCCGCTCGGAGTCGAACCCATCCGTCTGCTCGGTGACCGGGAGGAGACCGTCCGAGGTGTGGGCCAGCTCGATGCGGTGCTCGGTCAGGGAGCGAGCACCTGGCAGCAGGGCGGTGTTGTCGAGCGTCTCCCCACCGATCCGGTAGATGTTCTTGCCGCCGTAGACCGCGTCGTTCGTCGGGGTGCCGGAGACGGCGACCCCGTCCTCGTCGATGTAGCCGCCGTTGCGGAGGAAGACGTAGGGGTCCAGGTACTTCGGGTAGGTGAGGACCGACCCTTCCAGGCCGATGAACCGCAAGCGGGTCAGCATCGGGTCCGGGGTGATGGCTCCTTCGGGGTACGTGCTGCTCTCGGGCAGGTCCAGCTCGTGGAGGCCCTGCCCGCCGATGGCCTGCACCAGGCCGTCCCACACGAACCCATCGCTGAACATCGTCGTGGGCAGGCGGGTGGCGTCCCGCTGGACCATGCCCGAGTAGACCCGGCTGCCCGCCAGGGCCGTGAACTGCTGGAGCGCCCGAACCAGGAACGCCTGGTCCGCGTCGCGGAGCATGATCTGGTTGCCCCGGCGGTTCGAGAGGAGCACGTCCTCGTCGAGCACCATGTCGGAGCCCTGCGAGCTGCTCGCGACGATGTTGCCCGGCTGCATGTGCCGGAGCTTGTGCCGGATGCGGTCGAAGATGCCCCGCAGCTCCTCCTTGTCGCGGCTCGTGCCTCCGTCGTGCTCGTCCTCGGTGAAGTTCGACATCACCAGCCAGTCGCGGCCAGGCCAGACGCCGGGGACGATCCAGTTGAGGATGACGGGGGAGGCCGAGCCTCCGAACTTCTCGGAGGACTCCTGCGGGAGCCAGCCGACCACGCAGTAGTCGCCGACCTCGGGCATCGCCCCGAAGAAGTGGCGGCAGCCAGCCCCAGGGAAGGTCAGCGGGACGGGGACCTTCTCGAAGTCCTGCTCGGTGCCGACCACCGTGCGCAGGGTGACGTACTGCTCCTCGTAGTCGATGCCGATGACGCGGGCCACGCCGAGTCCGAGGTTGCCCCCCTTGTCGGGGTTCATCTCGTCGAGCTTCTTCTTCTTGACGAAGGTCTGCTGGACCAGCTCGCCACGATGGACGCGCCCGAGGGTGTTCCACGCTCGTCCGAGTTCGTCGGCCATCAGGAGTCCTCCCCGGTGATTGCGTCAGCGAAGGCCGCCAGGTTGGACTGCTCTCCATCGACCCCGATGAAGTTCTCCCTCGCCTCCCTGACCGCATCCTGCACGGACTCGATGGCCTCGCTGGTCTGGCGGACGATGTGCGAGCCACCCCGGTCGAGCACCTGACCTCGAAGCGCCTGCTGCTGCACCCGCCACGAGTCGGCCGCCGCCGCAGCGTTCATCGCCACCCACCTCGTGCCCGCGTCGGCCGGGTCGGTGCCGAGGCCCTCGTGATGGGGCGTGCCCGACTGCGAGAAGGAGAGGAACTGCTCGTGCCCGTAGGCGGAGAGCAGCACGTCGGCCTCCGCCGCCTTGCAGTCGCAGATGTGCCCGCTCTGCTGGACGTTCATGTCGGCCAGCGAGTAGGCCGCGTTGATGACCGGGATCTTCTGGACGCCGTCGAGCTTGTTCTCCGAGAAGATGTTCGCCAGCGAGAACTGAAGCTGGTTCGGGTCGTCCGTCGTGAGCAGGAAGCCGTAGTCGAGGATCTGCTTGTCGGTCAGGCCGCGTGCCCGGAGCTGCGCGATCAGCTCGTCGTTGAGGTAGCGAGCCGTGTCGCCTCGGGGCTGCACGCCGACCTCGGCACCCTCCACCGGGCGGGTCACGGTCTTGCCGCCGACCACCACCGTCTCCATCGGAGGAGTCCTGATCTTCCGGTTCTGCACGAAGAACTGGAGGATCTGCTCGACGAGCTTCTTGTCGAGCAGGCTGAAGATGTCGGACTTGTGGAGCTGGTCGAAGACCCCGTCCGGCTCGATGCTCACGTCCCGGCCGTAGCGGTAGGTCCCGATGACCTCGTAGCCCCGCGCATCCGACACGGGGAACACCGGGCTGAAGGTCGTCTCCACCTTGCGGGCGTTGCGCTTGCCCTTGCGGCGGTTGCTCGCCGCGACCGTCGTGTTGAGGCTGCCCGCCAGAGCGTTGTTGAACGCCCCGAGGATCGCGTCCAGCTCGGTCCCCCTCTTGCCGCCCGACTTCACCACCGCCTTCGCGGCCGTCCTGCGGACCTGCTCGACCTGGCGGTAGAAGCTCGACCCGAGGCTCTTCGCCGCCACCTTCACCACGTCGGCGTAGGTGCCTCCGGCCAGGCCCGCACCGATGTCGATGGTCGCACTGGCCGCCGGGCTCTCCTTGCACTTGAGCAGGGCGAGCACCGTCGTCCCCGCGACCTTCGTGGTCCCGATGGTCACGCTGGCCGGGAACGCCGGAGCACTCACCGCCCCGATGGACCTGTTCGTCTCGTCCGCCTTGGCCTTCATCGCGATGATGGCCTCCGCGACCTTGACCCCCTCGGTGCTCCAGGCCGTCCCGAAGTACCCCTCGATGGTGTCCGAACCCTGTGGCGGGTTGGGGAGGTTCGCGAAAGCCCCGGAGAGCTTCGCCTTCGCCCCCTTGCCGAGCGAGCCGATGTTCGTCGTCGCGAAGTTCGTCGTGACGCTCTTGACGATGGTGACCGGCTGCACGCTGAACATGAGTTCGAGGATCGCGCTCGTCGGGTAGGACCGACCGAACTTCTGGCCGCTGCTGTCCAGCACCTTGATCCCGACCTCCGGCTGCCCATCGACCAGCTCGGCCTCGGGGACGATGGCCCCGCTGAACGGGGCGTTCGGCGTCCGCGTGAACATCTTGATGGTCGGCCGGTCGCCGTCGATGGAGGCCGGGGCGGCCTCCTCCGTCCGCTTCTTGTTGTCCCCGACGTAGCTGACCACCTTCGGTCCCTGCTCGGCGGGGTCCGGGTGGGAGGCGGAGTAGTAGCGGTAGTTGCCCGGCTGCGAGCCGTTGCTGAAGGTCGCCTTCTTGTCCGAGAGCATGTCGAGCAGGTTGATGGTGCTCGACAGGTCGCCTCGACCCTGGAACTCCGCCGAGTTCCTGAAGCTCGCACCCACCCGGTCGCGCATCTCCAGCAGGAAGGCCACGCCCCCGGCCTGCGCGTTGTTGGGGTCCCGCCAGCTCGCCTCCAGGGCCTTGCGCTCCTGGTTGACCTGGTCGGACTTCTGCCGGAACTGCTTCTCCAGCGCGAGGATGTCCTCGTCGAGCTTCTCGATCTTCGTGATCGTGGCGGGCTTGCTGCGGTCCTTGCCGTTCGCCAGGTCGGACTTGCGGGCCTGCTTGTCGAGGATCTTGCCCTGGAGGTTGTCGAGGTCCTCCTGTGCGTCCTCCTTGCTCTTCGACGCCTTGCGGATGAGCCGCTCGTACTCGATGGCCTCGGCCACGATGTTGACGGTGGTGGCCCCCTGCTGCTGGTCAGACGGGACCGACGACGTACCCGTCAGGTCGTCCTCTTGGAAGTAGAACTGGACGGTGACGGGCTTCGCCTGGTCGCCTCGACCCACCGGCTTCGTCATCACGTAGACCAGGCCGCCGTTCTCCAGCTCCTTCGGGGCCTGGAGCACCTTCAAGTCCTGGCCCATCTTCAGCAGGGCCTTGATGACCCGCACGTCGCTCATGTCGTCGAGGTCGTTGCCGACGACGAAGAACAGCGGGTTGATGGCCGTGGGGTCCAGGGCCATGACGACGTTGGGGAACCCGGAGAGACGAGGCTTGCCGTCCGGGTCGATCACCTGCAAGGGCCGCTGCGGCAGCACGGTGTCGCCGAGCTTGATGTCGTCGATGCCCCCACGCGAGCCCCCCACCGGCCGGTTGCCTGGGGCGTAGAACTTCGCCCGCTTGCCGACCAGGGTGAGCGAGGTCGTACACTGGCCGCCGACCGCGTGGGCGTGGGCGAAGCTGTTGCAGTAGTAGTAGGCGTCCAGATACGGGATGTAGACCGGGAAGCCGGGTCGCAGCTCGGGCCGTACCGGGATGGTCACCTGGCAGGCGTTGATCCCGATGTTCATCACGTCCATCCGGTTGACGGCCGAGAAGAACATCGACTTGCTGTCGTTGAAGTACGCCGTCTCGTAGGTGCCCGGCCGCCAGCCGAACTGCGCGACGAGGCGGTAGTCGATGTACTGCCCCCGGACGCCCCACTCGTTCTCCAGGCCGGTCCCGCCGAGGTTCTTGAACTGGCTGCCCTTGCAGGTCATGTAGGTGACCTGCGGCTCCTTCTCCGAGAAGCTGATGTTGATGATGTCGATGTCTTCGAGGCGGTAGACGCGACTGCTGCTCGTGTCGAGGTTCCACATGGGCGGCTTGAAGACGAAGTCGCCGTCCACGTCCTGGTAGAACTCGAACCCGGTGATCTCCATCACCTTCTGCGCCACGTCGAGCTTGCTCTCGTAGCTGGACTCGAACAGGTTGACCTGGCCCCAGTTGCCGATGTTCGAGACGAACGCCTGCATCTCGACGATGTTCAGCTCGAACCGGGGCTTGTTCGCCTCGTTCTGCTGCGGGCCGAAGGCGGCCCGAGTCGCAGCCAGGGCCTTCCGCTTGCCCACGTTGTAGAGCCCGACCGACTGCGCCTGCTCCAGCACGCCCTTCGCGTTCTGCTTGGCGTCCTCGATGTTGAAGCGGTTCCGCATCAGCCGCATGATGCTCGTGGACGACGTGCGGCCCAGCCAGGCAGCCGCCATCGTGCTGAACAGCTCGCCGGTCGCCCCGTGCATCCGCAGCCGGATGGCCCGGCCGGAGAAGCGCCGCTCCCAGTACCGGATGTTGAGCGAGAACAGGGACTCCTGCCCGACCTCGCTCACGGCTGACGTGTTCGACTTGCTGGCGAGCGCCCACGCCACCCCGCCAGCGGCCCCCACCATGTCGTGGTGGAGCGAGTACATGATCTGGTAGGGGTGCATCCCCGTGAAGTTGTGCCCCACCAGGCTCATCTTGAGCTTGCTGTTGCGGGGACGGGCACCGAACACCGAGGCGTTGGTGCTCATGTTGTGGTACTGCCAGAAGTGCAGCATCGACGAGCAGTTCACCGAGATGGTGTTCACCCCGCCCGAGTAGCTGTGGCTCACCTCCGTCACGACCCCGTGGAAGACGTGGTAGTAGGGGTAGGCCAGGGTGTTCTCGATGCCCTGGCCCGCCAGGCCGTACTCCTCCAGCAACGACGGCCCCACCACCGCCTGCGTCGCCGCCTGGCCCTCCGCCGCAACCACCCCCGTCGTGACCTTCGGCTCCGGGTAGGTCCCGTCCTGGTTCTGCTGCCAGTTGGCGACCGACGAGTTCGGGTCGGGCAGGGCGTCGATGCGCGGCTGCAAAGCCCGCAGCCACGCCCGCTTCTGGCTGCCCTTGAGCGACTCGTCGTGGTCCCGGCCGGGGACGACCGTGTGAATCCACTCACGACCTCGGCGGTAGCCCGTGCCGCCGTCCATGTGCGGGGCACTGCCCCACACCGGGCTCGACGTGGGCGACTGGCCCTCACCCTTGAGGTAGAGCCCGATGCCCGAGGTGCTCGGCAGGTGGCCCGAGTCGCGGAGCCGGTTGATCGACGCCCACGTCGTCGTGCGGTCGATCTCGACCCGGCGACCGCCCACCTGGTGCGACGCCACGAAGTCCACGGCCGACCCGCTGTGGTGCTGCGAGTTCGCCGAGTGCCCGGATGAGCGGAGGCCACCGTTCGGGGTGACCTGGATGTCCACGCCCTGGAAGCCCTGCTGCTCGTAATACTGGTGCAGCGTCTCCATCATCGCGACGGTCTGCCGCATGTTGGCGTCGGTCGTGCCGCCGTCGCTCTGCTCCCGCCTCTCCAGGTCGGATGTGGCGTAGGGCTGGCCGTTCGGGCGGACCGGCTTCTCCGCAGTCGTGCCCACCTCGTCGGGGTTGGCTTCGAGCTGCTGCGCGTTGACCGCGTTCGACCCGGCGATCTCCCCCTGCGCCTTCGGCTCCGCCAGGTGGGCGAAGAGCCCCTGCACAGGGAAGTAGCCCCGCATGTAGACGTGGACTTCGAGGCCGGGCCGGAGGAGGAACTTCGCGTCGCGCCCGAAGGACTCCGTGTGGTGCAGCGGAATGGAGAGCGAGAAGCTCGCCGAGGCCGAGCCGGGCTCGGTCCCTGCGTCCACCGACACCTCGGTCAAGAACCGCTGGATGTCGATCTTGCCGCTGCACTTCGCGCAACCCGGCAGCGCGGTGTCGCCGTTGAGGTACACCAGGGCGTCGGGCGTGTGCTGGACGAGCTGCTGCCCGTTCAGACGCCAGGTGCCGATGTACGGTCGCGCTTCGAGGCCCACCAACTACCTCCTGATGCCGAAGGGCACGAGCCTGGTTGAGGAAGCGGCCGGAGCAGCCGCCGTCGCAGAGGCAGCCTGGAAGCCAGATCCGCTCTTTGAAGCTACCCCTGCCAGGCCGGGGGAGGTGCGGGTCACCGGCTGACCGTCCGGCGTCACCCCACCAGGCCGCTGCGTGTAGTCGTTGCGCGAGTAGAAGTCCTCGCCGCCCACCTGCACTCCGTCCGCCCCTACCGAGATGTCGCCGGGGCTCGCCGTACCCCGAGGGCCGTTGAGGCCGCTGAACCGGCGGTCGGACGCCGAGGGGATCGGGGAGCGCATCGGGGTGACGACGGGGCTCACCTTGCTGGTGTCCACCATCGCGTTGACCGTGAACTCCATGTCGAAGACCACGCCGCCGAGCTGGTTCGCCTCCTCGTAGGCGTAGGAGAACGACTCCATGTTCCCGTAGTAGACCCACCCGTCGTAGTGGATGGAGAGCGCCCCCACCATGTGGTTCGCGTTCGACTTGCCGACCGTGTCGTAGATGTAGCCGTTGTTCCTGTAGAAGTGGAACGCCGTCGCGAGGTTCTGCCAGGCAGCCGAGTCCCGGCGGGACGCCCACTGGACGCCCCGGCCCCCGCTGATGAAGGCACCGCACCTGGCGGAGATCGACAGCCGGGGCTGCTCCTCCCCCCACGCCTGGAACACGAAGCCGTACCGCGTCCGGTCGCTGAACTGCTGGATCTTCGTGTAGACCATGTTCAACGTCTGCGGGTTGATGAGCAGCACCAGGGGCGGGGTGTTCACGAGCGCCCGGAGCTGCATCGTGATGTCCGCCGCCACCTTCAGGTCGGTGATGGACGGCGTGCCCAAGCGGGACGGCCCGTCCCCCTTCACGTCGATGGTCCGGTCCTTCGTCCGGGGTCGGTTGATGAACCCCTGGCTCACGAAGCTCTCGACCGTGCCGCTGTTCGAGAGCTGCGACCCGCCGGGGAGGTCCTGCTGGATGGCCGTCCGAGCCGTCACGAAGGCGTTCGGGGCTCCCCGGTGGGCTCCCTCGAAGATGCCCGCGATGTTCTTCGCCCCGCCCGTGTCGAACGCCTGCGACATGATGAGCGGCGGCTCGACCTGGATCATGAAGGGCGACAGGACCCGCGAGAGATCCCGGCTGCCGTCGATGGCCGGGGCCGTGGCGGCCTCGTACTCGACCGAGAAGTCGGGGCCGACGCGCAGACCCTTGTACTCCAACGGCGGAGGGGGCGACTCCAACTGCGCGTTGCTGACATCCGGCTCGAAGGCGGTCCGCTCCGGCTCCTTCCCCTTCGAGGAGAAGCGAGAGGCCGAACCCACCTGGATGCTGCCAAGAACCGGCATCGTCAACCTCCCGCCACGGCCTTCGCCAGGGCCTCGTAGTCCGCCAGGGTGGCGTTGTCCGGCACCTGGATGCCTGCCGCACTCGCGGCCGTGCGCAGCCGTGCCAGGCGGGCCTCATCGACCGCCCGCCCGATGCCGCCGAAGCCCTCGACGAAGTTCTCGGCGGGCGTGAAGCTCCCAGGTGCTCCGGCCTGCGACATGCTCGTGCGCAGGCGCATGACCTCGTGGGCCACGGTGAACTCGGCCGTCAGGTCGAACTGGTAGGGCTTCTCGGCCGCCTCGCCGACGTTGAAGCTGCCGAACCAGCCCAGGTAGATGCCGCCATCGAAGCTGACCTTGATGATGCCCTGGAAGGCGATCTGCCCGGAGGCGTCGTAGATGCTGCCGTTGTTGTGGAACAGGGCCAGCAGGTCCAGGTACTTGTCGTAGGCGATGGTCTCCCGCCTGGTGCCCTCCGTGTCGAAGCCACCCCCGGTGACGTTCGAGAGGCCGGAGTACAGCCGCTTGAACCCGCCGGTCGCCATCGCGAACGAGATGCTCCGGGCGGCCTCGCCCCAGTGCTGCTCGACGAACCCGCCCTTCGTCTGGATGCGCTCGGTCTGCTTGGCGTAGCTCATCGACATCGACGAGGGGTTCACATGCAGGACCATCCGCACGTCCTCGGGGAGGATGCTCGTCGCCAGGTCGGGGCCGAGGATGTCGAAGACCACCGGACGCACACCTGTCCCGTCGAACTCGCTCTCCGGGGAGACGAACGCGCTCTTGAAGACTGGCGTGCCCCTCGGCATCAGCTAAGGACCCCTGCGGCTGCGGCGGCCTGAAGGCCACGGATGATCTCGGCGGAGTTGCCGAAGCTGTTGATGACGATGCTGCCCTTGCCCCCACTCCGGGCCGTGTCGCGGGGGCCGCCGGAACGCCGACCCTCCATCGCCACGTTGTCCCGGCCGTTGAAGTCCACCCGGCCGGTGAACCGGCCCTTGCTGGCGCTGTAGAAGGCCGCGAAGTCGCCGCCTGGCTGGGTGGGAGGGGGCAGCGGCCCCATGAACGGCGAGCTGTGGCCCTTGCGGGACAGGGCCGTACCCATCGCTGCTGTGCCTGCCGCTCCGTGCAGAATGTCGCCGAGCGACTTCTCCTCGCCCGTGTTCGGGTCCTTGACCTTGCGCTGAAGATTCATCCCGCCGGTCCGGCCCTGGAGCAGCCCGCGAGCCTTGCTGACCAGAGCCGTTGCTCCGCCTTCCTCGCCGGAGCGGGCGAGCAGGGTGGCAAGCTCCTGAACCTGGCGTTCCTCGTTCTGGCTCTCGATGGCCTTCACCAGCTCGTCGGTCTGCTCCTTGAGCTGCTTCTCCTCCGCCGTCAGCTCCCGCTTCGAGCGGTCGTCGGCATCCCGCTTCTCGCCGATGTAGATGTCGCGGAGCCACTCCTCCATTGGTATCTCGTCCTTGATAGCGGCTGCCCCACCGAACTTCCGCCGCATCTCCCCTGCTGCCGGACCCTCCAGCGCCCCTTCCAGGCGATCGATGGAACGCACGCCCATCGGCAAGCCGAGGTACTCCTGTGCATACCCGGACCAGACCTTCTCGCTCTCCCGGCCCTCGATGTCGGAGACAAGCTGCTGTGCGGAGTCTCGACCACCCACCCAGGGCTTGTCGGCGAACGACGCGGATTGGATGTGGCGGCCCGCCTCCCACCCGGCGGAGGCCCCTGCCGACCTCGCGTGCTCGGCGACATCGGCCCTCGGGTTGATCGCCATGATCGCCCGCCCGATGGCGTCCTTCGCCTGTGGGGAGGCCGCCGCCGCCCCGATCATCCCCTTGGCGTCGAGGTTCTCCCCGTACTTGTGGGCATCCGCCGCCGTCATCCGGCCAAGGCTTCGACTGATGGCCCTGTAGGCATCCACCCGGCCGCCGAGCTTCTTCTTCGCCAGCTCCCGCTTGTCGATCTCCGCCTCGATCTCCGCCTTGCGCTCGGGCGAGGCACCGACCTTCAGTTCCAGCTTCAGCCGGTCGATGGCCGACTGCTGGCGTCGCAGCTCCTTGCGGGACTCCTCCTCCTTCTCGGACACCTCGCCCATCGCCCGGCCTCGGGCGGCCTTCTCCTCGTCCGAGAACTTGTCCTGGCCCATGATCGAGGCGATGTACTGGACGGACGAGTAGATCTTCGAGAGCAGGTACTCGATGCCCTGCTCCAGAATCTTCGCCATGTCGGTCGTGTTCCCGGCGATCTCCTGCGCGAGCATGATGTCCTCGGCGATCTTCTTGTCCTCCATCCCCTTGAGCCGGTCACCCTGGCTGAGGAAGAAGTCCTCCAAGGACCCGCCCATCTGCTCGAAGCGCGTCGTCCCGTCTGACGACTTGACGATCTTCTCCAACGCACCGGACGCCTCGTTGATGCGGACCCCCCACTCGTCGGCGAACTTCTGGTTGTACTCGGCCCACGCCTCCGGGCCACCCTCCTGCGCCTTGCGCATCGTGTCGTACTGACCACGCATCTCCATGCCGACCCGCCGGAGCTGCCTGGCAGCCTCCCCGCTCTTGCCGGTGATCTGCTCGAAGGCCATCAGTTGCTCCTTCTCCGAGAGGTCGATCTGGTCCAGAGAGCGGCCCAGGACCCGCTGTGCCTCGTTGAGCTGGAGGAACAGGGTCGCACCCGCACCGGCCGATGAGCGGGCAGCCTGCGCACCACCCAGGCCGCCCTTGAAGGACTGCCCCTGCGTCGCCAGGTCCATCAGCGACCGGGCCAGGCCCGCCCCAGCACCGCCGGTCGCACCCACCTGCGCGGTGAGCATCCCGAGCTTCTGCGGGGACATCTTGCCGAGGGCCTTCGCGAGGTCCTCGCCCTTCAGCCCACCCAACCCGAAATCGCCGAGGATGCCCTGGATGGCGGACGCCTTGCCCTGGTCCTTCGAGGCAAGCTCTTCGAGCTTGCGCCCGAACTCCTCGGCCGACCGCACAGCGTCCTTCTGGAGAATGCGGGACGAGAGCTTCACGCCCGTCGTCATCGTCTTCTTGATGCGGTCCTGGGTGCCCTCGTCCTTGAAGCCCTTCATCAACTGCTGAAGGAAATCGCCGCCCATCTTCTGGCCGAGGATCTTGCCGAGGTTGATGAGCAGCCCGGCCGCTTCTTCGAGCCGGACGTTATACATCGACATCCCGCTCGTGGCCTGGAGCAGCATGTTGAAGAACCGCTTGGTCGCGAAGCCCGACTCCTTCGCCGCGACGGTGATGTTCGCGAACCTGCCCGAGACGCCTTCAAGGGTGAGCCCGAGTTCCTCCATGTAGGAGGCCATCGTCGAACTCATTTCCTGCGTGCTCAGGCCGAGCAGCTTGCTGTAGGTGAGGGCCGCGACCGTGTACTCCTCCAGCCGCTTCATCCCATCGGCGGCCTGGGCGATGCCCTCCTTCATCTGCCGGAATGAGACGCCTGCACTGGCGAACCCGCCGAGGATCTCCAAGTGGTCCTTCGCCGTGGTGCCCCACACGTTCTTGAGCGTGAACGCCTCGGCGAAGTGCTGGCTGATGTTGGTGAGGGTGTCACCGAGCCTGCCGTACTGGTCCGCCAGGTCGGCCCCTGCCAACCCGCTCGTCATCAGGGTGCGATTCAAGTCCTTCATCGCGGAGTCCGCAGCGACGGCGATGGCGACAAGCGCACCAATCCCTGCGGCGAGCGCACCGATGGCGGCGATGGCCGGTCCGACCTTCGTCAGGAGCCCTCCGAGGCCCTTGAGCAACCCGGCTCCAGCCCCTCCCTCCTGCGCCTTCTTCAGGGCCTTCGTCCCCGCCCCACCGACGCCCCCTCCGAGGCCCTTGAGCAACCCGCTCACGTCCCCGCTCTTGATCTTGCTGAAGGCCGACGTGATGCCGTCCGCGAAGGCGTCGCCCGCCTTGATGGTGCCCTTGAAATGCTCCTTCGAGGCGAGCTTCGCGGCCTGCACCATCGCCTTCTTGCGACGCTGCATGACCTCGTCGGTGGCGGTCTTCTCCGCCTTGAACTGCCGCTGCAAACCGGCCAGGCGTTCCTTCTCCTCCGCACGCAGAGCCTTGAGCCGCTGCTTCTCCTGCTGCTCGATGCCTCGGCGGCCCATCTCGATGCTCAACTCGAATACACGCTTGTTCGAGGTGGCGATCTGGTCGGACACCGAGGTCAGCTTGCGGGTGAGCCCCTGGATGTTCGTGAGCGCGAAGCCCTTGCCTGCCGCGTCCGCCACCGTGCCGGTGAGGATCTTCTGGATGTCCTTCTGCGAGCGGGCGAACTGACGGATGAGCGGAGTCGGGTTGAACCCGAGATCGACGTTGCCTGCCGCCTTGCGGAGGTCCTTGACGAACTTCTTCGTGTCCGCCTCAAGCTCGACTGTCAGGCCGAGGACATCGTTGATCGCCATCGGTTACTCCCCTGCCCCGAAGGCCGGGCTGCGGCCCTTGATCAGCTCTCCGAGCGTCCTCTGGTCTGTGTCCGCTTCGGCGTTCGGGTTCACCACACGACCCTCCTGCACCTGGAGATTGCCGGTGGACGGCTTGATCCCGTACCTGTTGCGCACCCCCTCCGTGGCAGGGGCCTGCGGCAAGAACGCCACCTTCGAGCCCGGACCACGCTGCGCCAGCATCGCCTGGAGCTGCTCGCCGGTCACCGCCATGAGCGGGCGGGGCTTGAACTCGCCCGTCTCCCACTCCAGCTCCTCCCGCTTCTTCTGCAAGGCCGCCCGGCGAGCTTCACGCTCCTGCCTGGCCTGCTCGTGCTGCGCGAGGATGCGGGCCTTGTACTCGGCGACCACCCGGTCGTGGAGATCCTGGTCGTCGGTGACCCAACGCCTCATCTCCTCTTCGAGGTCCTCGACCGACTTCGACCCCTCGATGCGGTGCGTCGAGCCGTCGCCCTGTGCCTCGCCCTTCGGCTTCAGCACCCCGACCTGCTCGTAGAAGTAGCGGTCCAGCCGACCCTGCCGGTCCTTCGACTCGTCACCCCGACGCTGCTGGTCCTTCTTGTCCATCTTCGCGATGGCCTTGGGGGCGTTCGACGAGGCGACGAGCTTGAAGCCCTCCCACGCCGTCTCCTCCTGCCGCTTCGTGTCCTCCATCTCGTTGAAGGCGACCCAGATGCGCTGGATGGCGTTCAACCCGAGGGTCGCAGCACCAGGCACGCCGGAGTGCAGGAGCCCGGCAGAGCCGATGGACTTCCAGCGGTAGCGGCTGTTCGTCTCGTAGTTGTAGACCTCCACGGCCCCCACGGCGTCGCCCACCCGGACCCACAGGCCGAGCAGGATGCTGAACAGGATCTCCAGCACCGGGACGGGGAGCTGCCGGACGTACTCGGCGAGGAAGGGGATGGCGTTGTCGTGGCCGAGGACCGTGCGGCCGTTGACCATCCAGATCGCCGTCGCGACCGCCCACACCCGCCACTCGTACATGGAGACGCCCGCCGTCCGGGCGTTGAGCATGAACAGGTCACCCGTGCCCAAGGACCGCATGTTCAGGCGAACGCCCCCGACGACCACGGAGTGCGTCAAGAACCCTGGCGACAGCAGGGCGTCAACGTCCTCGTAGAAGCGGTTGCGCTGCTCTGTGGTGGTCCTCGGGAGCATCCGTCCTCATTTCAGGGCTTCGGGGGCGACTTGAACCTTGGGTTCCGCGACCCGCTGGCCTCCTTCGGGGGGTTGAGGACAGGGGCGGCCGAGGGAGTCCTCGCGGCCGGGGTGCCCAAGTCCTGCACGGGCATCTCGAACACCGGGGCTCCGTCGATCTCCCCTCGCTGCGTGGCCTTCGCCGAGGCCGCCAGGGCTCCGACCTCCTCCTCCGCCTCTCGGGCGTCCAGGTGGGGCGCTCGGCGCACCTGCGGGTGGACCCCCTGCAAGGCCGACCCCTGGTCCACCGGCTGCTGCCCGGCGGCAGATCGCCGACGCATCTCCAGCAGGCGGTTGTGCTCGGCGTCCAGGGCCGCGTCCAGGTTGTCGTCGTCGTCCATGTTGATGAACGACGAGTCCGCCGGGGGCGTGGCGGGCCGCGTCTGTGCCGGGGCGGGCCGTGCAGGCCGGGGCTGCCGCTCCGGCGGGGGCGGGGCCGACGACGGGCTGATGGGGCCGGTGCGGCGAGCTGCGGCCGGGAGAGCCTGCTCGGGGTTGATGACCGGCTCGTCCGGGTCCACCTCGGGCTGCGGCGGAGCCTCGGGCTCCTGGTCGTCCGCCTTCGCGAGCGCGGCCACCTTGTCGGAGAACTTCGCCTGCTCGGCCGCCTTGCTCTGCTCCAACTGCGCCTGAAGGTCTTCCATGCGCTTCTGGAGCCGCTCGATCTCGGCCGGGATGCTGGACGGCTCGTACTCGATCTGCTTCTCGGCCTCCGCCTCGGTCTTCGTGACCAGGTCGTTGAACTTGGCGAAGACGGCGGTCAGGGCGGCCCGGCTCCAGCGGGAGAGGAGCTGCCGCATGGCCTTGTACTTCTGGATCTTGATGGGGACGCCCGTGTCGAGCTTCTCGCCCGTCTCGACGTACTCGACGCCCCGGAAGCTCGTCTCGCCGACCGCGATGACCGCGTGGGACAGGCAGCCGATGCGGAAGCGGTCGAGGTAGTCCACGGCCGAGTGCTCGCCCTGGTCGGACTCGTTGAGGGCTCCGGCGGCGTACTTCTGCGCCTCCACCTCCTCCGAGGGCAGGAGCACCCGGATGGTGATGGTCGTCGAACCAGCGTCGAACGTGAGTTCGCCCTGTCCGATCTCGGCGATGGGAGCAAGTGCCTGCTCCAGGGCCTTGAAGTCGATCTGCATCTGCACGTTCCCCTACTGGTCGGGAAACAGCAGTGGCGGCGCTGGACAGGTCAAGCGGTCGTGATCAGGCCGTATCCGTCGTCAGCACATCGAGCCATCCCGCTGGGGGAGGAGTACAGAGCAAGCAGAGGGTCGTCACATTCGTCGAGTAGTCCGTCGCGGGCCACCGGCTGTTTCCGTGGTCACATGAACCATCGCCCCCACATGGGGACGAGGCAGTCGTCTACATCCTACCCAGCCCGGCTACTGCTTCCGGGCGGCTCGGTCAGCTCACGAAGGGCGAGATCGGGCTGCCGCCCGTGATGTCGCCGCCCGTCTGCGCGACCTGGAAGTTCGGGTCGGACTCGCCGAAGCGGATGGAGCCGAGCTGCCCGATGGTCGGGTCGTTGCCGGTGGCGAGGAACTCGCCGTACATGGAGGCGAAGTCGTGAACGTCGCTGACGGTCACGTCGCCGGACTCCATGATCATCCCGCTGTCCTTGGCGAAGGTCGCGGACCAGGACGTGAACCAGCACGCCTCGTAGATGGTGATGATGGCGCTGTGGCCTCGGGCGTTCTTCGGGGCCTTGCCCGCTCCGCCGCTGCCGGTCCCCGTCGCCGGGTTCCCCGCCGGGCCGAAGTCGTTGGTGACCTCGGGGTACTCGATGCGAGCGACGCCGCCGTCGAAGGAGCCCGCGTCGCCGCTGTGCCCGGTGTTCGCCTGGCCGAGGTCGATGTCCGCCAGGCTGGAGAACACGAGCTGCTGCTCGATGTCGAAGGGCCAGCGGTGGTGGGCCAGCGAGCGCACGGGGCCGTCCACGCCGGAGGCGTAGCCCGTCGCCTGCCAGAGGTTGCACAGGTAGAGCAGCGCCCGCTCGAACGAGCCGGTCGTCGGCTCGGTCACGCTCGGGACCAGCTCGGCGACCTGGTCGCCGAAGCCGATGCCGCGCACCGGCTCGACCGTGCGGCTCTGCGACGGGTTGAAGCTGGAGACGACGCCCATCTGGTGCATCGCTGCCGCCGACCCGTAGTGCGGCGTCAGCAGACGAACCTTCTGGCTCACCGCCGTCCTGGTGTTGGGGCTCGTCCCGAAGTTGTAGAGGTACGAGCTGCCGCCCAGGCCGTTCGCGGGGCCGTTGTCCATGTTCGCCATGAGAGGTCCTCCGTGCGGGCGATCAATGCCGTCTCGCTCACTACCTGCGGCGTATAGAAGCCCTAGCGAAAACGAAAATGGACTTGATTTTGGGGGCGAAGTACGCTGGTCAGGTGAACAAGCGGCTCACCAGCGACCAGGCACAGGCCATCATCGACCGGGCAGCCGAGGGCGAGCTTCAGAAGGATCTGGCCGCCGAGTTCGGTGTCAGCCCGAGCGCGATCTCGAACATCGTCAAGGGGAAGGCCTGGCCGGATCTCGACCGGCCCGACCCACCTGCGGTTCGAGTTCGAGGGGCGAAGCTCAAGGCCGAGGACATCCCCACCATCCTCGCCCGCCTGGCGACCGAGAAGCCCTCCTCCGTGGCTCGGGACTACGGGGTCACCCGCCAGGCCATCGCCGACATCGGCCGGGGGAAGACCTGGTCACACATCCCACGGCCGGAGCCGACCCGCCGTCGCCGGAAGGTGTGGGAGAGCTAGTAGGCGTTCAGCTTCCAGATGCGCTCGAACTCCTTCTGGAACGCCCGCACGGCGTACTTCAGCCGGATGATCACGAAGTTCTCGGCGTTGTGCTTGTCCGCGTTCTTCGACCAGTTGAACGAGCCGGTGATCACGGCGGAGGAGTCGCCGATGCACACCTTGTGGTGCATCGCCCCGGCCTGCGTGTCCTTGCGGACATCGACGCCCATCACCTTGAGCTTCTCGTCGTCCGACCCCTTGTTCGTGGACATGAGGTGGTCGGTGATGACGCGGACCTTCACCCCGCGCTTGTGCGCTCGGGCGATGGCCTCGGCGATCTCGTCGTGCGTGATGGCGTAGACCGCGATGTCCAGGGTGGATTCGCAGTGGTCGATGAAGCCGATGATCTGGTCGGCAGCCCCCTGGCGGGGGGAGAAGTACGTCGAGACGTGGGGCCTGCGGGCCATGAGGAACCTCCTGCGGGGATTGGGATCTTGACCCTACCCCGCAGGAGGCTCCAGCTCGTCAGATGGACGCGCGGATGGTCGGCCAGGGGTCGTCGGAGGCGAACAGGGCCTCGTAGTCGGCCTGCTTGCCCTTGAGCCGCTCGGGCTTCCGGGCCGCCAGGATGGCCTTGCGGACCGCGACCGACTGGCCGTTGACCGCCTCCTTGTTGGCGGCGAGGAAGTTCGCCATCCGGTCGAGGTGCTGCTCGTAGACGCCGGGCATCTCCTTCGCCGCCGCCGCGACCACCAGCATCAGGATGGTGGTGTTGAGCACCCGCTCCTCGATGGTGTCGCCGATGACGCCGCCGTCCGCCGCGAGCCCCGCCACGTCCACCAGCAGGTTGCCGCTGAAGGTGAAGGACAGGTCGAAGTCGTCCACCGAGGAGGCGAAGGCCGACACCGCCGCCACGGGGATCGCCTCGTGCTCCCGGTTCAGGTCCCCGCCGAACGACAGGCTGCGGGAGCCGCCGCCCTTCATCATGCTGCCGCCGCGCGTCGTCTCGAAGCTGCCGAAGCCCAGGGAGGCGTCCGCCGACATCGAGTACATGGCCGCCGAGGGGCGGCTCCGGGTGACGCTCCGGCGGATGCCCCGCGAGGCGAAGCCGCCCGCCACGGGAGCCGTCTGGCCGAGGATCGAGGCGTAGTTGACCGACACCGGGAAGACGCCCGCCGGGTCCTGCCCCTCGGGGGTGCCGACCGAGACGACCTTCTGCTCGGGCGTGATGCCCGCCTGGTCGCCGATGCGCTCGACGACCGTGACCAGGCTCATCACCCGGCTGGCGAGGCCGAAGCCCTCGGAGACCGCGACCATCTTCTGCTCGACGCGGTCGCGGGTCGGGGTGCCCGCCCCGGCCATGTCCATCTTCGAGGAGAGGTCACGTCGAACTTCACCGAGTCCGAGCCGAAGTGGACGATGCCGAACTCGTCGTCCGGCTGGAGGACCGACAGGCAGGCCAGGAGCGCCTGCTTCGCCTTCTCGATGGGCGCACCGTGCATCGAGCCGGAGCGGTCGATCAGGAAGCACACCCGGCGGGGCTGCCGCTTCACCTTCGGGAAGGCGGAGGAGGGCAGGAAGGCGGTCCAGCGGGCCGCGTCCTTGGGCACCACCGGCTCGTCACCCGTCGCCGTGGCCCCGAGCAGGGTCGCGTCGCCGAAGATGAGCGCCTGCGCCTCGGGCACCTCCACGTCGATCACCAGGTCGCGGTTCGGCGTGTCGTTCATCCCGGCGAGGCTCACCAGCTTGCTGCCGTCCGCCTGCGGAGCGACCTTGATGCGGTGGCTCGGGGAGGAGACGGTCGCCAGGTCGGTGCCGCCGAAGCACGTCAGGTTGAAGGTCACCTCGTGCAGCCCGAAGCCGCTGTTCTTCCACTCGGGCAGCACCAGGTCGCCGAAGATGTCCGAGGGCAGCTCGATGGAGCCCCCGTCCTCGGACGCCGACGCCTTCGCCTGCGGGTGGTAGTTGGGGGCCAGGGTGAAGGGGTAGCGGAAGCGGAAGCCCTTGTCCTTGGTGTCCACGCCGACGACCACGTCCATGATGACGCTGATCTCCTCGTCGGGCTGCACCTGGCCGACCGTCAGGTTGACCATGCCGTCGATGTTCGTCTCGGCGAGCACCGACAGGTGCCCGGCCGCCACGCCCGTCTCGTACTCCTTGCGGGCCTTGTCGCGCTTCTCCAGCCGGGACTCCGACTCGAAGTTCTCGCCGATGACCTTGAAGCGGCGGAGCGTGCCGCCGGTCGGGAGCTGCGAGACGTACACGGCCTCCATCGGTCGCGTGCCGAGGCACCGGAAGCGGTGGATGACGCGCACGAAGCTGCCGATGGGGTAGACCCGGCCGGTGACTTCGAGGCTCTGCATCGCCAGGTCGATCTGCTGGCCGGTGCTCGTGTCGATCAGGGTGTTCACTGCGTGGGCGTTCATCTTCATGCTCCCTCGGACGAATCCGGGCTCTCGTTGGGGTCCTGAACCGCTCGGACGAACGAGATCAGGGCGCGGTCGATCTTGTGCCTCCGCCAGGGCGGGACATCCGAGCGCACCATCACGGCCACGTCGGGCGTGGGCTGGATGATGAGCCAGGGCTGCGGAACGGGCAGGCTCGGGTCCAGCTCGCCACGCTCTTCCATCTGGACCCGGATGTGGTCGAGCGTCAGCCCGGCCTCCTTCAGCTCCTTGACGGTGTTGAGGGCGTCGAGGTGAACCCGGCCGTAGGTCGCGTCGCGACCCGCCTTGAGCGGCGGCGGCAGTAGCTTCTTGCTGATGTAGTGGCGAATGGTCCGGGCACTGAAGCCCGTCCGGTCTGCCAACTCCAACAGCGTGTAGGTCTCTCCACTCATGCGGAGGAAGCTACGGCAAGAATCCGACAGTGTCAAGTGGGTGTCGCGTTTTCTGTGGGGGTCCACCCCGAGCCCCAGCGGGTAGGCGGGCTGAACGCCGAACGGAGACACGACATGGCCGTCAACGCCCGCACCTTCCAGATCCTCTACATCGTCCGGCAGCGGGCGGTCGCCGACCAGACCACCAGCTCCGGCGAGATCAGCGAGTTCATCGCCGACCGCCGGAAGTCCGCCCCCGAGTCCTACGGCAAGGCGTACATCGCCCCCTCGGCCCTCACGCAGATGCTCCAGCGGATGACCACCGTGGAGCACCTGCTGACGGTGGACGACGGGGTCTACGAGTTCACGCCGCAGGGGTCGCAGATGGCGGACCTCCTGGTGGACGTGGACGCCTGCTCGGACCTGTTCATCGACTCCTACAAGGAGGCGGTCTGCCTCGCGGTGCTCCAGCAGCGGCAGCGGCTCGGGCAGCCCCCGGCCAACCCCCGTGAGGTGGCCGCCATCGCGAACATCTCGCTGGACTCCGCCCGTCGCGGCCTGACCGCCCTCGCCGAGCACGACAAGATCGTCGAGGACCGCTCGTCCCGCACGCCGGTCTACGCCATGCCGGACCCCCCGGCCCCGCCCGTCCTGGTCCCCGACCCCGAGGACGAGGTGCCCGGAGCCCCCGGCATCACGGAGGCGGACATCGAGAACGCGGCCCGCCTACCGGACGCGGTGGCCCCGGACGAGATCGCCGCCGCCCTGGCGGGCATCGACGAGGACGACGACGACTGGCTCAACAAGCAGCCTGCGGACACGACCGACATGGGGGACGAGCTGCCCCTGCTCCCCGTGGACCTCGGCAAGGTGCTGGGGGATGACGACGAAGAGGAGGGGGACGACGAGCCCGTGCCCGATGCCGACCCCTTCCAGTTCGTGCCGCCGCGTGCGGAGGATGAGCCAGAAGAAGAGGAAGAAGGCGACACGAAGGCCGACCCCTACGACTGGAACGCGGTCTCAGATGCGGTTCGGGAAGGGGTCCTCATCCAGGCCAAGGCTACCGGGATGTCCCTGAACGAGTTCCTCGACACCCTGAACCGGCTGCACGAGGCCAAGGTCCGCGAGGCCCTGTTCGAGGGCTTCGACCGCGCGGACCTCACCCTCCAGTTGTGCTGTCCCGAAGGCTGCTAGTGGCCGTAGGCTCCGCCCGTCTGTGACTTGGGCTTGCCGTCCCACTTGTAGGCGGAGGCGTAGCTGTTCAGGTTGACGTAGGCCCGCCCCTGGTACTCCTTGAGCTTCTTGCGAAGCTCCGGCCCCGCCATCGAGTTCGGGATGGGCATCACCTTCTCCTGCGGCTGCCCCTTCCCACCGACGATCTTCTTCTGGATCTTCTTGAGCTTCACCATCGTCCGGGTCGTGCCCGTCACCTGATAGAAGTCGATGTTCGTCTGGTCGTAGCCCCAGGACGAGTAGAAGATGTCGCCGACGATGACGGCTGAAGCCTGCTTCTGCGAGGCCAGCCGGTAGTTCTTGACGATGGCCCCCATACCGCCGTGGCTGAGGCTGATGTAGCCGCCCTCCCGCTTGAACAGGATGAACTTCGCCCCGCCCTTGTGCGGCTTGCCGTCGATGATGGGGAACAGGCGGATGGAGTACACGTCGTACTTCTTCGAGTAGGTCTTGCGGCCCACCTCGAACTCGGCCATCCCGTCGTCGTTCGTGAAGACGTAGCTCGTGGACAGGCCGAACCAGATCCGCTGGCGAGGACGCAGCGAGTCGTACTCGCGCTCCGACAGCATCGCCGCCTGCTTCGAGGCAGCCAGGCGGACAAGACGCGGGGTCTTGCTGCCGCCGAACCGCTGGAAGTCGTACTCCTCCGCGATCAGCTTGCCGTAGCGGCCGAAGTTGACGAGCACGGTGTCGCCGTCGTAGGCCCCCATCCCCATCTGGTCGAGCAGCCCGGCAGAGGGCATCCCCGCCTCGACCACTTCGAGGACCGTGCCGATGGTCCCGGCAGGCACCTTCACGCTGCTGCCATTCTCCTTGTCGAACGGCGTGTCCACCGTGACTTTGACCTTCTGCCCTCTGCGGGGCAGGCCTCGGGCCTCTTTGTCGAAGGGCACGCCCGCCTGACGGCAGAGGTGCGCCTGGGCCACCCGGTCGATGTGCCGCATGATGTGCTCGGGCACGTACCGGGGCATCTCGCCCTCGGCCGCCAGCACCGGGACGAGCATCGGCCGCAGCTCGGGCACCTCGTTCGCCAGCTTCTTGAGTTCCTGTCGCAAGGGCGTCGTCATCGAGGGCCTCCACTGGTCCTACCTTCCGGCCCGGATAGACAAAAAAACGGGGGCTCAACCTGGCCCGGTCGAGGGTGGTTGTGGGGAAGGAGGCGTATGCCCGGCAACGAACTATTCGGCGACCTCGCCCTCGAACTCGCGAAGGAAGACGGCGGCCCGCAGGGCGTCGCCCAGGCCGTGGACTTCGCGCAGAAGTTCGCCGAGGGTCAGATCCCCGACAACGCGGAGTTCCGCAAGGCTCTGGGCCTGTGGGGCATCGAGGTGCTCGGCGAGGGGCAGGGCATCACCAAGCTCGTCGGCCGCGAGCCGACGATGCGGGTCAAGCTCCCCGAGGGCTGGGTCGCCAAGCGGCACGGCGGGGGCGGGCACAACGGCCTGTTCGACGACCAGGGCCGCCAGCGGCTCTGGTGGCACATCCACGGGTGGGAGCCGATCTCGTACCGCACCAACGCCCGCTACATCATTCGCGAGACCGACGTAGGCCCCAAGCACGCGGTCGCGCAGGTGCTCGACGGCGGCACCCCGGTTCACGCCGTCCCCTTCGAGTACCCCACGAGCCGCGACGACATCCGCACCTACGGGGACGACGTGCCGACGCGCTACTACCTCGACTGGGACGCCCTCCCCGAGGACCAGCGGGAGTCCCTCAACAGGGCGAACAACGCCGCCAACCACGAGGCGAAGAACGCGGCCCGAGCCTGGCTCGACGAGAACCGGCCGGGCTGGAGGGACACCGCGAAGTCCTGGCTGGTGGAAGGCCCCTGATGGAGCAGAAGCACTTCATCGCCGACATCGACGAGATGATCGCCGGGCTGGAGGCCCGACGACAGCGGAACATCGAGGCGGTGAAGGCGATGGGCCGGGAGTTGACCCCGGCGGAAGACGCCCGGTTCGAGGTGGGCTGGGGGATGCTCACCGACATGATCACCGACCTGACCAAGCTGCGCGATGGCTGGAGGGACGGCCACCCCATGTACCGCAAGACCGAGAAGATGCTGGAGGCAACCGAATGATCCGCGTACAGGCCCCGGCCGACATCCCCGAGGGGCCGCACTTCGCGGTCCACGTCTACAAGAGCAACAGCGTCCACGTCCCCGGCGACGAGCGGAGCCGCACCCACCCAGGGCACGGTTACCCCGCGCACACGGCCACCAACGAGACCTTCGAGCACTGGGTGACCACCGACGAGGCGGCCCTCAACGCGAAGGTGGCTGAACTCTCGAAGGTCCCGAAGCACAGCTACGGCTGGAAGCAGCCCGTCTTCGCGGTCCTGAAGGTCGAGCGCAAGCTGACCGTGACGACCACGACGACCGTGGGCATCAAGTAGCCGCCGTGCGATTCCTCACCGTCTTCCTCAAGGACGGGGACACCACCCGGCGGATGGATGTCAACAGCGAGTACCGCGTCGGCGACCTGCTGACGCAGACGGACTTCGAGTTGCTCCGCAGCGGGGAGATCCTCGTCGTGCAGGGGGCCGCCATCTGCATGAGCGAGTCGCACCTGAGCGACAACGGCACCTTCGAGATTCTCCGTGACCCCGACGCCATCAAGGCCCGCGTCCAGGGGATGTTCAAGGTGCCCTCATGCTCGTCGTGAAGATCGAAATCTGGCCCCTCGGCCACGAGGACCAGGCGGAGGAGATCGGCCGGATGCTGATCCACAACCGGGGCGACCACAAGAACCGGCCCCGACGCGGCAACTACGGCGTCCGCCTGATGCGCAAGGGGGCCGCCAGGACCGTCCAGCGCACCGCCGAGGTGCTGGACTACCCCCGGCTCTCGTACCCCGTCTGGAAGCTCGTCAGACGCGCCCTCGAAGCCCTGGACGTGTAGGGCTCAAGACCCCGAGCCCGCAGGTGGTAGCTGTATGGACAAGGAGCCCCACATCTGGACCCTGATGGGGTCCGGCCATCGCGTGACGACGTGCTACGAGCGCCCGCTCGCACGAGTGATGCACGAGGGCCAGGAGTACATCACCACCGACCGGCTCTCCTGCTACGTGTCCCATCCGCTGCTCGACCTGTTCACAGGCACCGTCGAGGAGGTCTGGCTGACGCAGGAGCAGATGAGGGGGTTCGATCAGCCCACCTACCGAGACGACGAGCCACACCCCCGGACGTTCGACCTGCCCGAGATCGGCCTGCCCGACCGCGCAACGGAGCGGAAGATCGGGCAGACGACGGGGCGGTTGGAGGGCCACAGCGCCCCCAACAGCCTGCACCGCATCGTGCAGGACAACGGGGGGCCACTGGTGGTCCGGGGACATCACCGAGCCGAGCATCCGCCCCTACTGGATCAAGCCCGCCAGGAAAGGCCGGACCCTGTTCCGGCCTCGACTCCAGTTCGTGATGCCGCATCTGCGCTACCTGAACTGCGTGGGCGACGACGAAGTCTGGGTCCAGCCCTGGGGCCGGTCCGACCGCAAGGACCGGGTGACCGTCTGCACCCACAAGGTCCGCAAGGTCATCGAGGACCTCGGCATGTGGGGCCACTACTACCCCAAGGGTGAGGCCCGGTTCGACGAAGATCTGGCCCGCCAGGAGTGCCTGGCCCGCAAGAACGAGCTGGTGACCACGATGCTCGCCGATGGCACGGCAGCCATCGAGGAGCGCAAGGAACTCCGGCTGGAGAACGACCGGCTCACCCAGGAGCGGCTGGCGGCAGAGAGGCGGATGCAGGCCGCCGAGAAGTCCCTGAAGGAGATGGTGGCGCGTGTGCCCGACGACGTGGAGCAGGCCCTCACCGAACTCCGCAGGGAGCGCGACGAGGCCCTGGAGGCCGCCAGGAAGGCCGATGAGACGCTGGAGACGGCCCGCCGGGAGAACACCGGCTGGGACTGGAGCCGGTTCCTGGGAGGCGACGACGAGGACTGACGCCCCGGCGGCTCAAGAACCGCCGGGGCTGGTCAGGGTCTACAGGCTCGCCCGCAGGTGGAACCGCAGGACGATGTAGAGCAGCGGGAAGACCGGCTGGTAGAAGGCCTCGACGTTGGCGACCGTGGGGTCGTCGGCGTCGGGGGTGGCCTTCAGGCCGGTGTAGATCGCGATGATCTGCTGCTTCACGAGCGTCTGCATCATCTTCGCGAGCCGCCCCTCGACCTGCGAGAGGATGCCGGGCAGGAACTTCAGCCCGATGAACGGGTCGAGCGTGGCCCGGCTCTGCTGCTGGACGTGATCCGCGATGAGCCGGACGGTCGGCGTCTTCGTCAGGATGTTCGTCATGTCGGTCGTCAGACCGTGACGCACCCGGATGAAGGGGGGCTTGTCGTCCAGCACCGTGATGCCCGCGACGGCGAGCTGGTTCTGCTGCACCGCGTCGAGGGTCCGGGCGAGCTGGCTCGGGCCGACGAGCTTCCGCCGCGTCCACGGGGACGCCACGTCGTAGTTCGGCGACACGACCGAGCCGACCATCATGGCGGCCAGCATCGGGCCGTCGATCAGGTGCTCCTTGCTCGTCCCGTTGTCGTCCTCGATGTCGATGAGGGCCATGTCCGGGTAGACCAGGCGCATCCGGTCGCTGGAGAGGACCCCCGCGAGCGTCTTCGCCTGCTCCTCCGTCGAGCCCGCCGACATGCCGATGACCGACGTGCGCTCGCTCCGGTAGCGGATGGACGACTGGATGTCGTTGGACCGCGAGAGGAGCTGGTAGAGCTGCGTCGAGCTGCCGAGCAGCGGGGTGATGAGGTCCGGCTCGATGTGGCCGGGCAGCACGCCCTCCAGCTCGGTGACGGCCGACACGTAGGTCGTCACGTCGGCGAAGTTGCTGCCCTCGGCCCTCGGCACCTGCTTGATGCCGACCAGGACCGCCCCGTTGATCATCGCCAGGTAGGCCGCCAGCGACACCGGGTTCTCCGGGTGGATGGAGCCGTAGGCCGCGATGATGGACGACATGCGGGTGAAGAAGGCCGTCGTGAAGTCCTGCTTCTGGTAGACGTAGCTGGCGTAGTAGAGGTCCCCGATGGCGGGCTCCTCGCCCCCACGCGGGTACGTCGTCACGGTCGCCGTGTCCCCCACGCCCACGTCGGACGTGTTCGCCACCTTCAGCTCGATGCCGGGGATGGACCGGATGGGCAGGTTGGCGTCGGTCGTGACCGTCTTGCTCACCCGGAACAGGAACGTCGCCGCGTCCGGGTAGGCGATCCACGGCCCGGCCGAGTTGTCGTGCCAGCCGCGCGGCAGGATGGTGAAGGTCAGGCCCGTCACCGCGTCGCGGTAGGTCTGGCCGATGGTGCCGTCCTGCCCCGTGCCCGCGTTCAGGATCGAGGTGTCCGCCGAGCCGGAGCCGTTCACCGCGTCCGAGGACGTGACGAAGAACCCGTTGATCCCGGCCTCACCCGCCGAGCCGTTGCTGTCCAGCTCGTCGATGCCCGTCCCGACGAACAGCCAGGAGCGGGTCGTCGCGTCGAGCAGGGTGATGGTGGAGCCGGTGCCGTAGTCGGTGGCCGCCGGTCCCGCCGAGATGATGTGCAGGTACTTCCGCGACGCGGCGTCCGTCACCACCTTGGCGAGCGCCTGGCCCGCGAACTCCGTCGCCGCTCCGCCGATGGAGGAGAAGTCGTGGAGGAAGTTCGACAGGCTGCCCGGCTCGCGGTGCGAGTTGAGGGCCGAGGCCAGCAGCTCCGCCGTCACCAGCACCCGAGCCGCCACCGTGCCCTCGGTCAGGCCGAGCAGCGTGTTGGCCGACCCGGCACCCACCTCGACGCGGTGCGTCTCGTGGAAGCCCTGGCTGGTGATGCGGAAGCCCGCACCCTCGGCCTGGACGATGCCCGCCGCCTGGACCGCCCCCAGGTTCCCGAAGGGGGCACCCGGCAGGTTGGCGATGGCCGTCTGGATCTGGAGGATGATGCGGTTGCCCGCCCCCGCCGCGATGCCGAGGATGTTCACCGTCCCCGCCGCAGCAGCCGCGAACTCGACCCGCACCGGCTCACCGTCGAGGGTGAACTCCAGCACGTTGTTGGCCGCCTGCGCGCCCGTGCCGTCGAAGAAGGTGACCTGCGGCTCGCCCACGGCGTCGGTGCCGCCCGCGAAGCCGACCCGGCCGAGGACGGAGGCCGCCAGGACCGTGCCGCCGTGACCGGCCTCGCCGTACTCGGCGTTGCTGATCCCGGCCTTCGTGTTGCCCGAGCCCGCCCCGACGAGGAGCTGGCACTGGTCCACCGCGTCGTGCGCCGTGACGGACACGCCGCCCGGCTGGAGCCGGTTGCGGAGGACCAGGCGGTCGTAGTTGAACGTGCCGGTCGCGGCGGGCACCTGGAGGCGGTAGCCCCGCGCGATGCCCACGTCGGAGCCGACGCCGCCGTTCGGCCCGCTGATGAGCTTGGCCTGCTGACCGGCCGCCCCCGCCACGTCGAACCCGGCGAGGACACCGAGGTCGTCCGCCGCCGCGCCCTGCGCCACGATCTCCAGGTAGGCCGCCTGGTCCAGGGGACCGGGCTGGAACTGCACCTGGAGGCGACCGTCGCCGTCCGCCGAGAAGATGAAGTCCGTGCCGAGGTTGGCCGCCGCCAGCGTCGCCACCGCCGACGCCGCCGCCGGGCCGATGAGGAACGTGTGGCCGCCGACCGGGGCTCCCCGGAAGGCCTCGTTGAGGTCCGTCGCCAGGTCGGTGACCGAGCTGTGCAGGGCCGCCACGGTGGCGCTCAGGGAGACCGCCGCCTGGGTGTCGCCGAGGATGCGAACGGTGATGGTGTCGAAGCCCGCACCACCGGCCAGGTCCACCGGGCCGTTGAAGCGCGTCGCGCCCTTCAGGACCGGCATCGTGTCCGGGTTGTAGAGCTTGTAGGGGTCGGCCAGGACGAAGGCGTTCACGCCGTCGATGGCCGCCGTCAGGGTGACGACGCCCGTGGTCCCGTTGTAGTCGAGGACCTCGCCGACCGAGCCCGCCGTGATGGCCGTCGCCCCGTTGCCGACGACGACGAGCCAGCCGTTGTAGTAGTCGTCGATGGGCACGCGGTAGGTCGCGTCCAGCTCGAAGGTCGTCGTCGCCGGGGCAGCCGCGCCCGCGACGCCGACGTGGCCGTCCGCCGCCTCGTTGATGGCCGCCGCGATGTCCGCGACCGTGGTGTTCGCCACGGCCGGGACGGTGGCGGTGATCTCCACCCCGTCCACGGTGAGGATGATCTGCTCGGCACCCGCCGTGAAGTCGGCCACGTCGAAGTCGGTGCCGTCCGGGTACTCCAGCGGCTCGCCGACGAAGTGGGCCATGACGCCCGCCGCACCACCGGAGATGGTGTCGAGGTCGGTGCCCGCCGCCGGGAGGACCGTGTCGCCGTTGATGGTCATCGCCACCAGGTCGGACTCGGCGGGGATGAAGGCGTAGGGGGCCGGTCCGGCGACCGTGTACTTCGCCGGGGTGTCCGAGGTGTCCGAGAAGGTGACCGTGACCACCTCCTCCACCGGACCCTGGAAGGTCGTGCCGGAGCCGCCCTCGAAGTGCAGGTCCGGGGTCAGCTCGCTGCCGCTCGGGAACACGATGTCGATGCCGGTGAGGCCCGCCGACTTCGTGCTGTTGTCGAACGTCGGCGTGAACACGTCGTTGCTGCCGGAGTCCTGAATCGTGTAGGTCCCGACGCCGCTGACGCCGGGGATGACCACGGCCAGGGTGTAGGCCATGTCCACGATGAGGGAGTGGTAGAAGCTGGCGTAGACGCTCGCCCCGACCGGGACGGGCTCGCGCAGCGTGACCACGCTCCCCTCGACCTTGACGGCGTCCACCTTGCCCCGTGCCAGGGCGTCGTCCACCGAGAAGCCCCAGTAGACATCGACCACGTCGGGCCGGTTCACCGGGACGCCGATGCGGTCGTTGGCGACGCTCTGGAAGAGGCTCTGCCCGAGGCTCGTCGAGCGGCCGTTGCCGAGGGTCGGGTTCAGCGGGAGCTGGAACTCGGTCGCGCTCGCGGCACCCTGCGACGACACGACGGCCGTGCAGGGGGACATGAAGGTGCGGTTGTCGATCAGGGTCGGGGTGATCTGCGTGTCGTCGAACAGCTCGGAGCCGGTCGTCGTGATGCCGCTGGCGACCAGGGCCGCCGTGCCCCACATGACCCGGTCGTTCTCCAGCACGAAGTCCGCGCCCTGGATGTACTGGCTGCCGCCCGGCACGTCGCCGACGCGGGTGAGGCTCGTCACGTTGACGTGCGCCAGGTGGTCGTAGGTGTCCTGCCAGGTGTTGAACCAGTAGGTCACCGTCACCGTCGCACCGGCCACCGGGGCCTGCGTCAGGGTGATGGCCCGCGTCGCGCCGTCCACGCTCTCGGGGATGACCTGCGTGCCGTCCACCTTCACCGTGACGTGGCTCGGGTCGGTCGTCGTGACGCCGCCGTTGGTGCCGTCCACGATGGGGCCGTTGAAGGTGTAGAAGGTCTTGCGGCGGGTGCTCGTGCTCCCGGCCACCAGGCCGAGCAGCGCGTTCGCCGTGCCGTCGAGGACCGTCAGGTCGTGGTCGGCGTTGAGCGACAGGGTGCTCTCGCCGTGGTTGTTGACGAAGGTCGCGCCCGTCAGCGTCCCGATGCCCGCACCGGAGATCACGTTCGCGATCTGCTGCATCGTGTAGTCGGACTTGGGCGTCAGCGTCAGCGTGGTCTGCGTGCCGTCCACGACGAGGTTCAGCACGTTGTTCGCCGGGACGACCACCTGGCCGTTGGGGCCGAGGGTGTCCGCGTGGATGTCGAGGGTCGTGGTCCCCGGCGTCGGGGCGTTCACGTCCTTGATGCCGACGCTGGCCCGGATGATGGCCGCCTCGGCCGTCACCTGGTCGGACACGTCGTCCGTGACGAGGGTGTCCTCGCGGTTGAAGAAGTAGCTGACCCGGACCAGGTCGCCGAGCTTCGGAGCCGTCGCCAGCTCGATGATGCCGGTCGCACCCGTCACCGACAGGACCACGATGGGCAGCCCGTTGATGGTGACGCTCACGTCGCTGCGGCTGTTGCTGGTCGTGCCCCGACCCGTGCCGTCCACGATGGGCAGGTTCCGCACCTGCACCTTCGTCAGCGTGCCGTCGAAGTTGCCCCGCGTCACCGCCCCGGTCGCCGAGACGCTGACCACCGAGCGGCCGGTCATGTCCTCGCCGACGATCCGCTGGTCCACCGTGGCGGAGGAGCCGCGCACGACCTCCAGGTCGGTCTGCGAGAGGTACTCGTTGCCCTCACCGATGAGGACCGGGACCTTCAGGGACTCGATGGCCCCGATGAGCGGGTTCTCGAAGTCCGTCTCGGTGTAGACGTTGGGGGGAGCGTAGTTCAGTCCGGGGAAAGCCATCAGGGCACCTCACGAGTTGGTCCACGGGGTTCGAGCATCCGGCTGTCCGCATCGAATCCATCCGCCCCTTCAAGGGGGGAGGCAGATCTCCCGAAGGAGAGCACCAGCTAGTGATCCATCCAGTCGTTCATCCCCATCGTGACCATCTCCCCGCAGGGAGAGGAGGTGCCCAGGCGTCGTCCCGAAGAACTCGCCCTTCGCTGTAACTGCTGCGGGATAGCCTAACTAACGGCTGTCCCGCTTCCACTCGCCCGCCTTCTCGTGGATCTTCTGTGCTCGGTCGTGGACTGCACGCTCCTCCGGCTTGAGCACGCCGTAGCTGCCGTCCGGCCGCTTCGAGAGGTCCTTGCCGGTGACCCCCTCGGCGGCCATGACCTCTTCCTTCTGCCGCTTCCGGCCCTCGGCGACATCCCACCCCTGGCGGGAGGACTGGCCGATCACGCGATCGATGTGCGTGTCCAGGTCGTGGATGCCGGTGTTCTGCGGGCCGGGGCCGTCCACGTTCTTGTTGAAGTGCCCGGCCACCGTCGAAGGCGGCATCGGAGGGGCGTCCTCGCCACAGTCCGGGCACTCCTTCGGCTTCCGCCGGTCGGCGACAGGCGCACGCCCGTCGAAGCGCACGCCACAGGCGCACTGGTACTCGTAGGTGGGCATCAGCAGAACCTCCCGACGAGCATCTTCCGGCCTTCCGGGGTGCGGATGAGCCCACGAAGGGTCGGCTCCGTCTGCACCTCCAGTTCCTCGACCGACAGCGGCGGCCCGAGAGCTTCGTCGATGGTGTGGGAGAGCGCGTTCAGGTTGATGAGGTGGTGCTTCTCATCGGTGTGGTCGATGAACCCGATGCTCCGCCTCACCGTCTCGTCGGCGGAGACGAGTTCGTGCCCCCGGCAGGCTTCGAGCTGGTCGAACCAGGACTTCGCCGTCTTGTGTCGTACTTCTTCCATCGGGTCCTACTTGATCATCGGGAAGGTGCCTGCCTTGCCCGACCAGAAGGGGTCCTGCACGGCCTGGACACCAAGGTCTTCCAGTGCCTTGATGTTACCGTCCTCCCCCCGAAGTTCATCATCGGACAGGGCCTCGATCTCCGCTGCCTGCTCCCGCGTCAGCGGAGCGGCCTGCCGGAGCCAGCCGTCGATGGGGACGTGAAGGGACCAGTCGGTCTGGCAGGTGATCGAGAAGTTCGCGTTGTAGAAGTAGTCGTCGCCGTTCTCGTCGTACACCTCCTCCGACTCCCCGCCCAGCGAGACATCGGTGATCTCGATGCCCTGGTGGGACAGGTGGGATCGGAGGACGCCCCACAGGTACACGACCGTCTGATCGACGATCTCCTGCTGCGAGTACACGTCGCGGCTCATCACGTCGCAGTCGAGCTGCAACTCCCACTTGCCGCCGTACTCCAGGGCCGCCGGGCGGCGGATGTCGTGGACCACGATGGCGAGCTGGTCACCGGCCTGTGCCCGGCGACCGAAGGCCAGCACCACGCCCGGCAGGGCGGTGTTGTTGGCGTGCATCTCGGTGATGGGGTACGGCCCCTGCGACTCCAGCGGGTAGCGGTAGTCGGCCTGCAACCACCGCCCACCCGTCAGCGGCCTCGCCAGGGTGATGCCCCCGGTGAGCTGCTCGCCTCCGGCGTCGGTGTCCAGGGTGTAGCCCACCCCCTCGGTCATGCGGAAGCCGGAGGGCTGCTCGAACAGGCGGAGGCTGCCCGGCAGCGGGGCCTGCGCAAGCTGTGCCGTCGTATCGGTGAGCAGGGTGACCGGCTCGCGGACCACCTCGATGAGCGGGTCCACGTAGAAGACCAGGCTCCCGGCCTCCTCCACGATGTCGATGTAGTAGATGCCGGGGTCGGTCGGGAACAGGCCGCCGTTGTTCTGGACCGCGACGGCATCCTCGCGCACCCACTCCAGCGAGAGGCCGGGCTTGTTCTTGACCTTGGTGAGCAGGCAGTAGCTCTCGACGACGCCGACGTAGTTGTCGGCGGAGAGGTCCACCCGGTTGCCCGAGCCGGTCTTGATGATGATCCCGTGCTGCGGGCGCTCCTTGAAGCTGAACTTCCCCTGGATGTTCTCGACCAGGTCGTCGCGGTACTTCGGGTGGTAGGACCAGTAGCGACGCAGCTCTTCGATGAAGCGTCGCTTCAGCGCCTCGGTGAGCTGGAAGTACATGGCGTCGCCTCCACGGGGGTCTACCCTCCGCCGTCGATAGGCGAATCAGGGAGGGCCACCACGACAGGGGCCTCGTGGCAGGGGCAGTCGCAGAGGATCTCGACCCCCTCCAGCCGGTGCTCGGAGCCCGTGCAAGCGAAGGTCGTCTCGTTGTCCGCCTCGGAGGCGCAGACGAACCTGTAGTCCTTGCCCTGGTGCGGGACGGATCGTTCCGGGTCGCAGAGCCGAGCCCGGATCTGCATCAGTCGGTCTTCTTCCCGGTCAGCACGGTGACGGTGAGCTTGTCGGGCACCAGCTCGACCACGTTGCCCGCCCCGTCCGTCTTCTTGTGGACCTCGCGGCTCTGCTCGATGTGCAGCTCGTCGAAGTCGAACACCGTCTTCGGCACGTCCGGGTCGGCGAACTCGACGGTCACCCGTGCGCCCTGCGCGGGCCGCTCGTCCAGAAAAGAAACCTGCTCGAAGCCTTCGTCGCTCATTCCTCGTACTCCTGCATCGCCTGGACCAGCATCCCGAAGGCGACGGCGTTGAGGGGGTCCTTGGCCGCGCGGACTTCGCTGACCTCGATGGGGAACTTGCGCTTCTTCTTCCGCCAGACCTTGTTGAAGAGGTCGAGGAAGCTGCCCGCCTGGCTCGTGCCGCCGGAGACGATGATCGGGATCGGCTTCGGGAAGGTGTACTGCCCGGCCTTCGAGGCGAAGTGGGCCACGACCTGGTCGAGCGCGAACTCGATCATCGCCTTGTAGTACAGGGCGAGCGCCTCCTCCGGCTGCGTCTCGTGCGTCACCAGGTCGATGCCCGCCTCCTTGAGGGCGCACATCTGAGCCTGCGTCATGCCCACCGCCTGAGCGGCGTGCTTGTCGATCCAGTCCCCACCCCGCTGCACGGAGAAGGACAGCACCTCGGTCGTGTTCAGGGCCAGGGCCACGTTCGTCATGCCCGAGCCGAAGCTGAAGGACAGGCCGCTGAAGCCCTCGGGGGCGCACTCGGAGAAGATGATCGCCATCGCCTCGTTCGCGGGGAACGGGTCGAAGCCGCACTCCTCCACGATGCGCTCGAAGACGCCCCGGTGGTAGATGATGTCCCGGTCCGGCTGGTCCAGGGGCGGAGCGGGCACCGAGAAGTAGCAGACCTCGTCGGAGGTCGCGGGGTCGCCGAGCACGTTCTGGATGAGCAGCTTCAGCACGCCGAGGGCGTCCTGCTCGCTGGCGGAGATCAGGCCCCCGGCCAGCGGGCGTCGCGGATCGCCGCCGAAGACGTTCGCCATCTCCATCGCCGCGTCGCCGAGGATGAGCATGTCGTCCTCACGCTCGACGTAGCTCGTGTCCGAGAGCTTGAGCATCCGGCTCTTGCTCTTCGGCAAGGACATGAAGGCGTCGCGCATCCGCTTCGTCTCGATGCCGCTGGCGGCCCGGCGAGCGGAGACGATGTTCATCGTCCCGATGTCCAGCCCGACCCCGAAGGTCTGCTTCTTCTTCGCGCTCATTCCGGCTTCTCCGTGCGTCGTTTCTTACCAGCCCCACGGGCTGCCCGCAGAGCGGCTGCTGCGTCCGACACTACCCCTTCGTCCGCCTTCTCCGACTCCAGCCCCAGATCGGCCTGGAGTCCGTCGATCTTCGACGGGACGAACACGGGCACGTCTCCATCGACAGGCACCGTACCCGCCTGCGGGGCCTGTGCCGCCACCTGCTGCACCGGATTGACTTTCAGGGACGCCAGGACCCCCTCGACCACGCGGGCCACGAGACGGTCTTCGAGGGCCTGTACCTGGCGACCCACCTCTACCCGCACGGCGGCCGTGATGGGGTTGCGGCCCAGCTCGTGAACGACCCGTGCGGCGATCTCGCCAGGGTCCACGATGACGATCTCGGTGGTCGCCTCGTCAATGGGCTCCGGCGGAGCTGCGACCATGCCGCGAGCCGGGATGAGGGGGTGCGGGGCCACGGGGGCCTTCCTGCGCTCCTTGAATCGCTCGACGTACTTCACCGCCACCGCGCCTACTCGCCAGGCCCTCTGCATGTCCTTCGAGGCACGGGCCTTCGCGGCGTCCATGAACACCACCTGACCCCTCGTCAGGTGCAGGTCCAGGTCGGACAGGGTGATCCCCTGGCACTCGCACTCGATGCGGGCCTCGATCACTGGCTCAACGCCTTGACGACGCCCTTGAGAGCCTCCGCCTGGAGGATCTTGATGCACCCGGCCTTGCCCGTCCTGACCGCGCGCTCGATGAACGTGAAGCGGGCGATACCGGGGTGGACCCAGGCGTCCTCCAACTTCAGCGGGGCCGTTCGGAAGACCACCGTGCCACCTCCTCGGGGCTTGATGGGGACCACCAAAGGCATCCGGTCCCCGTCTCGCACCCTACCCGCCCGCTTCATCCCCTTCTTCTTCTCGGCGTCCGTCAGCGGGTAGCGGGTGGGCCTGGTGTTCTTCGCCTCCTGGGTGAGCCAGGTCATCCGGTAGCGGGGGGTGTTGCGGGTGGTCAGCTCGTCGAGGTGGGGGTACGTGCTCAGGACTTCGAGGGTGCTCTCCCCCCGGATCTTGAAGCTGAACGAGTCCCAGATCATGGCCGAGCCGTCCTCGGCCTCACCCGACCAGCCTCGCTTGGCGAAGTCCTTCTTCGCCTCCTTGATGAAGGCGTCCACCAGGCACTCGCCGAGCTTCTCCAGCAGGTCCCTGGTGACCGGGATCTGCATCTTGCTCGCGACGGGGCCACCGTAGACGCCCCGGATTCGTCCGAGGTCGCCCATCAGTATTCGGTGTTCTCCCAGACCCTCGTGCGGCCCCTGCGCTCGTTCTCGTCGCAGATCTCAGCCTTCTCGGTCTGCATCGGGTGCTGCGCATCGGTGCCCACAGGCCACGGGGCCGGACCCGCCATCGGGTGGTCCACCGGCTGCGGCGTGAAGGGCCGCACGCAGTGCTGGCCGCGAGTCTCGGGCCAGGCCAGTTCGGTCGTGCCGTAGACCGGGACCTTGTAGCGGATGTCGCCCTGGTCCAGGTAGGCGATGTTGAAGTGCTGCTGCATCAGGTTGCCCCGATGGGAAGGCCGCCGCACCGGACCGACCGAGTACCGCTCGTTGGTCTGCTTGATCACGAAGTCGCGCTGCGTGAGCAGCGGGCTCGGGCCGGTCCACACCTCGTAGGTGTGCTCCTTCCGCCGCCCGGACACCGCCTGCGAGATCCGCCGCTCGGCGTCGTCGGGGACGATGATGACCTCGTAGGGGCCTTCGTACCCGCCCTTGAAGCCCGTGCCGAAGCACGTCAGGCAGCGGTTCGAGGGCTGCTTGCTGTACTCCCTGGTCTTGTCCTCGATGGTGCAGTCGCAGGGGATGCCGAGGATCTTGCGGACGAACATCTTCACCCGCTCGCCGCCCTGCTGGAGAATCCAGGCGTTCCGCCGCATGGCCTCACGCCAGATGTAGTCCAGCTCCTCCACCTGGACGACGGACTTCGGCTCGGCCCACTCCAGGGGCGACTCGACGTACCCGCTCGGGGTCGTGGCGTCCACGGCGACCGTGGTCACCCTGTACCAGATGTTGTGCTCCAGCCCGGACGGGACGTGGTTCGTCGGCGTGTAGTAGCTGATCTCCACCCGGTCGGCCTCGGTGGGCAAGACCGGGTCCACCTGCTGCTCGGTGCCCACGTCGAAGGTCGGCCGGTTGATGAGCGTGACCTCGCCGGTCTTCCCGAAGACCGTCTCGACCACCACCTCTTCGCCGTTGACGAAGAGCTGCACGTCGGTCGGCGAGTCCGCGAAGTTCACGTCCTGGTTGGGGGCCGAGTCGTACCGCTTCGCGATGGGGTTCTTGGTGCAGAACACCCATCGCCGGTCGTTCGGGGCGTCGCCCCGGTAGCGCCAGCTCGACCCCCACACCACCGTCTCCTTGGTGACGCGGGAGTAGTTCGTGCGGTCGCGGTAGAACCCGCCGCCGATGGGGAACTCGTTGATGCGGCGGAACGGGCCTCGGTCAGACGCCTCGGAGCGGTAGATGTTGACCCCGACGATGGTGAAGCCCGCGTTGCGGGCAAGCACAGAGGGGTCCTCCCACCGGATGTCGAGCATCCCGATGACGTAGGGGCTGACGACCTGCGGGTTCTTTGGGGGGAGCGGCTTGCCTGCCGCCCCCGCGCTCGTCCACTGCCACGCGGTCGTCATCTACACCTCGTATCACCCCGCTTCGGGGGCCTCCGGGGCCTCGGGGTTGTCGGCGGGCGGGTTGGGCACCGGGCGGAGGATCGGGGGAGCCCCGACCTGCACGGCCTTGCCGTCCTGCGTCACCGACCAGGCGGTCCCCTCGGGGATGCCGAGCCGCTTGCCCTCCTCCATCACCACCTGGTTCGTCGCGTTCTCCAGGCGACGAAGCTGATCCATCAGCCGGTGCTCCTGCACCCGGTGGACGCCGATCTGGTGGACCGTCTGATCCGCCTGCTGCTTCAGGCCGGTGAGCTTCGCCAGGGCCTCGGGGAGAACCTCGCCGAGGACGATCTGGCCGGGCTGGCCGGGGTGCTGCTGGACGGTCGCGTTGTTGTTGTCGTCGCTCATGTTTCCTTCCGGGTTCGGGTAGCCGAGCGCCACCCTACCCCTCTGGCCCCTGGAGGCTCTCGCTCAGCCGCCGCAGCCGCGTCAGGAAGTTGATCAGGTGGACCCCGACCTTGCTCTTCATCCGCAACCGCTTCGGCGGGCTGATGATGTTCGGAGCCCGCGTGAAGGAGTAGTAGACGACGCCTTCGTCGTCCCTGTACTCGTAGACCCGCTGCCCGAAGGCCGCCTGGATCTCGCGCTTGGTCGGGTGCTCGCTCACTTCGTCGGCTCCGGCGGCTCGAACAGCAGCTTCAGCTCCCGCCACTCGCTCCACCAGCTCATCACCTCGGGGTTGTTCGCAGCCTCGGGCGGGGGCGTGTCGAACTGCCAGTTGTGGACGGTGGCGAACTCCGACAGGCGCTCGTACCGCTGCTGCTTCACCGCAAGGGCGAGATCCTCGACATCCCGGTCCAGCGCCTTGATCTTCTTGTAGGTCCGCTTGACGACCTTCTGCTGTGCCTGCACCGCCTTGACCGGCTCGGGCGTCGGATCAGGGGTCGCCTTCGGTGTGGGCTTCGGCGTCGGGGTCACCGCCTGTGCGAGCATCGGGGGCGTCGGCCCCTCCGCACCGGCATCCACCTCGCCCGAGGGGTCCGGGGCAGGCTGGACCTCCACATGCTCCGGGGCCGCACCGACCGGCGTCGCGAGCTGCGCAAGCAGGACCGGCTCTGGCGTGGGGGCCATCACCGGGGGCGGGGCCGCCATCGCCATCGCAGGCATGGGCTCGGGCTCAGGCATGGCCTCGACCTCGTCTGCGACGGGGTCCTCGACGACCTCGACGGCCACCGGGGCCATCTCGTCGGCCGCCATCATCTCGTAGGCGACCGGCTCGGCCTCTGCGCTGGCCTCTCGCTGGCAGCCGCTACCGAGGAGGCAGAGAGCGCCGAAGGTCAGAGCGAATGTCGTCCAGTCGCCTGTTGGTCGCATCGAGCTTCTCCTCCACCCTGCCGAGAGACGTGGTGTTCGCGGTCACGCCGTCCTTGATCGCCTTCGCAGCCGCCACCTCGGACTCCAGCCGCTCGATCTTCTCGTCCTGCACAGCCTGTCCGACTTCGAGCTTCACGCCCCACAGCAGCAACGGAATGACCAGGACCGACAGGATCTTGAACGCGAGGTCTGTCCACTTTGATTTGTCCATCGGTTCCTCCGGTCAGGGGGACAGCTTCTTATCCTCTGCCGGGTATAGGAAGACCACCACCCCACCAGCGACCGGCTTCGGCCCGGAGAGATGCACATGCCCGTTCCCGAGCGACTCCAGAAGTTCACGACCCCCATGCCCGTCCTCGACGACGGCCACATCCAGCTCATCGACGTGATGGGGGACGACCTCGCCATCATCGACGCCGCCCGCGTCAGCTTCTTCGGCCACTCCTCCGAGCACACCGACGCGCAGAACCGCAGCCTGCTCCGCTACCTCATGCGGGGGCGGCACACGACGCCGTTCGAGATGTGCGAGCTGAAGATCCGCGTGCGGGTCCCGATGGACGCCTGGCGGCAGTGGATTCGCCACCGCACGGCGAACGTGAACGAGTCCTCGACCCGCTACGCCCCGGCCATCGACTCCGCGCAGAAGGTCACCACCTGGCGGTCGCAGAGCAAGGACAACAAGCAGGGGTCGGCGGGCGAGGTCGGCGGCTGGCCCGAGGGCTTCGAGATCCGCATGGACGACGACAACGGCGAGTTCCCGTTCGGCGGGTGGGTCGGCAGCGACTACTTCACCAGCCCGGCCAACTACCTGACGGAGCGGGAGAGCGAGGCGCAGCGCACGGCCCGCGAGGTGTACGAGGAGCGGCTGTCCTTCGGCGTCGCGAAGGAGCAGGCCCGCAAGGACCTCCCGCTCTCCACGTACACCGAGGCGTACTGGAAGATGGACCTCCACAACCTGTTCCACTTCCTCGGCCTGCGGCTCGACCCCCACGCGCAGCAGGAGATTCGCGAGTACGCCAACGCCATCGCCGAGATCGTGAAGGTGTGGGTGCCCTGGGCGTGGGAGGCGTTCGAGGACTACCGGCTCCAGGCCATGTACCTGACGCGGGCCGACGTGGTCGGGCTCTCCAGCCTCCTGCGGATGCTCCCCGAGGCCATCGACAAGAGCGTCGCCGAGATCGTCGCCGCCGGGGTGGCCGAGGCCGGGGTCAAGGGCCGCGAGAAGAAGGAGCTGACCGCGAAGCTCAACCGCCTGCTCACGCCCAGCGGGTAGATGGAGCCCCCGTTAGTCACCTTATACTCCGCAGTATAGTGTGACCAGCGGAGACCCTGATGCGAACCTGCACCGTCTGCGAGAAGCCCAAACCTCTCGACGAGTTCCCCGGCAAGGCCCAGCGGTGTCTGGAGTGCCGCAAGGAAGCCAACCGCCAGAAGCAGCAGCGGTATAGGGAGAGGCTGGCCGCCATGCCCAACCGCGTCTGCCCGCACTGCGAGCAAGACCTGCCCGCGTCGGCGTTCACCGGGGGCAACACGCTCTGCCGGGCCTGCCACCGCGACTACCAGAACGCCTGGCGATGTTCGTCGCCGCAGCGGAAGCTCAAGCAGTTGCGGAACGCCGCCCGGAACAACGCCCGGAAGCAGGGCGTCCCGTTCGACCTCCCCGTCACCCACCTGGAGGCTCTGTGGGAGCAACAGGAGGGCAAGTGCCTCTACACGGGCACCGAACTCACCTGGGCCAGCGACAGGGCGGACACGGCCATCAGCCTCGACCGGAGGGTTCCCGCCGAGGGGTACGTTGAGGGCAACGTCGTGCTGGCGTGTTGGGCGTTCAACCGGATGAAGCAGAACTTCACCTTCGAGGAGCTGGCGGGCTACTGCCGCCGCTACCTCGACTGGTACGAGAGGGCGGCATGAGGGGCGGAGCCCATTTGTATGTGATCCAGAGCCACACGACGGGGGCCTTCAAGGTCGGACGAAGCTCTGACCCCGAACGGCGGCTGCGGGACCTTCAGGTCGGCTCACCGTTCGAGCTGCGCATCATTCTTGTCGTCGAGAACGCGGGGTGGCGGGAGCGGCGGGTCCACCACGCACTCCGGGGCTACCGCTCGCAGGGGACGTACAAGGGGGAGTGGTTCATCGAGCCCGGCCTCGGGAGCCTGCCCGACGACCTGTACGACCTGCTCGATCTCGAAGTGGTCAACTCGTGGTGGGAGACGGCCGCCGGGCCGATCCACCCGCCCGGTCCCCCGAGGGGGTGGATGGCGGGTCGAATCGACCTGACGCGGCCCCGCGAAGACGACTAGGCCGTCTCAGCCCACATCTCCGCCAGCATCGCCTCGGTCTGCCTGCGGGCCTCCTTGAGGTGCTCGTCGCGCTCGGCCTTCGCCTCCGCCGAGAGCGTCAGGTCGGTCAGCGGCACCTCGACATCCTCGCCGTCGATGATGACGAAGACGTGGTCGGGGGAACCCTCCTGCTCGGCCACGGCCACCGTCTCGCCCTGGTAGACGACCGTGATGCCGGGCTTGTTGGCGATCCACTGGAGGACGTGCCGGGCCTGCCGCTTGGCCTCGTCCGCCTTCATCTTGGCCGTGTCCGCCGCCCGGTCGAACTTCTCGGGGCCGAGGTCGAAGTTGGCGACCCACCGCGCGACGGCCTTCTCGTCCTCCATCCAGGCGGTGAACTCGGGCATGGCCTCGGCGACGTGCGGGTACAGATCGATGAGCGAGGCCCACCAGCCGATAGCCTTCACCATCGTCATGCGGCACTCGACCACGTTGAACGTGTCGTACTTCGGGTTCGGGAACTCCTCGCCGTCCTTGCGGTAGGTCGCGTTGGTGTCCTGCCGGGTGCGGATGCCGAAGGAGATCATCGACTCCAGCAGCCGACCGACGCCGATGGCGTAGCTCCGGTTGAGCGGCTGCGCGCGGCGGACCTTCCAGTGCGCCTGGTGAACCTCGGGCGTCCAGGCCGCGTACCAGGCCAGGACGGTCAGGTCGCCCTTCGAGAGGGGCACCAGGATGTTCAGGTCGGGCGTCGTCATCGGGATCTCCATCGTCCGTGTCCACCACTGGCGACGAGCCCTTTCTGAGCCTCGATCTTTTTCTGCTTTCAGGGCTCAGACGAAGGAACCCGCCAGTAGTGGGGGTGGACGACGGAGAACGATGATGACCACGACCCGCAAGTACGACCCCGCCAGCATCCGCCACCGCGAAGACCTGGCACACGAGCTTCAGACGATGCTCCGCACGGCGGGCTTCGAGCAGGTGACGCTGCCGGGCACGAACGAGGAGGTCTGGGGCCGCGTGAGCGACCGCAACGCCGACATCCGGGTCCTGGTCTACACGACCATCGAGCACGGCAAGGCTCGCCGCTGCGGCAAGGACGCCATCCGCGTCTGCGCCGTCTACAAGTCGGACCGCGACGGCAAGGAGCGAGGGCTGGCGAAAGCCGAGAAGCGGGTCAACCGGACCGGCACCATCGAGGCCATCTGCGAGCGCACCCTGACCCGGATGCGCAGCGTGTTCGGGCTGGCCCGGAACCCCGAGCGGTGCTCCTGCGGTGCCCCGAAGTTCAAGGCGAAGTCCGACAAGCACGTCTGCGCCCGCCTCTGCTGGCTCTCCGACGAGCAGCTTCGCCGACCGGCCCCCCGCCGGTCCACCCGCCGAGGCCGCCGGGGCTGGGGCCGCCGGAGCCACACCCCCGCCGCCACCACCAGCTACCGCAGCGCCGTCCCGGCCGGTGCCCCGCTGCCCGCCTCCTGGGAGAACGCCCCGCTCGCCAAGCAGGTCGCTTGGATGATGGCGGCTGGCGACACCAGCGGCGAGGTCGATTGGGACCGCTGGGCCGACGAGCAGATGGGGAACTGACGATGAGCGCACCGAACGGCATCACCGCCAAGGTCACGAAGATGAAGGGCCGAGGCCGCAACCGCATGGCCTTCGTGGTCCCGCAGGCCGAGGCCCCGGCCGACATCGCCAAGGGCGACTGGTTCCGCGTCCCCTGCGCTCAGGTGGGAGACGAGGGGGTGTTGCTGGCCCCGACGCCGGGTAGTCGGTTGCAGCAGTGGTTGTTCGCCCCGGCACGGATGAACCCGCACTGGCAGGAGAGCGCCGCATGACCGTCAAGCTCCCCACCGACTTCGGGCTCGACGCCCGCCGCAAGGCCGAGGACTGCCCCTTCGTCCTAGACGACCGGGCGACGGGCTGCGACCTCACCCCCGGCACGGTGGTGGTCGGTCAGGACGTGCCCGGCCTGGAGGAGTCCTTCGGGTTCGACCGGGCACTCCAGAAGCCCAGCCGTGTCCGCATGGTCCTGTTCGGGTTCACCCGCCCGCACGCCTACGCCTGCTGCCTCGACCGGGAGGGCAACTGGTGGAACGTCCACCCTGAAGCCCTGGAGCCGACCACATGAGCCGGATCACGGCATCGCAAGCCCTGGAGCTTCAGCACGAGCAGTTCGCCTTCGCACAGAGCCACAAGGGCCTGCGCTACTGGACGAGCTTCTCGAAGATGGACAGCGAGGACGAGGCCCGGCCGTTCCAAGCGGTCGAGGTCGTCACCTTGAAGCTGGCCCCCACCTACCTCGTCGCCGAGGAGATGTACCAGCTCGCCCTGCACGCCGCCCGGTCCATGCCCGACGTGCCCCTCGCCGAAGGCGACCTCCCCAGCCCCTCTGGCTTCTGCCTGCTGGAGCAGCCCATCGTGGCCCCGGACGTACACGGCAAGCTGGTGTCGATGGCCGGGTTCACCTGGCACATCGCCATCCAGGGGGGCAAGAAGGGCGTCTTCTGGACCATCTACAGTGACACCCGTGACCCCCGCGACGACTACTACGACGCCGAGCTGATCGAAGGGATGCCACGCCTCCTCCCGGTGGGCCGCAACATGGAGCTGTTCGGCGACCTCTCCCTCACCCTGGAAGAAGTCCAGGCCCGCCAAGGCGGGAGCGAGGAGACGATTGCCGAGGCCATCCTGCACATGCGGACCCTGCCCCTGTGCATCTTCACCCTGATGCAGCAGACCATCGTGGTGCAGACGCCGGAGAAGCCCCGGCGGCACGTCCGGCGGCGGCTCAAGCGCAAGGACTCCCCGCTGCACGAGAAGATGGTCAAGATCGTCCGGCTGCGGAGGGTTCGGCACCGGGAGACGCCGAAGGGCGAGTCACAGCCCGTGGACTGGTCGCACCGCTGGGTCGTGAGCGGCCACTGGCGGCTTCAGCCGACCAACCAGGGGGTGAAGCGCATTTACATCATGCCCTTCGTGAAAGGGCCGGAGGACAAGCCGTTGTTGATCAAGGAGACGGTCCACGTCCTCGACCGCTAGTCGAGGGGGGACGGCCCCATCACCTCGTCCGAGTCCTGGTAGTGGTGCCCCTTGCCGTGCCCGTAGAGGTCGTCCACTTCCAGCAGTGGGTCACGGTGCAGGGGCTCACCATCCTCCTGCCGCCCACCGGCATCGACGTACTGCGGGTCCAGCTTGCAGATGTCGGCGATGAAGTTGCAGTCCACCCGGTTGTGGATGAGGTGGGCCAGCCCGGCACCCCAGGCCGGGGTGAAGTAGACCTGGAACAGCCGGTCGCCCGGACGCACCAGCACCGGCTCCGTCGCCTCGATCTCCAGCGTCCAGCGGCCGTGGAAGCCGTTGTCGCCGACGCCCGCCGTCTTGTGGGCCTCGATGGACAGCCGACCGCAGGTGGACCTCCCGTCCAGGTGGGGGACGACCCCCCGGCAGTACGTCTCCTCCAGCGTCACGCCCAGGTAGAACTGGCCGGGCACGAGCACCCAACAGTCCCGGTAGCCGTCCTTGTCCACCTTCGGCACGTCGATGAGCGGCGGTGGATTCTTGGGGTCGAGAGCCATCTGCAAGCCCTCGTACACCGGGTCGAACACCGGCACCCGCCCCTCCTTGGGGTGGTACATCTTGAGCGAGTCGCCGAGGCGGAGGTCGATGCTGTTCGGCCCGATGTTCACCGGGGCCGGGCTCACCTTGATGAGCCGGGCCCCGATGAGGGTCTTGATGGCAGGTCGGGTGAGCACGCCTACGCCTGGAGCGCCTTGGCGGCTTCCAGGCCACGCTCCGTCGAGAAGTGCTCGGCCTTGGTGAACACGCCGAGGATCATCCCGGTGCCCGGCACCTTGTAGAAGGTGCCCTCCTTCTCGGCCTTCGCCAGCTTGACGGCCGGGAACGCCTCGACGAGCTGGTCGGCGGTCATGGCCGAGCCGAAGCCCTCGGGCATGAGGCCGGTGGCCCCGATGTAGAAGGCCAGCGGGGTCAGGTGCTCGGCGTACAGGGCGTCGATGGCCGCGTTGACCTGGCCCAGGGCCGCCTTGAACACGCCCAGCGCCTCGTCGGCGTCCATGCCGCCCGCGAGCACGTCCATGAAGGCGTCCACGTCGGCGTGGGCGGCCTCCAGGGCGTCGCGCAGGGCCGCGTCGCTGCCGGTGCGCAGGAAGCCCTCGTAGATGGGGAAGGACAGCTCGTCCACCGCGTCGAGCTTCGTCCGGGCGGACAGGCTCTTGAGGGACCAGGCGTTGCCGTCCGCCCACCAGTCGGAGAGCTTCGGCTTCTTGACCTTCGTGCCGTCGCTGGCCGTCAGGTCGAAGCGCCGCTGGAGGTAGGCGTTGCCGCTCTTCAGCTTGCCGACGTTGGTGATGTCGGGCGTGCCGAGCTTCACCTTGTAGGACAGCTTGGTGTCCACCTCGCCCGTCGCGAGCGCCTGCGCCAGGTCGGCGTAGGGGGTCGTCGTCGGCGGGGTGAAGTACATGGCCGGGCTGATGTAGCAGGCCTTGAGGTCGGCGATCTGCTCGGCCGTCAGGGCCTCCGACGTGCCCGCCGTCAGGCCGGACAGGAGCTTCTGGAGGACGGTCAGCTTGGCGATGTCCTCGAACAGGTCCGGCACCATGTCGCCGAACTCCTGGTCGTAGTCCACCAGCGGCATGTCGCCCAGCGGGATGCTGATCTCCTGGTTGGGGTCGAAGTCGCCCTGGACCAGCCCCATCGTCTTGAGCGCGGCGAAGCACCGCTTGTCGCTCGTGCGGAAGGGCAGCACCGCCACGTTGATCGCACCGTCGCCGACCAGCGTGTAGTTGCGGTAGCTCTTGAGGTCCAGCTTGATGCCCGCGACCTCCCCCACCGGGTTGCCGGTGGCCGTCTCCATGAGCTTGCCGTCCTCGACGAGCCGGATGTTGGCCGTGGCCGTGTCCCGGTTGATGTCGAAGCCGGACACCGCGACCGCCGTGTTGTCGCGGGGCGTCTGGAGCTTGTGGGTGGGCGGCTCGATGACGCCCTGGTCGTTGCGCTTGCCGGGCACGCGCTTCAGGCCCCGGCGGGTGTAGCCGTTGGCGAGCTTCGCGACGTTGACCCGGAGGCTGCCCCGGTAGGTGTTGAGCACCGACAGCAGGTCGAGCACGGCCGGGCCGGTATCCCCGAGGCCGTAGCCCGTGGTCAGGCTCTCGCCCTTGTCGCCGAGCAGGTAGGCCTCGATGTCGGTCGCCATCGACGCGACCTCGGAGGCGACGAGCGCACGGGCGTTGCGGTGGATGAGGCCGCCGATGCGGGTGCTGACCATCGCGAACTTCGCGGTGTTCAGGTTGCCCAGCGCGATCTGCGCCTTCGCGAAGGCGAGCAGGGCGGTCGGCTCGGTGAGGCCGTCGCAGATGGGGCCGGAGGCCGCGTTGTAGGCCGCCTCGTCCACCTCCTTGTAGCGGTAGACGGTCGCGTCGTCGTCGCCGGAGAGGCCGCGCACGGTCAGGGGCTTGGTGCTGCCGAGCACCTTGCCGCCCTTCTTGCTGACGAAGGTCATGAAGTCGAAGCCGCCGATGCCCGCCTCGATGACCGGCGACATCTGCCCGGCCAGGAGGGTCTGCGTGTCGTGCAGGGCCTTGTAGACCTCGCGGGCGTTGCTGGCCTGCATCGACTTGCCGGACAGCCGGTTGGCGATGGCCGCCAGCAGGGCGAAGTCGCACCAGGAGCGGTAGCCGACCGTGTTGCAGAAGACGTTGGGGTGCCGCTCGATGGCCTCGACCGCCGCGACGATGCTCTGGGCCTCGCGGTAGGGCGACGGGTCGTTGGCGTAGCCGTCCGTGTGGAGGCTGATGCAGGTGACCTCGGCGTCGTCGATGAGCTTCTCGGCCTCGACGAGCGCCTGGCTCATGCCGGTGAGGCCGCGCACGCGGAGGTTGCGGATCTCGGCCAGGTGCGGGCTGCCGGGGGCCATCACCTCCTCGACCGTCACCTTCTCGAAGTGGACCCGGCAGTCGCCGTTGGACGAGTAGGTGAGCAGGCTGATCTTCATCGACGGGTCGTTGAACTCCTCCGCCGTGAAGACCTTCTCGATGACCGACTTCACCTGGTCGAGGTCGCCCCACATGGAGCCGCTCACGTCGAGGACGGCGATGTGGTGGCTCGGGGCCGTGGCCCCCGCACTCGGGTCGGGCGTCACGTCCTGGGACTCGACGGTGAAGAAGCGGACGGGCTTGCCGCCGTAGTTGTGCAGGGCGAACTTCATCTCGGGGAACCTCCTTGTGGTGCTGCCGGGTCTACTCGCTGGGGGCCAGAGCCGGTCCCCTCATCGACGAGCGCGCTTCGCCCGCTTCGCGGCCATCATCTCGTCGTGGACCTGCTCGAACCGCTTGACGCCGATGAGGTGCAGGCCGATCTCCTCCGCGTAGTTCTGGAGCATGTAGGGGCTCCAGGTGCCGCCGGGGATGCGCAGCCGCCGCGAGTCGATGACCTTCAGGTCGCCCTTGCGGCCCTCGAAGAAGATCGGGCTGCGGAAGATGAAGATCACCTGGTCGCCGCCCTTCGACAGGAACAGGAACGCCTCACCCTCCTCCAGGTCGCCGGGGTAGTGCCCCTCCTTGCTGAACAGGACCAGGTTCGTCGCCTCGCTGCGACTGAAGGAACAGCGGACCACGGCCTTCAGCCGCAGGCGCGTCTTGCCTTTGCTCATTCGATGCCTCCGATGTCGAACTCGTGGCGGGCGAGGACAGAGAGCTTCCCCTCCCGCGTCAGGTGCAGCTCCACGGCGTCGATGTCCTGCATCCACGCCTGGAGTGCCTTCATGTTCTTGAGGGTGCCGTTGGGGCCGTGCGGGGCATGGACCACCAGGTCGTTGCCCCCTTCCACTGGCTCCAGCAGGTCTTCGGGGTCCTCGTGCAGCATCTCCGGCGGGAGAGCCACCGCCTCGATGGCGTCCTCGGGGTCGAGGTTCTGGCCCTCGGCCTCCAGCTCGGCCTTGACGGCCAGCAGGACTTCGTTGCCCACGCTGCCGCCGAGCTGCTCCTTGCACGCCTTGTTCGCGGCGTACCCGGTGCCCCCGGCAGACATCACCTCACGGACGAGCGCCCGCTTCTTCGCGGCCAGCTCCCGGCGGGCCTCGCCTCGGGCCGCCTTCGCCTCCCGCTCGGCCTCCCGCTCGGCGGCCAGCTTCCGGGCCTTCGTCCCTTGCCGCCACTCACCGAACTTCCGGGTGGCGACCCCGGAGCCGTACTCCTCGCGGAGAGTCGCGTTGATCTCCGCATTCGTCCGACCCTCATCGACCAGCTCGATTGCTCGCTGCCACTTCTCGTTCAACGGACACCTCCTTGCCGCACCGTTTACCCGGTAGACGCAGAAGTGTATCCCCCGAAAATCGGGGGGTGTCAAATCGAAGGGCTAGTCCTGGCTGATTTTCGGGTCCTCGAAGGCCCACTTCTCGAAGATGTCGTCCTGCCGGATCGTGGGTCGCTTGCCCGTCAGGAGCCAGCGCAGCAGGTGGTACTCGCAGGGGACGTAGCCCTGCTGGTCCTGCTCGGAGAACCGGCGGCGGGGGTCGTACTTGAAGACGTTGATCCGGTGGGAGAGCCGCAGACCCGTGCGTGTCCAGTACAGGGGCTTGGGGCGAGCTGCGCTGATACCGAACCGGATGCCGCAGCAGGTGGGGATGCCGTGCTTGTGGCCTTCCTCGGCCCACGACCACACTTCTCGCAGAAAGCTCATTCCCACCTGTCCGGTTCGCTGGTCCTCCTGCGTCTACCCCCTGAACGCGATGGAGGACCCCATGAACGACGAGGACGTGCAGCCGCCGTCAGACGACCTGCTGGAGCGGGCTGTGGACTGGTTGCAGGACAACCGCGAGAGGCTGCCGGACGAGCTGGCCGAAGCGTTGATCGACCTGTGGATCGACCACCAGCACCCGCCGGACCCCTAGATGTTCCAGGCCAGGGGCTTCGTGTAGGGGTCGCACTGGACCGAGTAGAACTCGGGAGGCGGGCGCACCACCGCGTCGGCCGTGGCGATGTTGATCTCGCCCCCGTCCACCGGGGAGCCGTCCGGCTCGACCAGGCGGAAGATGTGCCCCTTCTTGAGCTGACCCCACTCGGCCTTCGCCCACCCGGACATAGTGAACACCTGCACCTTCCGCAGCTCCGGGTCCGCGAGCACGGTGCGGGGGATGTCGAGGGACAGGGGCGGGGTCGAAGCCAGGCCGGTCGCGGGGACGGCGGCGGCGACCAGAGTTGCTGCGCTGGTGAGGATGAAGTCGCGTCGGTTCACGGGCACCTCCTGTGAGCACCCTACCCGGCTACAGGAAGTTCCGGGGCGAGAGGACGCCACGACCGACGCGGGGACCGAAGGCCGAGCGGATGCCGATGCCGTAGCGGGGCTGCTGGAGCCCCCGGATGAACTTCACGGTCCGCTGCTTCGCCTCGGTGGCCTTGTCGAACTGCCCCTCGGCGTTCGACTTGAGGCTCTCGTACTTCGACGACTTCTCGATGGAGAGGCTGACGCCGCCGATGGAGTAGTCGAACTCCTCGTGGACCCAGTTGATGGCGAGGGCCATGAGGGCGAACATCATCGCCCCGTAGTGGATGGCGGTCTGCCAGTCGTTGCTGCCGCTCATCAGGCAGTCCAGGTCGCTGATGCCCGTCCGGGGCGGGAACATATTCCACCAGTCCAGAGCGCGCTCCAGGTAGGTGAACAGCTCCTCGTCGGTCCAGACGTAGCCGAAGACCCGGTTGTACTCGCCGATGTCGCACTCGTGCTCGGGCGGGCGGAAGTGGTAGTTCCGGTCCGGGTTGTTGTCCCGCAGCATGATCCGCAGCGTGTTGATGAGCTGCTGCTCGACATCGCTGTACGGGCTCGCCGCGATCTCCGTGTCGGTGATGACCGCGAACTCCTGAACCACCTGCATGAGCGGGGTGCCCACGGCCTCGCGGATCGTCCACCGGATGCGGTAGGTCCCGACCGTCGCGTTCGCCGGGACCATCAGGGCCGCGTAGAACTCGCCCACGGCCGGGTTCTCGGGCACCCGGTCGGCCAGGCCGATGAGCACCTCCAGCTCGGGCGGGCCGGGGTCCACGTAGAAGATCGAGTAGGTGATCTCCGCCGGGTTGATGGGGGCCTGGCTGGAGTCCTTGATGAAGATGTCCAGGTCGCCCCGGCCAATCTCATCGCCTCGGTGGAATGCGACGGCCATCAGTTCACCTGCACGTCTTCGGGCCAGACGATGGTGAGGCCCTCGCTCGGGGCCTCGATGAGGTCCACGGAGAGCCGGTCCCGAATCGACTCCAGGGCATCTTCATGCACCCGGAGCCGACAGACCACCTCGGCCATCAGGCGTGCCGGGGAGTAGTGGATGAAGTCGAGGAAGTAGGAGCGCCCCGTGTCCGCCAGCACCCGGAAGGCGTTCACCTCCTCGGACACCTCGGGGGGATCGTCCACCACGACCGGACAGTTCACGCGATGGTCGGCCAACGCTCTGCCTCCACTACCCAGATCCCATCGAAGCATCACCGGACCCCCTTACGGCACGAACTCGATGATGAGCCCCGTCGTGAAGGTCCCCGACCTGGTGGCGGCGATGAGGACGACCTCGTCGGCCTGCACGAGCAGGTTGCCTCCGCCGTCTTCCCCGTTCACCTCGTAGTACAGCATGTCGCCGTCCGTGAAGGTGTCGGGGATGGAGTAGACGTAGGTGAACCGACCGACCTCGGCCGGGGTCACTGCGACCATCGCGGCGGCGTTCACGAGGACGTTCTTCGCCCCCGCCAGGCTGAAGGAGAAGATGGTGATCGTCGGGCCGACCGTGGGGTCGAACGGCGTGTTCGTCCCGTCCAAGAACCTGGCCTGGAAGGTGAAGTCGGTGTCGATGACCGCCTGCTTGCCCACGTCAGTCCTCCATGTGCGTCAGGGTCTTGAGGGCCTTGATCTCGTCAGCGTAGGTCATGGCCGCGACCTTCGCTCGACGGGTGAAGAACTGGTTCTTCAGGTCGCGGATGTTGTCGGGCTTGGTGAAGACGAACACCGTCCGGTCCCCATCCTTCTCCGTCCCCAGGAACTCCACGGCCGCCGTCTTGAGGAAGGCTGCGTAGTAGAGGTCGGCGGTCTTGTACTTGCCGTCGTTGGGCGTGCTCATGTCGTGCTCCTGCATCGTCCATCCCCGATCGCGGGGAGGTAGTTCAGCTCTACCCACCGGAGGCTATAGGCAGACGACCGCAGGACCAGAAACGCAACGACCCGCAGACCGGGCAGGCCTGCGGGTCGTCACATGGAGGAGCGGGATGGCGACCCGCTGTCGATCAGGCGAGGTTGTTGCCGAGGTGGTCGTAGGCCGCGATGGCCGGGGCGATGCCCGTGGCCGGGACGACGGTCTGATCCAGGTACGTCGCGCGGGGCCGCCAGGCCAGCACGTCGGCCGCCGCGTAGGCGTGGTTGTTGGTGTTCAGCAGCGTGATGCCCGGAGCCGCCGCGAGGCCCGAGATGACGCCCGAGGCCACCGACAGGTTGAACGCCCCGGTCCGCACCAGGGTCGGCCGGGCCTGGTAGCCCGCGTCGTCCGCCGCGAGGAAGTCCCCGGAGGCGTAGAACTGGCCGTAGGTGGTCACGTCCGTCACGAGCTGCGCCGCGACGATGGCCTGCCGGGCCACGAGGCCGAGGAAGTCCGACGTGCCGCCCGTGTCGTCACCGACGATGGTCAGGAGCGGGACCCGGTAGATCTCGCCCGCCAGGATGCGCAGGATGTCCTCGACCGACCCGAAGGAGTCGGAGGTGGCCGCCGCCCCGTCCAGGTCGGTGTTCGCCACGACCGCCGACAGGATGACGTTGATCGCCGCCAGGGTGAGCGCGTTGCCCGCCGCAGCCGCCTGCATGATGTCGATGGCGAGCGCGTTGGCGTTGGCGAACGCGATCGGGTTGGTGCCCGCACCACCCGCACCACCGGGGTCGATGCGGTCCATGATGTAGGCCGCCAGGCCGAAGGCCGTCTGCTGGGTGGCCTGCACGTTGTTGCCGCCTGCGGCGACGGACGTGCGGTCGTCGATGAAGTTGTGGGCGGCGGCCAAGGTGGTCTCCTTGGAGCCGCTCACGTAGGCCAGGCCGTTGACGACGGTCGCCCCCGGAACGCCGATCATCTCCGCGAGATAGACGTTCTGGTGCGTGCCGTCGTAGACGCCGTTCTTCTGGCCCGCGTTGGGGTGAAGATCGTTGAGGTGAATCCCCACGCCGACGAGATCGTTCCGCCGAGGGATGATGAAGACGCGATTCGCCATTGTGAAGTTCCTCCGGGTTCAGCTCAGATGACGTTGCCGAGCACGTCGTACACGACGACGGCCCGTGCGACACCCGTCGCGGGGACGTTGGCGGCAGCGATGGTCTGCGCCGGGGTAGCACCACCGCCGTAGGTGAACGCCGGGTTCAGGAACGTGAAGGTGGCGTCCTTCAGCTCGGCCAGCACCCCGTCCGTCGCGGACAGGTGCAGGTGGCCCGTGTCCACCACCTGGCGCACGTCGTTGAAGTTCGTGTCCTGAAGGCCCGTCTGCACGGCCGCCTGGCGGGGCTCGCCGGGGCGGATGTACGGGAAGGGCGACGTGGACGACCGGCCGCGCAGGGCACGAGCGGCCGTCTGCGTCGTGCGGACGCTGTCGGGCAGCTCGACGTTGGCGGCCGTGACGAACGCGCCCCGGACCACCGCGTCGAACAGACCGGGGTTCGTCCGAACCTGCGACGCCGCCGGGAGACGCCACCGCTCACCCGCCAGGATGCGCAGGATCTCCTCGACCGTGCCGGTCGAGTTGCCGAGCGTGCCGTCGAGGTCGGAGCCCGCGACGCCCGCCGGGTTGTTGATGTGGACGTTGATCCGGGCCAGCGTCAGCGCGACACCGGCCGCCACGTCCGCCTCGATGAGGCCGGAGATCGCCACCGCCTCGGCCGCCGTCAGCGACTCGTTGCCGCCCGTGTCCTCGACGTGGTCGAGGAGGTAGGCCGACAGGCCGTAGGTCACGGCGGCGGTGTCGAGAGACGCACCACCGCCCGCACCGGCCACCGTCGCGACGGCGGCGTTCACGCCGTCGAGCAGGTAGTGCGTCGAGTAGTGCGTCTGCACGTTGTCCTGCCCGTCGTAGGCGGGCGAGAACTGCGAGGCGTTCGGGCGAAGGTCGAGCACCTGGAGGAGGGAGTCGTCCAGGTCGTTCCGTGCGAGCACGATGTAGGCGCGGGCCATCAGGGTCCTCCAGAGTCAGACGAGAAGCGTGCCGTCATCGTCGTAGACGGTGACGAGACGCTGGTTGAGCAGCGGTGCCTGCCGCTGGAGCGCGAGCGGGCTCAGGGCCGAGCGACGGTCCACGAAGGCCTGCACGTCGGGGTCGGGGAACAGGTTGACGCCCGCCGCGAACTGGGCGAGCTGCCCGGTGTTGATCGACGCCTGGAAGTGGGTCGAGTCCAGCGTGTCGCGAGCATCGCCGATCTCGTTGTTCACCACGTCGCCGCCGCCGCCCGCGTTGAAGATCGGCTTGTTGTTGCCGCCGCTGGTCTTCAGCCACTTCACGTCGGCGGTCGTGGCCCCCCACTCCCCGGAATCCATGTCGGTGTCCCAGGTGGTGTTGGGCGTGGTGAAGCTGCCGCGCAGCGTGTTCGACCAGATGTGGGCCTGGTCGGGGGCCGTGACGGCCGTGAACTTCAGCCCCGCCGCCGGGAGGCGGTAGGTGCGGCCCGCGAGCACCGAGAGGAACTCCAGCACCGTGCCGACCGAGCCGCTCGTGGCCGCCGCGCCCGTCAGGTCCGCCCCGGCGTTCGCCGTGAGCAGCGCGACGATGGCCGCCAGGTTCATGTTGGCCGTGCCCGCGTCCACCGCCGCCATGATGGCCGCCGTGGTCGCGGCGATGTTCGCCGCCGTCCAGGCCTCGTTGGTCCGGGCCAGCCGGTTCGGGACCGGCAGGGTGATCCGGGTGGCCGCACCGACGCCCGCCAGGGCGAGGGTCAGGTCACCCGTGTTGCCGAGCTGGTTGTTCTCACCGCCGCCCGTGTCGAACACCGCGTCGAGCTGGACGACACCGGCACCCGGAGCCGTGCCGAGGACGTAGATGTTGCCGTTGAGGCCGCGCATCGTGACCTTGGCCGCCGCCGCGTTGATCACGTTGTTGACCAGCTCGACCGCCGTGAGGGCCGCCGTGCCCTGGATCTGGCAGATGAAGGGGTCGCCCACGGTTCCGGCCGTGGTCGCGTCCGTCGCGCCCGCCGAGAACTCGATGTAGATCACGCCGTCGATGACGATGCGGTCGAGGGCGTTCGGGTTCACCGCGAGGGTGATGTTCGCCGTCGCCTGCTCCAGCGCCCCCGGCTCGACCTTGTCCACCAGGTAGGCCCCGAGGCCGTCGAAGTTCTGGAGGTTGGCGACCGCCGGAGCACCCGCCACGACCCCCGTCACCAGATGGACCGCCGGGGCGTCCAGCACCGGACGCCGCAGGTAGCGGTTCTGCCCGGCCGGGAAGGTCGGGTTGTTGTGCTGCGACACGTTCGGCCACAGGTCCGTGATCTGGAGGACGCCCTCGGGGACGTTTGCGTTTGCCAGGCAGATGAACGGCATGATCGACTCTCCGTGTGGGCTCCAGAACCAGTCGCAGGCAGAGCACCCTCGCCTACTTCTCCCCGGCTATAGAGGAACTATTCAACCTCGGCCCAGAACTCCGTGGATCGAGTACGGACAGCCACCGGCCGCCGCTGTGGCAAGGACCACGCCCTTCGTGGACCCCGAGTAGATCTGCACCTCATCACCCGCAGCGACCGTCTGCATGATCTGGTTCGGGCCGAGGGCGACGAGAAGATCCTTCGCCCCGTCCAGGTTGCGGAGCGTGAACTCCACCATCGGGACGGGGAAGACCAGGTAGAGCGGGCGGGGTGCCGCCGTCGTCAGGTCTTCGTCGAAGGGGGGCACGGCACCCGCCGCAACACCGACCACCGCCGAGGGGGCGATCCCCTGGAGGGTGAAGGTCGGCTTCGGCAGGGCGTGCATCGCAGCGGGAGGAACGACGTAGATCGCCCCGAGCACCGGGAGCGGACCAGGAACGGTCAGCAGCCCGACGCCGTTGCGGTTCTCCTGCACGCGCAAGAACAACCACCCCTCGTCCGGCGGGAGCCCGCCAGCGGGGGCGACGTAGTCGTCCATGTCGAACATCGCGTGCGTGGTTCCGCGAAGGTTCTCATCCACCCGGCCCAGGCCCCTGCGTCGCAGGGCGGGCGAGATGAACTTCGTGTCGCGGTTCACCGTGAACATCGCGTTCGCACCACCACCACCCACGCCGCTCGCCGCCGGGTTGCCGTAGGCGTCGTCGGGGGTCTGTGCGCCCCAGAACTGGTAGGCCACGACCGCCGGGTCATTGGGCAGGTACGTGTGGATCAGGTGTGGAGCCCGCTCCAGCAGCCCTGCGTAGTTGTGGAAGGGATTCGCCATCAGACCGACTCCCCGGCGACCACGCCGTGCAGCGAGAAGGCAGCTCCGGCCACTCCGTCAGGGCAGGCCAGGCACACGAACTTCGTGGTCCCGTCCATCAGCGTGAGGAAGTCACCGGCCGGGATGTTGCGCATCATCTGGTACGGACCGAAGGAGACGAGCAGGTTCACCGCCGACAGGTTGCGGACGGCCAGCTCCTTGAGCTGCTTCGGGAACACCAGGAACAGAGCCCTCGGCCCGGCCAGCGTCAGATCCTCGCTGAGGTCCGGCGGAGCGCCTGCGACACTCGCTGTGCTTGAAGGCGCGGTGCCCTGGAGCGAGAAGCTCGGCTCGCGGGTGCCGAAGAAGGCTGCCGGGGGGACGCAGTAGACCGGCCCGAGGACCGGGTCGTTCGCGTTGGCGACCGCCACCAGCGTCCCGGCTGCCACCGAGGCGGCGTCCAGGGCGATGCGCGGGGCGTCGGCCGTCGTGATCGTGAAGGCCGCCACGCTGCCGGGCACCAGGGCCGGGGTCCCGTCCTCCGGCTGGATGACCACCACCGCCGAGGGCGCACCGGGGTTCGTCGCGAAGGTGTGGTAGCCCGCCGGGGCTGCCAGGTCGAGCTGCGCACCGACATCGGCCGCGTCGTTCAAGGCCGCCGTCAGGTTCGCTGCCGCGTCGTTGTCGCCCGCACCGAGCCCGATGATGAACTCGTCGGCCGGGACACCCGTCCGACCCGCGATGTTGTTGGCCCCGGCCTGGAACTGGAAGATCAGGCCCTTGATGACCAGCTCGTCCCCGGCCCCCACGGCGGCCAGCGTGACCGTCGTCTCGGGGATGCCGAGGTTCTGGAGGAGGCCGATGCCGTTCCGGTTCTCCTGCGCCCGCAGGAACATCCAGCCGGTGTCGGGCTCCAGGGGAACGCCCGCACCGATGTAGTCCTCCACGTCGTACAGCAGGTGGGTCGTGCCCCGCCTGACCTCCTCGATGAGGCCGAGCCGCTTGCGGCGGAGGGTGGGCGAGCGGAAGCTCGCTCCCCGGTTGACCGTGAACAGGGCCGCCCGACCCGTGCCGCCCACACCGCTGTCCAGCGGGTCGCCGTAGGCGTTGTCCACCGTGTCGGCACCCCAGAACTGGTAGCCCACCACCTCCGCCTGGTCGCGCACGTAGGCGTGGACGAGGTTCTTCGACCTCTCCAGCAGACCGGCGTAGGTGTGGAGGGGCGAACTCATGCGCGCTTACCCCGGTTCTTCGCCGCGCGAGCACGCTTGTCGTACTCGGTGGTGTCCTTGCCCTTCGAGGCGGCCAGCTTCCCGGCCTCGGTCCAGTTGTCCACCCGCTCGCCTTCGACGTTGGGGGCCAGGCCGAACTGCGGGCCGTCCATCTTGAGCTGGTGCTCGCGCTGTCCGACCCGAGCACGCCGCTCGGCCATCTGGCGCTTCACCTGGATGTTCTTGCCGGGCCACACGTCGCCCCGCAGGACTCCGCCGACGCCGGGGGCGATCTTCTTCTCGGCCGGGGCCTCGCAGTCCGGGCACACCTGCGGGGCGTTCCGGTTCGTGATGGACAGGGTTCGGAAGAAGGCGGTCCCGCACTCCTTGTCGCTGCACTCGTAGGCGTAGTCAGGCATCTCGTAGCACCTCCTGTGCTGCAAGATACCGAGCTGCCACGCGACGACTGCTCTGCTCGAACTCGGGGTGCTCTGCGATCATCTCACCCAGACGCAGAGTATCGGCTAGATAGTGGAGATCGGGGCCGTCCCGGCCCTCGCTCCCCATCCGCTTGCGGAACTTCGGGATGTCCCACCGCTTCGAGACGACGTGGTCGAACACCGCCAGGACGTGCTTGCAGGCCCGGTGCTGGCCGCTCGGGTCCTTCACCTTGGGCTTCGTCGCCAGGCCACGAGCCCGCCCGTAGAGGTAGTCGCCCTGCTTCGCGTGGAACTCCGGCCCCTGCCACTGCCAGAAGGGGCATGAGCAGCTCACCTTGACGTGGGCCTTCCGCATGTCGCGGACGTTGCCCTTGCGCAGCGCCTTGAGGCGGACCCGGTGTGCGCCCTTCGACCCCTGCACGTCGAACAGCCACACGGCGTTCTTCGAGTCCACGCGGGCGAGCCTGAGCTTGATGCCCCGGCTGCGGGCCACCAGGTCGGGGCCGCAGCCCTCGCGGATGTCGCGGATGAGGGCCGCCTGCCGCTGGATGTGCCCGGCCTCTTCACCAGGCAGGACCCGGCTGCCGGGCTCGCCCTTGACCTGGTCCTCGTGCGGGCCGAGCAGGCCGGGGTCGCCCGGCTTCTTCTTGCGGTCCCGCTTGCCCTTGCTCTTCGGCGTGCCCCGGTCGTACTTCGTGTCCGGGTCCATGTCCGGGGGCCGCTGCTCGCGGAAGAAGGTGGCGAGCACCTCGGAGGCGAGCTTGTTGACCGCCCCGTAGTAGAAGTCGTCGTCCTCGGGGTCGATGAGCTGGTCGTCGAGGGGCTCGTCTCCCCACCGCTTGTCGGTCGGGTGCATGAACTCCGACTCGATGGTGTAGAGGTTGACCAGGCTGTCGCCGATCTCCTCCGGGTCGCCATACGCCTCGATGCCGACCTCGGCGTCGATGAGGCCGAACATGGCGTCCTCGTCCTCCTCCGAGAGGAACCCGGCCACCACCAGGAACTCGCGCACGGGCATCGAGCGCAACATCCGGCTGCCAGGCTCCACCAGGTAGAAGTGGACCAGTCCGGTCATGCCGCTGATGTTGCGGACGTAGCCGAGCACCAGGTTGCCGTCTTCGGGTGCATCCGTCCGCACGAAGTCGCCCCCGAGGCCGATCTCCAGCACGAACGCGATGTCCGGGGCGGTGAGCACCTCACCGAGCCGCATCTTGAACCGCTCGGGGTGCTTGCGGCGAATCTGCTGCTGCTTCTTGAACTGCGGGTTCCGCTTGAGCCGCTTGTACCGCTTGCGCGACTGCTGCCGCGACTTCATCCGGTTGCGCTTGTAGCGCATCTTTGCCCGGATCTTGTCGATGCCTCGCTGCTTGCGACGCCGCTTGGTCGGCCGCCGCTTGAGCCGGAAGCCCGCGTAGGCCAGCCGGGTCAGCCAGGTGTCGAACAGGTCGTCGTCCTCGACGATGGGATCGTCCTCGCCGCCCTCGAACTCGAACACCTGGTCGAGGTAGGCGAACAGCTCGTCGGGGTCTTCGACGACGGCCTCGTCGAGGAACGTCCCGAGGCTCGCCGTGTCCCGGTCACCGTCGTCCCACTCGATGTGGACGGTGCCGAGCGGGCTCACCTCGATGATCTCGCCCCACTCCTCCGTGGGGAAGTGCAGGAACGGGATCTCGACGGTGGCGTATGCCCTCTTCTTCGCCTTCTCCCGCTGCCGCTTGCTGCGCTCGGCGATGTTCCGGGCTCCGCCGCCAGGCCGCCGCTTGTGCCGCTGCGGCAGCTCCTCCCGCCACTCCTTGCGCTGGTTCCACATCCCGTGGTTGCGGAGCTGCCGCTGGCGGAGCTTCACCTTGCGGAGCTTCGGCCCCCGGTGCGTCCGATACCACTTGCGGTCGTACCGGGCGACCTGTGCCTTCTGCTCTCGCTCCCGCTGCTGGCCGGAGGGGTGGGGCGAGCGGTAGCGGGGCTTGTAGCTGATGGCCTCGCGGAACAACCACTCGTCGTCGAACTCGTCGAACTCGCCCTCGGCCGTCATGCCGGGCCGCCGGACAGGGCCTTCCGTCCGGGCCGGGGTCGTCGGGTGGGTCTTGCCGCCGTCGTACTGACCGCCAGGCACGCCCTTCGTCCGGGCCTTGTCCTTGTGGATCGAGCCGCCGGAGTCACTGCCGGACTCGCCAGGCACGTTGAAGGTCACGGGGCCTTCGACCGGCTTCTTGCGCGACCAGGGCGGGGAGGGCAGGCCACGGGTCGGGTACTTGCCCGTCCCCGAGGTGTCGCCCGTGTCGGACTTCGTGGGGGACGGGGTCTTCGTCCACGTCTGGACCCCGAACTCCTTCTCCGGCTGGATGCCCGCATGTCGCGGGTGCAGGCCGCACATCTCCGGCCGGGGGTCCTTCATCCCCTTCCAGAACGTCGAGACGATACGGGCGACGCCCCGGTCGTTGACGAAGACCACCTGGAGGTCGCCGATGGTCTTGTCCACCCACTCGACGGGCTCGCCGTAGTTGGTGGCCCGCTGAAAGTCGTTCCACTGCCAGGACTTCTGCGACTTCCAGTCGTTGAGCTTCTTGCTGAAGTTCCGCAGGGCGACCCGCAGGTCACCGACCGTGATGCCCCGCTGGTCCATCCGGTACTGCGCGTGGGGCGTGATCTGCATCTGCTTGAAGATGCCGCCGCCCTTCTCGCGCTCCAGGTCGTAGACCTTGCGGGCCTCGGGGTTCGTGAGCTTGCGGCCGTGCTCGACCTTCTCGGCCAGGTCGTGCTTCAGCCGGGGGCTGCGCACCTCGTCCTCGATGCGCTCGACGACCTGGCAAGGGCCACCGGGCCAGCCGAGGCTCGGGCTGAGGTCTGCGGCACGCTCCCCCATCGTCAGCTCCCCTTGAGCTGCGCCAGCAAGTAGCGGACGGCCACTCGGTCCATGACCAGGGCCTCGTGGGAGGCGTAGCGGTGCGCTCCGCCGCCGAAGGCGGGAAGGACCGCCTCGTCCACCTGGGTCTTGTCGTGAAGGGGCAGCCGGGCTTCGAGGAACTTCTCGCCCATCTTCGTCAGGGCGAGCGACGTGCGGTCGAGGTCCAGCTCCAGCTTCTCCAGGCGACGGGGGGCCGCCTGGATGAGGTCGCCTGCCACCTGGTGCAGGTGGTCGGTGTGCTCAGACTGCTCGACGAGCTTCATCGCCCGGTTGACCAGGTGCTTGAGCCGGTGGGCCTCCACACGCGCAGCCACCACGCCCTCGGTGATGAGAGCCCAGGCTGCCTGGCTGCTCGCTGTCTTCGACACGGGGGCTCCTCCGGTAGGCCGGTTCGGCTTCTACCTTCCGCCCCTCATAGGAGGACTAGCGCCCTCGGTCAGGCGCGCTTCTCGGCCGCTGCCGCCTGCTTGGTCAGCTTGCTGCGGATCTGCGCGGCGACCTTCGGCGACTCCTTGTCGCAGATGGCCTCGATGGCCTCGGGCCAGTCGCCGTAGAAGTCCACGGCCTCCTCCACCCGCTTGTGCCAGTTGCGGCGGGTGGACCAGCCCTCGACGATCTCGGCGATCTCCTCGTCCTCGGTCTTCGCCGGGGGCGGGGCCGGTCGCGTGCGGCCCGCGACGGCGGCGTCCGGCAGCAGGGCGGCCAGGTCGTCTCCGGCCGTCGTGACCTCGACATCGCCCGTCGCCCCGCCCTCGCCGACGTGGTCGATGCCGACGTTGCCCTCGGCCGGGACCTGCGTGGAGCCCTGGCCCCGGACCGCCTGCGCCTGGTGGGTCTGCGTGTCGTCGGGGACGACCACCGCACCGGCCTCGCGGTTCTGCGGGGTCTTCGCGACCGCCCGACCGACCTGCACCGGCTGACGCCGGGCGGCCTTCGTGACGTTCACGGCCTTGACCTCGCCCGCCTCGACGACGCCGTCGCCGACCGTGGCACCGGACGAGAACTTGTACTCCTTGCCCACCGGGACGCCCCCGGCGTCGTCGGCGATGACCTGGTACTTGCCGCCCTTGCCCGCCCGGCGACCACCCTGGTCGGCCGTGTCGTGCCGCGTGCCGCCCATCTCATCCCGCGTCTTCGCGGGGTCGGCCTCCTCCAGGGCGGCCTGCCTCGCTGCGATGCGGTCGCGGTTGATGCGCTCGGCTCGGGCCACCTCCGCCCGCTCGGACGGCGACGCGGCCGGGGCGTTGCCCGTGCCCGCCTGGTGGACCGGGGTGGCCTTCACGAACTGCTGCTCCTTCTCGGCGTCCTCCATGAAGATGTCCTCGACATCCGGGGACACCTCGGCAGCGTGCTCGGCTCCCGACGCGCTCATGTCCACGTCCAGGGCCTCGGTCGGCTCGGCGGCGGCGGCGGTGATGCCGAGGTCGGCCTTCCGCTGTGCCCGCTGCGCACGCAGCTCGGCCAGGCGGTTGCGGTCGCCCGAAGACGCGGCCTCGCGGATCTGCTTGGCCTCGCCCATCGTGCCGATGACCGCCTCCTCCTCGGCCGCCTCGCCCATCTCGAAGGTGTCCCCGCGCTCGCGGGCCTCCGGGGTCGCGTGGCTGACCTGCACCCCGGCGGGCTTCGCCTGGTAGGTGGTGGTCTGGTCTTCCGCGACGACGAACCAGTCGCCCAGGAGGCTCTGGAGCTGCGGGACCGCGTACTCGACGCCCGCGTAGCGCACGGTCTGGCCGTCGTAGTCGAACTCATCGGCCTCGGCGATGTCCATTTCGTACTTGCCGACGTGGATCTTGTTCGTCGCCCGGTACGTCTTGAACTGGCCTCGCTTGAACTTGCTCATCTAGATCGTCCTCCGCCTGGAGTATGGCCCCATGAACGGGGTGGAACCTGTGAACCCTACCCGGCCACTCACAGACCTTCCTCGCGAGCAGCAGAAACGCTACCCGCCTGGATGTCTGCTTCCAGCGCACCACTGATCTTGTCGCGGATGACGGGCAAGAAGACCTTGCGGACCGGGACCCTCGCAACGACCTTCGCCTGCCGCTCACTGGCCGAGTAGACCAGGAACTCCAGCAGGCACCGGCCATCCGCCGTGTCGTTGAACCGGAAGGCGTTGGCGAACACACCGAAGGCCAGGCGGGGGTCCACAACCACCTCGCAGACGACCCGATCCTGTCTCGGCATGTCGGCTCCCGGCTACTGGGCCTCCTTCCACTCCGCCAGAGCCTCCGCCAGATCATCCGATCCGTCCGGGGGGCTGTCCGCGTCGAGCAGGAAGCCTTCAGCCTCCTGCACTACCCGCAGAAGTCGGTCCATCTTGCGGCTGGTCTCCTCGATGTGGTCGCCCGTCAGGCTCTCGTCCAGCCGCCGCAGGACATCGACGACATCGCGGGGCGCTCCGTCCGAAGGCATCTCGCGAAGAACCGCCAGCGTCTCGCGCGCAGCGACCAGGTGGTCCCTCGGGGCCAGCAGGAGCCCCAGCCGCCTGTTGATGCCGTCGAGGACTTTGCTGTGCTCCGCGATGAGGGCCGTCAGGTGCTCCCTCTGCTTCTGGTGCTCGGCCTCCAGCTCGTCCTTCGTCTTGCGGAACTCCAGCTCCATCTGGCGGGCACGCTCCTCCCGAGCGTTCGCCTGCTGCCAGAGCTGCTGCTTGATGTCGCCCGCGAGCGATGCCGTGGTGTCGAGGTTGTCGGCGAAATCGCCCAAGCTCGACAGGAGCTTCCCAAGCGCCCCTGCCCCGTCCTGAACGTCACGCGGCAGGGTGACGTTCCCGCTGTACTGCGCATTCGTCAGGGCTTCACCGAGATCCCGCATCATCGTGCCGAAGTCGCTCACGGGTTGCCCCTCCGATGTCTGATTGAACGCGGTCGTTCCGAGCATGGGCATGGGCCATCTACTCCCTGCCCCGCCTCACGGAACCCCCTGGCCGGGTAGAACAAGGCAGGAGAACACCATGACCAAGCCCCACGAACTCGTCGCCCTCATCGACATGGACGGCACCGTCGCCGACTTCGACGGAGCCATGCGACGGGACCTCGCCACCCTCACCAGCCCCGGCGAGCAGGTGATCGCCGCCGGACCGGACGACTCCGACGAGCCGCTCTGGCTGAAGGCCCGCAAGAAGCTCACCAAGACCCAGCCGGGCTGGTGGCGGAACCTGCCCGTGTACGGCATCGGGATGGCGGCCTACACCCACCTGCGCGTCGGGGATGTGCTCGCGGCACCACTCGACCTTCTCGGTCCACGCCTGCGTGCTGCGGTACGGCCCCTTGGTCAGGACCATCATCGTGAAGCCCGCGTCGCGCAGGTGACCATCACCGAGGACAAGGGCCTGGTCTACGGCAAGGTGCTGGTAGACGACTGGCCCGCCTACGGCATCCGCTGGTTGGAGTGGCGGCCTCGTGGCCTGCTGGTGGTCCCGGCCTGGCCCTGGAACACGCTCGACCAGTACCCCGAGCACCTACACCCGAACATCATCCGGCTCACCGGGGACTGGCCCACGGAGCTTCCCCTGCTGCTGGAGCGCATCGCGGCCATCAAGGAGAGCGCACGCTGATCGGGGCGTCTTAAACGACGAAACCCACCGGCCTCCCGAAGGGGCTACGGTGGGTCCGCAGATGACTGTCACCGGCTGCGGCCTTGTGGGGCCGTTCCCGATGTTGTCCCCGTCCTCCCTTGGGAGGCCGACTTCCGCAACCGCTCTCGCGGGCTGCTTCCGCCAGACCGAGTCAGGTGAAGGTGATGGTCCCTTCTTCCTCGGCGTGGGTTTCGACCGGAGTTTCCTCCAGCCAGGTATTGGGCTTGAACCCCTCTACCCTGACCCCTTGTTCAAGAGGGGTCCCATCGTTGAGGCCAGCGGCTAACTGACCCCCTACTCTGCCGCCTGCTCCCCTTGCCACGGGGTCGGCCTGCGGTAGAGGCCCCGCCGGGTTTCCCCTTTGGAGCGCGCCAGGATGGCTGTCCTGGCTTCCGGTTCGGGGTGACTGCGGTGCCTAGTCCCGTCTGCCTCGAACCGTGCCGCTCGGGTCTCCCCGTGCAGCGAGGGAGGTTCTAAACGACCTGGACTCGGGGGTCAAGCGGTTCCCGAACTTTTTTCGTCAGCGACGAGTTCGGCGGGTGCGTGCCCGGAGGATTCGGTCAGCGTGTGCCTCGATGGCCCGGTTGATCCGGTTGTCGCTGAAGAAGGGGATCGGCTCTCCCCGGAGCATCCGGTGGGCCAGGGTCTTGATCTTCCCGAAGCGCATCATCCCGTCCAATCAGTTGTCGATGATGAGGGCGGCCAGCAGGTAGGTGATCGTGCGCGTCGTCATGCTCGGGTTCTCCAATCCGTTCTGCCCCTACTACTGGCCTGCTCCGGCGGCTGAGCCCCGAGATCGAAAAAAGTTCGAGGGCTCAGAAAAAGCCGCTGGTCGGTGGTGATGGTGAAGGCAGGAAGCGAGGCCCCGACAGCCCTTCCCCTCCTGCCGCCACGACGAAGGAGGCCGGATGAAGTGACGACCGATGCGACAGAATCCATTCCGTCTGACGGCCCCCGGTAGTACCCCTGCCGGGGTGTCCGTCGTTGTGGGGAGCCGAAACGACAGCACCCCCGGAGGCCGAAGCCGCCGGGGGTGCGTCGAGTGGTGTCCCGAAGGAGCGGCCGGGTCACCGACCGCTCCTCACCGGCCCGCTACTAGCGGGTGACGGTCAGGCGGGCGAGGCCGCGCGGGTTGTAGGCCCCGAGGCCCAGGTTCTCGAAGATCGAGAAGCCGATCATCCGGCGCTTCGGGTCGTCGGCCGACAGGACCGTCAGCTCGGTGCGGACCGGGATGCGGCCGAACATCTCCGGCTCGCAGCACAGGTACACCGTGCCGTTGGGCACGAGGCGGCTGGTGACGACGTTGGCCCCGTAGATGACCCCCTGGAGGCCCGTCTTCAGGAGCGTCGCCTGCGACTCGATGTCGAGGATGTCGCGGCCGAACTTGCGGATGTCCGCGTAGTCCCGCGCGTTCATGTAGATGCGGGCGACCCGGAGGTCGTGCCGCTCGATGAGCGCGAAGGCGTCCGCCAGCACCGCGCCCGAGATCGGGGCGATGACGGGGATGTCGGCGTTGAGCTGACCCGGCAGGGAGTCGAAGCCCGCCGTGGCGACGGCGTCGAGGACGGCGAAGACGCGCTCGTCCTCGGCGGCCTGGATCTGCGCCCGGCCGAGGTCCTGGGACCGCTCGATCAGGTCGAAGCGGCGCTCCTTGATCTGGGTGAGCGGGATCTCCGGGTTCGACGCGATCTCGAAGAGCGGGAAGATCACCCGGCGCGGCTTGGTGACCGCGAGGATGTTCTGGCCCTCTTCGCCGACCACGTAGGCGGTGATGTCGGGGTCCTTGTCGTAGATGGGCAGCGCACCGTCGGGGAGCTGCTCGACCAGGAAGGTCTTGCGGCCCACGGCGGCGTAGTCCCGCCGCGTGCGGAGGGGCTGCGTCATCGACGCGGCGAGCTTGGCGCGACCCTGCGGGGTCTTGATGTACTCGCCGATGATCTTCTGCTTGACGGCGTTGGTGGCGTTCATGTCCTGGTCCTCCTCAGATGCGCTGGTCGTAGACCAGGTCGCCCTGGACGGCGTCGGGGACCATCTTCACGGTCCCGATGACGGTGGGAAGGGACATCGCGCCTCCGGCAGCGATGACGGGGGCGGCCAGCGCGGCGAAGTTCGCCAGCATGTCCACACCCTCCCACGTCTGCTCCGTCGAGACGGCGGCGTAGTCGGCGGCGATGATGTTGGTCAGGTAGCCGTTCCGCGAGGCGAAGAGGGCCTGGCCGACGTTGTAGGCGGTGAGCGCGTTGCCCAGGTTCAAGCCCGTCAGGACGGAGTCCTCGAACAGCGTGTTGCCGAACGTGCCCTGCCCCGAGACGTAGGGACCCTTGCCGGACGCGGTGCCGGGGGTGTTCTCGAAGGCGTTGCCGTTCGCGCTGTTGATGAAGACGCCGAGGATGCCGACGTTCGCGGTGCCGACCGCCGCCGGTCCGCCGATGAAGTTGGACCCGCCGCCCGCGTCACCGCGCGAGAAGCACACGGAGCCGGAGAGGACGCCCGTGAGGGTCTGGTCCACCTGGGCCGTGATGGTCGCCACGGCGACGACCTGGGGGGGGTTGGTCTGGGTGAACGAGTCGTCGGTCAGGACGCCGATGCTGTTCGCGATCCCGAGGTTCAGGATGCGCAGCGCGCTGCTCGACTCCGTCCATCCACCGCTTGCCTGTCCGAGCAGAGGCATGATGCCCTCCTACTCCCTGTTTCCAGGGCTGGGTTTCTGGATGACCCACCCGCCAGGCGGTTGAGCCTCGAAGTTCGGCCGAGACGCCACCGTGGCGACGCGACCTCTTGTCTATATGCAGCGGGGTATCGGCTAAATAGTGGGGGTTCCTCGAAGAAACCCCCTTTGCCACCCACCTCCCCCCGATTCACGGGAGGAGGTGGGGGAGGGGTTCAGCGACCGATCAGGAGAAGCTGCCGCTCACGTCCGGGTCGGAGGCCCAGAGGTTCGACAGCTCGGCGATCTCGTTGCCGCCGCTGGAGGCGACCTTCGGGACCTGGCCGACCGACTTGACGCCCTTGGACGCCTTGCGGGCCTGCGGCTGGAGGATGGCCGCGAGGCTGGCCTCCTTGTCGCTGCCCTCGTCGTCGCCCTCGTCCTCGTCCTCGGAGCCGAAGACCTCGTTGAAGGCGGCCTTGTCGGCGGCCGTCAGCTCGGTCCCGTCCGAGAGGCCCATCGGGTCGAAGCCGGTGGCGAAGAACTCGGCGTCGGAGGCCTCCTTGTCGGAGCCGCCCTCGTCCTCGTCGTCGTCGCCGCCCTCGTCGTCGGAGCCCTCGTCGTCACCGCCCTCGTCGTCGGAGCCCTCGTCCTCGTCGTCCTCGGACTTCTTGGCGGCCTCCTTGTCGGAGCCCTCCTCGTCGTCCTCGTCGTCGGAGGCGTTCTTCGAGGCCATCACGTCGCCGCAGGCGATCTCGCCGTCGTCCACCAGCTCGTCGTCCATGCCGTACTGCATGGCCTGGAGCATCTCCAGCTCGTCGTCGTCGAACTCGGCGACGTGGCCGAAGGCGGTCTTGTCGGACGCCTCCTTGTCGGAGCCCTCGTCGTCGTCGGACTCGTCCTCGGAGCCCTCCTTCTTCTTGGCCTCGCACATCTCCTGCATCTTGCCGTCGAGCTTCTCGCAGCCCGCGAGGACCTCGGCCCGAGCGATGATGCCGTCGTTGTCGGTGTCGAGGGACGCGAACATGGCGCGGGGGCCGGTCCAGTCCTCGGCCGTCACGAAGCCGTCGCCGTCCAGGTCGAAGGCGTCGAACATCGCCATGACGGGGTTCGCGGCCTTGTCCGAGACGGCCGCCTCTTCCTTCTTCGCCTCCTGCTCGGACTTGCCGGAGGTGCCGAGGGTCTCGCCGCCGGGGTCGTTCTGGTCGGCGCTCTTGAGCGCCTTCAGCTCGGCCTCCATCGCGGCCAGGCGGGCCTCCATCGGGTCCAGGGCCGGGGCCTCGTCCTCGGGGAACATCCCGAGCAGCTCCTCCTCCATCGAGAGGAAGTCGCCGCCGAGGCGCTCGACCGAGGCCTCCAGGGCGGTGTCGTCCATGCTCATGTAGCCGAACGCCTGGTTCTCGATGTCGTCCCACGACGCGGTCTTGCCGAGCGTGGCCCGCGCGAGCACGAGGCACTTGGCCGACTTGCGCCGGACGAGCTGCATCAGGTTGGCCTGGCGGCCGACCTGCCCGGTGTGGGCCGGGTGGTCCTGGTCCTCGACCCCGTAGCCGGGCGTCGCGGGCGGGCCGCTGTCCCCGTAGGGCGGCGGGTGAACGTCCTCGGCGAACTCCGAGGGGCCGCCGATGTTGTAGTCGTCCTTGCCCGGATCGTCCTGGGTGTGGGCCGGGTGGTCCTGGTCCTCGACTCCGTAGCCGGGGGTTGCGGGGGGAGCAGCCGCCTCACGGTCGAGGGCCGCCCACGTCATGCGCTGACGAGTGCTCATCGCTTCGTCTCCTTGCCTGTGGCGACTGCCAGGGATGGGTTCCTGCTCCCGTTGCGATCCTGGCCTCGCCGCGAGATGAGCTTGCCGAGCTTGATCAAGGTCTGTGCCTCGGCGGTTGTGGGCTTGCGGCCGAGCGCCGCTCGACAAGCCCGGAGGAATTGACTCGACGAGCTGTACTCGCCGATGTCGCCGAGCTGCGCAGCAGCCCGGTACACAGGCACGGGGATCTCCACCCCGTACTCCGCGTGCAGTAGGGCCACCTTGTCCATCAGGTCGGTGTCGCTCGAAGCGTGCCGACAGAGGAAAGCCACAGTGGCGTCGTACACCGCCGCCTGCTTGACCACGTTGTCGTTGGGAGCCGCCGAAGACTCCTCGGGACCGAGGGCCTCGTCGAGGTCCTTCTGGTCCATGTCCTTCTTGAGCTTCTTCTTGACCCGATCCCGCATGTGATCGGTCAGCTCACGTTCCATGTCGTCGAACGGGCCGCCCTCGTCCTTCTTCTCGGCCGGGGCGTCCACGTCGTCGTCTTCGTCGCCCCACCCGGCCATGAAGTGGTCGCCGCCGAAGGCGAGGGCAGCGGCCTTGCGGCGGGTGCCCTTCGTCCACTCCTCCGGGGGAGTCGCGAGGATGGCCGAGGCGGCCTTGCCGAGCTTGTCGCCCTGGTGGATGGCGAGCACGTTGCGGAGGACCGCGCCCGTGAAGGCGGGGGTGCCGACCCAGGACGCCTCGATGAAGTGGACGCCGCCGGTCGGGTCGAGGCTCGGGTGACCGCACAGCTCCGCGACGCGGTGCTGACGCCCCTGCTCGTCGAAGAAGACGTTCCCCTTCTCGTACTTGATGTGGGGGCACATCTCCGTCTCGTCGGCGGCCCAGTGCCCGCACTTCGTGCAGATGGTGCCATCGACGGTGCAGCCCATCGACAGGGTGCCCATCTTGCCGGACTCGATGGCCTCGACCAGGTCCGCGTGCTTGCGGTCCGTGGCGATGAGGATGTCCACGTAGACCGAGTCGCCGATGTCGCGAGCGACCGCGTCGATGACCCGGCCCTTCGACAGCTCCTCGACCTGGACGTGCTCGACGAAGTTCTGCGCCCCGATGAAGGTCCGGTAGCTCTTGAGCAGAACGTCCCGGTCCCAGGCGTCGAGGTTGTTGTTGATGAACTTGTCGCAGCCGAGCTTGACCCGGAACTTGCCGTACTTCCGGTTGATCCTGAAGCCGCCCTCGGAGTGCTTGCCGAGCTTCGTGTTCGGCGGCTCGAAGGTGTCCACCGACGCCACGATGGTCGCGTGGGTCAGCAGGTAGTCGCTCGGGTTGAAGGGCTTGCCGAAGATCTCCGACGCGCGGTCGATGAGGTTCTCCGACACCTCCGCAGCGGCCTTGGCGGCCGTGCGAACCTTCGCCCAGCCCGCACGTCCGACGTGCGGGGTGACGACCTCAGCCCTGGCGTACTTCAGGAAGGCCATCAGGCAGCCTCCACCGGGTTGCCGTCGAGGTCGCAGGCCAGGACTCGGTCGCTGCCGTCACCGTCGAAGCCGAAGCTCTTGCGGTACTCGGAGTCGTCCGGGTCCACCACGATCTCGAAGCTGTGCCCGACACCACCGATCTTGCCGATGTACGCGAGCATCCGGGCCATCGACTCGGCCCCGTCGCCGTTGCCGCTGAACTTCACCGTGAGGGTGCGCTCGTCGGCTGCCGACTTCACCTGCTGGACCAGGTCGAACCCCTGGTCCATCGTGCCGTCCCACTCCGCCTGCAAGTCGTTCTGCTGGCCGTCGTCGTTGGGCTCGTAGGCCGGGTCGCCGATGATCTGGTCCCGCTTGATGAGGAACATGCAGTGCGGGCACCCGAGCAGGCGGTGGCTCTGGCCGTCCACCCGCTTGTAGTTCGCCGGGCGGAGGTGGATGGGGTTGCCCTCGTCGTCGGCCTTGCACTTCGGGCAGGCGTACTTCCCGCCGTCCAGTTCGGCCTTCGTGCCCCGGTAGTGGCGGTCCTTGCTGGCCCAGTAGAGGGCCGACTTGATCCAGGCGTGGCTGATCCGGTCGATGGACAGGCGGGCAGCCGACTTCGCCACAGGCCCACCAGGCACGCTCACGGTCCCCGCCCCGCCGGGAACCGTGCTGTGCTCTGGATCGGGCGTCTTCGTGATGATGTCGGTCACCCTCTGCACGTCTTCGACCGGGTAGCGGCCGGAACCCCACGGGAAGTCGATGTCCACCTGGCCGATGCCAGGCCACACCGCAGTCACCGTCCCCGCCTGCGACTCGTCCGTCGCTCCACCCGCAAGCGGGTACGCCAGGTCACCAACAGCGAACTCGGAGGCCCGCTGCTGGTAATCGACGAAGACGGTGGCGTGGCGATTCCCCACGGTACGACCTCCTGGTCCGAGGCCGGTCAGGCCGCCTTCGCGATCCCCGCGACGATGTCGGCCATCTTGGCGAGCTTGTCGGCGGCGGCCGGGGGCACGTCGCCCGCGAGGTGCGGCATGACGTGCGCGGCGGCCCGCGTCAGCGTGGCGAGGCGCTCGGCGTCCTCGGAGCCCTCCAGCAGCCGGGTCTGGAACTGGAGCACGTCGAGTCCGGCGGCGGCCAGCCGCTCGCCGAGGGTCTTGACGGCCTCGTGATCGCTGGCGGCGCAGCGGGTCGCGGCACCGTTGATGTCCATGTAGAGCGCGGCGAGCTTCTTGCCGTTCTCCAGGGCCGCCTGCACGCCGGGCCGGGCCGTCTGCCGGTCGGAGCCGCCGGGCAGCTCGCCGCCCTCCTGCTTCTCGCGCAGCTCGCGGTTCTCCTGCTGGCTGAAGTGGCCGCCCATGTAGGACTCGTCGGCCTCCTGCTCCTTCGGGCCGGACTTCTCCTCGCCGATCTGCTCGGGGTCCTCGCCGATGTGCTTGCCCTCGTCGAACACGTCGTCACCCGTGAGGGCGGTCTTGCGCTCGGTGGCGAGCTTCTCGATGTCGATCTCGGCCCGCTTGGCGATGTGGTCCGACAGGAGGTCGCACTGGAAGCCGAACTTCTGCGCGATCTCCGGCTTGATGCCGAAGGACTCGGCGTTCTTCTGGATGAGATCCGCTGCCTTGTCGAGGATGTTCCCCGCGTCGAGCGCGGCCTGCTTGCTGAGCTTCTGGGCCATGTCGGTGTTTCCTCCGTGTCCGAAACGGGGTGGACAGCACAGGGCGCACGGTCGGCCCTTCGCTATAACCCTCCCCGTATAGGAGAAAGATTGAAAAAACTCCCTGGGTGGTTCTCAGGCCACCAGGTCTTGCTCGTCCTCCGAAAGAACCGCTTTTTCCATCGCCGTGAACTCATCAGGCGACATCTGCTCGATTCTTTTTCGCTCGGCGGGGTCCTTCACATTTTCGAGAAAGTCCCGCTTCCGCTCCTCGGGCGACCGCTCCGGTCGCACTGAAGGGTCGTCCAGCAGCGAGAGGTCTGCCCCACCGGCCACGGCCCGCAGCACTGCAACCGCCGTGTCCTGCGCGTCGGGCTCCACGTCCATGTCGTCGATGGCGTCGGCCGTCGCCTCGGCCTGTGCCCGGACCACAGCTTCCCGCGACCGCTTCATGCACTCGGCCTGCGTCTTGCCCTCCTCCAGGCACGCCTGGAGGGCCTCATCGACCGCCGAATCCACGGCCTCGCGGGTCTTGTCCTCCACCTCGTCCGCCGTCTGGTCGAACAGCTCGGGGAGGTTGGCGGGGTCCCGCTTCTTCCTGGTGATGGCCGCCGCGACGCCCTGCACGGTGGTCATGTGCATCACGCCCATGTCGCGGATCATGGCCCGCAGGTACTCCTGCACCTCGGGAGCCATGTCCGGGTTGTCGGCGAGCGCCTTGACCAGCGGCTCCCACGAGGTGCCCTCGGAGATCGCCGCCAGGCCCTCGTCGTCGAGCTTGCCCATCGCGTCGCGGACAGCCGCCCGGCCCTCCGCCGCGTAGACCTTCGACGAGTCCTTCAGGAACAACACCTCGGCGTTGCCCTGCTTGACCATCTGCTTGAGCACCAGCTTGAGCTTGCTGTTGAGCGGCTCCCGCACCAGGCGGCCGTCCGGGTGCTTCGCGTCGAAGTCCTCGTCGTTGAGCACCGCCGCCGCGTGGATGCCGTCGATGATCGCGTTCAGCTCGTCGTGCTCGGGGCTGCCCTTCTCGAAGTCACCGAGCTTCGCCGCCGCGTCCTCGGCCACCTGCCTTCGCTGGTCCGGGCTCACCCGCCGGTAGAGCTTCATCGCCTGCATCGCCCGTTCGGTCCGGGCGTCATCGTCGAGCTGCTCGGAGGAGAGGGGCTGGCCGCCGACGTTGGTGGGGTCGAGCAGCAGGGCCTCCTGGGCCTTCGCCTGGACCACGGCCTCGGCCAGCTCGTCGATGTCGTCCCCGTCCACGCCCTTGAAGGGGTCCTTCGCGATGTCCTTCATCGCCGACACCGTCACGCCGAAGTCGTCGAACAGCTCGCGGAGCTGCTTCATCTCCGCCTTGTACGCCGCATGGAACTCGGCCGAGTCGGCCTTCTCCATGAGCAGCAGAGCCGTCTCCTCCGTGATGACCTTGTCCCCGTAGAGCTTCTCGGCCAGGTCGGTGATCTCGGCCGTGAACTTCTCCTTGTCGGCCTTCGCCTGCTCCTTCTTCTTGGCCTCGTCCTCCTTGGCCTTCTCGGCCACGGCTTCCTCGGCCTCCTCCGGGGAGTCGGCGTCGCCCTTCGCGTAGGCCTCGGCCTTCGCCTTCGAGTCCTTGTCCTTGCCGAAGTCGTTGCGCACCTGGCCCTTCGCGTTCATCGCGTTCCAGGTGCCGTCGTCGGACGGCCACACGTCGCCGGGCTTGCGCTTCTGGCTCGGCTCGCCCTCGGCCATCAGCCAGCGGAGAGCGACGCGGTTGGCGGCCAGGGTCGCCCGCTTCTTGTAGTTGTTGCTCAGGTCCCGGTCGCCGTCCGCCCCGAAGCCCTCGATGTCCGGGTCGTCCTCCTTCATCCGGTTCCGGCGGAGATCGCGACGCGGGGGCTTCTTCGTGGGGTTGCGGCGGTTGAGGCGCTCGACCTCCTCCTCTTCCTTCTCGGCCTTCGACTTCGTGGCCCGCCGGGTCATCAGGGTGTGCCCCTGCTCCCGACCTGTCTCCACGAACCCTCGCTGCTTGAGCATCCGAACCGCGTGCGGGTTCACCGCATCGAGGCAGAACTGGATGTCGGGGAACGGCTCGACCAGGTCGTCGTACTGGCTGATGGCGATGTCCATCAGCTTCCCTCCGAGCCCCCTTCGCTGCCAGCCATCCGGGTCCACGACGATGTCGAAGGCGTAGCACTCCTGGTCACCCGAATCCGACGAGTCGAACAAGGCAGCCACGAGCTTGCCCCCGGCCTCGTACCCCGCCACGAAGTCCATGTGCGACAAGATGTTGATCCCGGCCTTCTGTGCCAGCTTCCACGGGTCGGAACCTCGCGGAGCCCGCCAGACCAGGCGGGGAGACGCCCCCTCGACGAACCACCTGGCGGCCAGGCGACGGGTGGCCTGCTTGTAGAGCTGCCGCTTGCCGATGAGCTGCCAGGACAGGCCGATCTTCCCGTCCTCTGCGTTGCCGAGGTAGCCCGCCCCCTGAAGCTCGGTGACCACGTCGGGCATCACCGGGTAGCCCCGCCAGGTGAACGTGCCGTCGTCCGCCACCAGGATGTGCTCGGCACCCCCGGCGGCCCGGTCCATGTCGTTGATGAGCGCCCACTCGTAGGCGGTCAGGCTGGAGATCAGCCCCTCGAAGCCCACCAGGCTGACCAGCGGGTCCGGGCTGGTGTAGCCCACCTCCTCCGGCCAGGCGTTGTAGATGGAGATGATGGCGACCTTGTCGGCCGCGAGGCGCATCGGGTGACGAAGACCGTAGACGCCGTGCGCCCGGTTCCGCCGCTTCTCCGACTGCATCGAGCCCTTCGCCATGCTGTACCACTGGCGGCCGGTCCGCCAGACGTAGCCGATGAGCCCGCCGCCGAGGTCCTTCTCGGGGTCCTCGTTCACGCTGGTCATCTCGGACTCGCCCCACCCGAAGACCGCGACGATCTCGTCGGCTCGGCCGAGGATCTGCCGCAGGCCCCACGAGAGCCGCCCCTGCTTGTCGAGCTTCTCCTTGACCGTGCCGTCCCGCATGAAGGTGTCTTCGAGGCCCGGCACGAGGTACTGGCTGCGGAGCGTGCTGGCCTCGTGCCCCACCTCCTTGGCCGCCTCATCGAGCGCCTGCTGGAACTCCTTCTTGAGCTTCTGCTCCCGCTCCTTCTTGTCGGTCGGGAGCTTGCCGCCCTTGCCCCGGATGGCCTTGAGCCGGGTCTGGACTTCGCGGTTGGCGTGCAGCCCCCGGATGTCCTTCGCGGTGATGCCGTGGGGCTTCAGGTAGGCGTTCACGTCGCCTGCCTCGACGCCCTCGAACACGGGGTCGGTGCCGGACTTGCCCTTCAGGGCCTCGCGGAGCCCGCTGACCAGGCCGGAGTCGCTGGTGGTCTTCGTCTGGCTCACCCCGGACTTGCCGACGTACTTGATGGTCGCCTTGCCGCCGGAGAGGGTGACGTGCTTCGCCTGCCAGCCGGTGACCCCGAAGTGGCCGTCCTTCGCCGAACCGGGGTTGCCGACCCGCTCGTAGGTGTCGTTCATCAGGCCCACGGCCAGGGCGCACAGCCGGGTCTTCTCGTCCTTCGACTTGAGGTCCTTGCCGATCTGGCCGCGCAGCTTGTCGAGGTTCTGCCGGAGCTTCTCGACCTTCTTCGCCTTCTCGCGGTTGCGGTGCTGGACCTGGCCCTCGCTGTACTCGTAGACCGTGACCTGCTCGCCCTTCTGGTTCTTGACCTTCTTCTTCGTGCCCTTGGCCGCCGTCTTCAGGCCGCCGGGCAGGGTCGGTGCCCGGAGCACGGCGATGACGTTGCCGGAGGAGGGGAAGTCGCGCGCGAGGCTCTTCCACACCCGCCCGGCAGCGGTGCTGGTGCCGGAGCCGCCGGAGCACTCGTAGGGCATGAACAGGAAGGGGCCGACCTTCTTGAACCACTCGACCATGACGGCCAGGTACATCGCCTTGCCGATGCCGAGGCCCTGCTTGCTCTCGTCGGTGATGAACGCCTTGTAGACCTGGAGGGCTCGGGTGTTCGTCCGCTCCTCCCCGTCGCTCGCCACCCACCGAGGTCGGCTGGTGTCCTCGACCTGCGGGTACTTCGCCAGCAGCTTCAGGACATCCCGCCCACACGTCTCCCGCTCGGGGTAGCGCATCACGCTGGCGTGGAGCCCGCCGATGGGGGCTCGGCCGTAGTAGACGCCTGCGAGGATGGCGTCGCTGTCGGACTTGACCCGGTACTTGACCTTGTTGCCCTCGTGCTCCATCAGCGGGGTGTTCGGGCCGAACCGCTGCGCGTACCGGGAGGCCACCCGGTCCACGAGCATCCTGTGGATCTCGACCTCGCCCGCTTCACCGCGAGGCAGGGCCGGGCGGCCCTGGCCGTAGAGCGGCATCGTGCTGTCCACCGGAGACGGCTGCGTCTCGGCCAGCAGGTGCAACGGAACGATCGTCTCCTCCTCCCCGGACGCCTGCACGGCGTCGGCGAACTGCCTGTTGAACAGCAGGGCGAGGGAGTCGATGGGGACGCTCTTCGTGATGTCGTCGGCACCGACTTCGAGGACGACGCGGTGCATGGTCGCCTGGTTGTAGCGGTCGCACAGCCGCCGGATGGCCGCGTTGGCCTCCTTCGACTGCCCCACAGCGTCCACAGCCTCGTTGAGCGAGTCCTGCACCATCTGCGCGAGGGCGTCCTCGGTCAGCTCGCCGCCCACCTTGCTGACGCCGAACCGGGCTTCGAGCTTCTTGTCGAGCAGCTTGGTGGCCTCGGCGACCACCTTCTTCGCGAAGATGTAGCCGGGCGGGGGCGGGATCGCGACGTACATGGCGGCGTTGATGCCGCCCTTCATCACCTCGCGGATGAGCAGCCGAGCGATGCGGGCACGCTCCTTCGGGTCTGGCACGTCGCCCTTGAGGAGCTTCGCCACCCCGGAGGCCACGTCCTTGCCCCGCTCGACCTTCCGCTTGATGACCTTCTTCGCGATAGCCGCTGCACCGCTGACGGCCGACCGCAGCTTCCCGCGCTTCGGCTTGTCATCCTCGGCCTCGGGCGCGTCGTCGGTGACGGTGTGGTTCTTCGGGTCAGCTCCAGGGTGCTCCCGCAGGTACTCCTTGCGGGCCTCGTCCGTGCCGAACTCACGAGCGGACTTCTCCGCCTTGTCGCGGGCGGCCTGGTCCTTGTCGTAACGGACCTTGAAGAGCTTGACCTCCTTCTTGGCCCCCTGCCCGCCCTGGTCCTTCTTCGGACGCTTGCGAACGATGACCGTGGGGTCGCCCTTCTCGTTCTCGCCGAAACCCTCGATGCGGCCGGGGCTGTTGAGGTACTTGCCCGTGAACAGCGGGTCGCCGATCTCCAGCTCGAACTTCTTCGCCGTGCGGGACAGCGGGTACGTCTCGGGCTTCGCCATCCCCCACACCGCCAGGCCCTCGACCGTCCACGAACCCGTGGGCACCTGGCCCTCGTACTTCGAGTCGAGCCCGTCCAGGTAGGCGAGGGTGATGTGCGGGTTGTAGATGAGGAGCGAGCGGTCCTTCAGGGCGAACCCGGCATCGGTCAGCCGAACCCGGATGCCGTCTCGAAGCTGGTCCATGTACCCGTCGAACCGCACCGGGCAGTACGCCACTCGGCGTTCCTTCTCCGGGTGCTCGAAGTAGTCGAGGGGCTGGATGGTGGCCCGCATCGGCCGGTACTGGCTGGCCTCGGCCTGCACGGCTGCCAGGAACTCGGCCTCTCGCCCGCGCACGTCCCCCACGTAGAGCAGCGTGCAGTGGGGCGGGCTGTCGTCCTCGTCGCCGAGGCTCGGGAACTTCGCGGCCAACTCCTCCGGCAGCGGGAGCATCAGCCCCACCTTCGCCCCGGAGCCCTTCACGGCCGCCGTGCGAGCTGCCTTCCAGCCCTGGCTCCGCCGCTCGTCGGTCGGCAGGCCGACCTCCTGGCCGGAGTCGAAGCCGATGTAGGCCCACCCGTCGCCCGCCTCGATGCTCGTCACCTGGTCGCCCTCATCGGGGAACCAGGTCGGGGCCATCGCCGCCGTGCGGCCACCCTGAAGGTCGAGCCTGACGCGCTGCGTCAGCCGCCGCTTGTCGGTCACGAGGGACGGACTGTCGAGCAGGTGACGGCGAGCCAGGTCGGTGACCTGGCTGATCTGGCCGCCCCGGAGCCCGAACTCCTTGATGAGCGACCGCATGTCCAGCACCTTGCCGGGCTGCTTGAGGGCCGCGATGAACTGGTCGGTGGCGTCAAACGACAGGTCCACCGCGATCTCCCGCAGGCGGGCGACCTGGTAGCGGTCGAGGAACCCGAGCCGCTTCCCGCTCGGGAGCCCCATGTCCATCATCGCGAACAGGGCATCCGAGCGCGTCTCATCGGCCACGTTGAACAGGGCGTTCGCCATCGCCCCGTTGCTCTGCGCGATGTCCTTGATCTCGTCGAGCAGCCCGAGCCGCTGCATCTCCTCCAGAGCCTTCTTCGCAGTGGGCTCCCGCAGGAGATCGACGAGCATGGTGCTCAGGTGGCCCGGCTTGATGTTCTTGAGCTTGCCCTTGTGCCGCCGGATGGCCGCCTCGGTGTCGGGCGTCAGCTTGAAGCCGTACTTCACGATGAACTTGATGGCCCGGACCATGCGGGTCGCGTCGTCGGTGAAGGTCTTGTCCGGGCTGGACGGGCACTTCATCGAGCCCGCCGCCAGGTCGGCGAGCCCGCACCCGGTCAGGTCGATGATCTCGGCCTTGTCCGGGCCGTTCGCCAGGTCTTGCAGCCGCCACATCAGCGTGTTGTGGACCACCACCCCGTTCGCCACGAAAGCAGGCTCGACCCCCTCGCCCATCGAGATGTCGAATACGTCCTGCTGCCCCGCATCCTCAACCGACGTGACCTCGACGTACTGGTAACCGAGGTCGAACAACCGCTGGAGCTTGGCAAACTCGTCCGGGCTGATGGCCTTGAGGCTCGCCAGGAACCCGTCGAAACCCCCTCGGGCATGAGCATCGTGGAGAAGCCGCTGAACCTTCCGAACAGGCTCATGGACATCGGGGAGGGTTCTGAACCCATCCCCGTCCGTGGCGTAGACGGCCCGGCTGGTGTCCTGCTTCCGCCCGGCAAGGAACCCCCGAATGTACTCTGCGGGGATGCCGTAGCGGTTGCGGGCTTTGTTGTCCCGCCGGGTGTAATCGAACCCCTTGGTGACCATCCACGGTTGGATTTTCTCCCACAGGAGAGCCGAATCCACAGCGTTGATGTAGACGAACCTGCCCTTCACCTTGCTCAAAATGCCGTGAGCACCGAGAAGCACCTGCAACTGCTGGCGAACATGGGGGGACGCCGAGCAGTAGGTGATACGCCCCGTCTCGGGCCGGATCGAGCCGTCACCCTCCAGATAGGCCGCAAGAAACGCCCACTGACTTCGCTCGTCAGCTTGCAGGATGGACCACGGGACGATCTTGTGGTGGGAGGCTGACTTGCCGTCCTTGGACCCCCCGCAGTACAGGCCGAGGTCTTCCAGCCATCCGACCACGGCCTTGCTGTCGGCGTAGATGTCGTAGCCGTCTGCGCTGGCGACAAACTCCACCCCACGCAAGATGCGGACGGACCCCTTCTCGACCACCTTGTTGCGGGAGGGCTGGAACCCGAAGGTGGCGTGGAAGCACTCGACGTAGTGGGAGATGAGGGCTGGATCAGAGTTGCTGAACGACACCCGCTTGTGGGTGTTCGACCCCTCGGCCACGATGCACCCGATCAGGAACGCCAGTTCGGGCGTCATCCTCTCAGGCTTGCGGACATCCTTGAGTCGCCCACGCTTGGGCTGTACCGGATCGGGCAGGTCGAGAGCAAGGGGCGTCCGCCTCGCCACCTGCCGCACGGGCACACAGAGCAGGTCACCTTCCTCAAGCTGGTCCGCCTGAACCCACTCGTGGTCGTGGCCCCGAAGGACCAGAACCGGATGGTGGGGCGTGCAGGAGAAAGAATGACCCCACTCAGTCGTCACCCGCAGGGTGGGGGCGTAGCCGCTGTACTGCCACCCCACAGCAGTCGAAGGGCCGTCCTGCCCCGCCACGGTCAACCGGATGTCCTGATGATCCCCCCCGTCACGAGAGGCGATCTGGTCGATGCGGAGGATGCCCTTCTCAGTAGGGATTAGGGTGTCCCCGGCCATGCAGTTGAAGGTGAACTCGCGGCGACGGGCGTCGTCCTCGATGGTCGCCTTCTCGACGTGCGTGGGCTTGTACCCGCCGTCCGTGTAGGACTCGATGCGGGCGTTGGCGATCTCGATGTCCTCGCCCTGGAGGTTCTCCTCCCCGAGCATCCAGTCGCCCACGATGTGCAGCAGGGCGACGCCGTAGTCGTTGGTCTGGATGCGGGTCTTCGCGGGGATGGCCTTGGCGACCTCCTTGGCGAACCAGTCGGAGTCCTTGCCGCGCAGGGCCACCGAGTCGATGACCACGTCGATGTCCTTGATCGGGCGGCGGATGACGAAGTTGCGGACGGCCCCGCCCACGACGTAGACGTGCCTGCCGACCCCCAGGCGCTTCGCCAGGTCCGACAAGAACTTCATCAGCGCCAGGGACGCCGAGCTGCTCATCGCGATGTGGGTCGGCACTGCCACCAGTCGCTCCTACGTCTTCTGTCGAAGACGGTTCATAGGCAAACGACCGCCCGCCTACCCGAACCGGCCGCCGCCCTCTTCCTGTGGCTTCTCGTACTTCAGCCCGAGGTACTCGGCGATCTTCTCGGCGAAGTCGCTGTTCTCCGCCAGGGCGTCGCCGACCCGCGAGTAGAGGCCACGGAACAGCTCGTTGAACGTCGCGTCCTGCACGGTGCCCACGTCCTGCATGAGCTTCTCGCGCACCGTCACCGGGTCGAGGTTCAGGTGTTCGAGGATCGTGTCGATGTCCAGCGAGCCCTTCTGGTAGAGGTTCATCAGGGCGTCGAACGTCTCGGTGTTGTCGCGGAACGACAGCCGGGTGAACGACAAGCGGGGGACGATGACCTGGAGGTTGCCGTCCTCGTCTTCCTCGACGAACCCCATGCGGGCGCACATCGGCCGGAAGAACTGCTCCTCCACCAACCCCTGCAACGTCTCCCGGTTGAGCATGAACCGCTGGTTGATGACCTCCAGGTTGATGCGGTCACCGGAGTAGCTGGACTCGCCGGAGAGCAGGCTCTCGGTGACCCCGAGGCCCGCGTACATCTGGCGGTCGGTGAAGTCGAAGACCCACGACCAGTCGGGGAGCCGCTGGTCCGCCCCCATCTCCTCCCACGTCACCTGGAAGTTGGTGATGATGGAGAAGTCGGGGTCCTGAAGGGCCAGGTCCACCTGCTCGCGGAGGTCCTCGGTCTGCTCCGCGTTCATGTCCTCGGCGTAGATGAGCCGGTAGGGCGTCATGTGCCGCGAGGCGATGGACGTGAGGCTCTGGCGGACCTTGTCGCGGAAGACGAGCGTCCGCAGGCAGCGGAGCAGGATGCTCTTGCCACGGGGCTCATACTGCGACTTCTTGCGGGCCATCAGGTAGTAGAACGACCCCGCCTCCGGGTCCGTGTTCAGCGGGATGTTCTGCCCCTCGGCGATGGCCGCCACCACGTCCTCGGGCATCGAGTTCACGACGCGGGCCGCGTGGGGGTCCCCGGAGGCTGCTCGGTTGATGACCGCCTTCGTCTTCGAGTCGGGGATCAGCTCGATGAGCTTCTCGTCCGTGAAGGGGAAGCTCTCGACGTGGATCTGCTCGGGGGGCAGGCAGCGGATGGCCGTCCAGCCCTTGTAGTTCTTCTTGAGCCAGGCCGCCATGCGCTCGTTGGCGTCCTCGTGCCGGACCTTGCGCTCGACGATCTCACCGTCCTTGGTGATCTCGCGGACGATCTCGAACTCGATGTCCTCCGGCATGTCCGGCGAGGTGTCCTCGCAGAAGATGTGGGCCTCGCCGAGCAGGTTCCACTCGTGGTTGATCTCCATCAGCCGGTGAAGGAGCCCCTGCCGCTTCGCCCAGTTCTCGCAGAAGCGAAGCGACGCAGAGGCGAGCTTCTCGTTGCGGGCCTTCGGCTTGCGGAGGCGGACCTTCGAGAGCGGCAGCTCGTCGAGCAGGTCGATGGCCTGGCCGACGAAGGGGTCGTGGTCGTAGAAGAAGCGGTAGAAGTTGCGCTTCTCGTCGTCGCTCTGCGGCAGTTCGAGGAAGTCGGTGGACAGCTCGGGCGAGTAGAAGTTGCCGCCCGCCCCCATCATGGAGCCGCCCGCAGCACCGCCGTAGCCGCCGCCGACACCGCACGCGGCGGCCTTCATCGACGACGTGACGATCTTCGTGGGCTTGCCCACCGTCACACCCTTCCGGTCTGCCACCTTGCGGACGACCGTCGTGTCGTCGGGGTCGTTCGACCTAGCCATCGCTCACCTCGCGTGCGAGCCGCAAGAAGATGGTCTGGACGTAGGCGTCGTTGTCCGCCTCACCCTGCTGGCGAGCCAGCTCGACCGCTCGCCGCCACAGTTCACCTTCAGCCGACTGCTCTGGAGCTTCCGGCTCCACCTTCTGCTGCACAGGCTCCTCGTCTTCCAGGTTGACGGTGCGGCCCTCCAGAAAGCCGAGGACGGCCGCCAGCCGCTCCTGGTACTCCCGCCCCCGCCGCCTGGTCCGGGTGACGCCACCCGAACGCTCTCGGCCTTCGAGCCAGGAGCAGAGTGCGCGAGCCTCCTGCCTGATGTCCACGTCGCTCGCGTAGCCGTCCAGGTGTCCGATGGAGCGGAGGAGCCTCTCGGCTCGGGCCAGGCGGTCCTGCTTCTCCCTGAACAGCTCCGCGTCGGGGTTCCGCCGCCTGGCGGCCCTCCCGCACACGTCCAGCGCCGCCCGAACCGAGCCGACAGCCCGCTTCAGGTGCGTGTTCAGGTCCCGGTCGGCAGCCGTCCGGGCAGTGGCTCGCAGGCCGGGCATCTAGCTCCACTTCTCCTTCTTCGTCAGGTAGCCGTGCTTGAGCGCCACCTTCATCACGGTCTTCAGGAGGTTGATGTCCTCCACCGAGCCGTTGAACACGCTCTTCCACGAGCCACCAGCTCTTGAGAATACCCGTGCAACGCGGTCGAACTCCTCCGGCCGGGGGCTGGCCTTCCCGCCGAGCGCGACCGTCACCAGCTTCATCATGAAGCGGTGGTCAGCCCGGAGCGGCCACGAGGGGTTGGGGTTGGGCACGAGTCACCTCCCTCCCCGGCCGCGTGAGCGACCCCGGATCAGGGACCGCTGGCGGTCGGGGCTCGAACCACCGAGCCGAGAGCGGGCCATCGCCTTGCGCCGGGCCTTCGCCAGCTCGGTCGGCGACGCCTGGCCCTTGTGGCGGCCCTTCTTGCGCGAGGTGCCCGCGATGTACTTCCGCTTGCCCATGTGCTGGGTGGCCTCCCACACCATGCGGACCAGGGCGTCGGAGTAGTCGTCGTACTTGTCGGGCTGGTTGGGGGCCTCGACCGTCACGATGTACTTGCTGTGCGTCTCCGCCTGAAGCTCCAGCAGCTCCTCGATGTAGTCGGCGTGGGCGTTCGGGTTCTCCGGGTTGGGCTGGTCGAACAGCACCAGCTTTTGCTCGAACATCAGGGTCTTGAAGTTGGCGAAGATCTGGCTGGTGAGCTGCTTCGTGAAGAAGACCGACTCGCACTGCGTCAGGCCGCGCTTGTGCAAGGCCGTCTCGAAGGGGATGCCCGCCCACTGGTCGAACATGCCCTTCTCGATGTAGAAGCGGCGGCTCAGGGCGTACAGCCAGGCGGTGATGTCGTCGAAGGACAGCCGCTCCAGGTCTTCGTAGTCGCCCTCACCTGCCCGGATGCGCTCGATGTAGTCGAGGACGATCCGGTGCTCCTCGTCGATGTGGCCGATGGCGACCGCGCAGTAGTCGCCGTCCACCAGGCCCGCCGAGATGTCGATGCCCATGAAGTGCGGGGCACGCAGCGGGGCCTTCTGCGCGGGCCGGAGCATCGGGTCCACGCAACGCAGCAGCGGCCCCGGCTTCAGCCAGCCCTTCGTCCGGTCCGTGAACTCGGCCCCGAACTCCGTGAAGAAGCTGTCCGGGTCGGTGGCGTACTCCTCCGCGAGGAACGTCGCCTCGACCGTGGGGTTCACCTCCCACGTCGGGGCCTGGATGCAGAGCATGTTCCGCGACTCCAGGCCGCCGGAGTAGCCCTGCCTGAACTTGCGGAAGAAGAAGCCCTGCTTCCCGAGGGGGGACGAGATCGAGAGGATGCGCCCCTCGACCTTGCCGATGGCCCGCCGCCGGTTGCGGGGGTCCTTCGGCGAGAAGGCCGCCAGCGACGGCTTGACGGCCCGGTAGATCGTGAGCGCGTCGCTCTGGCCCACGTCGTTGAAGTGAGCCAGCTCGTCGAGGATGATGACGATGTTGCCTGCACCGCGCAGGCCCTTCGCCACGCACGACTTGAAGCTGACCTTGATGGTCGCCTTGGCCGTGGGGTCGTCCACGTACCGGCCGAACCGGCTGATGTCCTCCGGCGACTGGAACTTCGCGTAGGACATCGTGTTGTTGGCGGTGTAGGGCTTGTAGAAGGCGCAGTTCGAGAAGTGGCCGCTGGCCTCGTTGTAGAGCAGACCCGCCTGGTCCTTGTCCGTCGCCACGCTGATGAGCTGGATGACGTTGGTCTTCGGGATGCCGTAGTACCGCTGCGGGTTGTCCTTGAGGATGAGCTTGTAGACCTCGTAGGCCATCACGCAGGCGCAGATGAAGGTCTTGCCGGAACGACGGCCGATGGAGAGCACCAGCTCGCGGCGCTCCCGGCCAGGCACCACCTCCTTGATGTTGCTGCGGCCCTCGGCGTACAGGAACCGGAGGTACTCGGCCTCCGTCATGTAGCGGGGGTTCTCCCGCCGCCAGTCGGTGATCTTGACCCGGAACTTGTAGAAGCCGGTCTCGTCCTCCATCGCGTCCGGGTAGTCGAGCGGCTCCTCCGGCTCGACTTCATCGGGCAGGAGATCGATCAGCTCGCCGGGCTCGTCCTCATCCTCGTCGTCCGGCAGGAACGCGATCTCGTCGTAGTTCGGGTGGTCGGACGGGACCTTCTTCGTGAGGTCCAGGCCCCACGGGTTGTCGTCGAGGGGGATGCCGTAGTGGGCCTTCAGGATGACCCGCTGCACGGGATACAAGGGGATGTTGAGTCCCCAGGACGACTCCACGAACTCGATGATGTTCGCTGGCTGCTGCCCTGTTCGCTCTTGCTTTCCCGCTGCGAGGGCGATGTCCGCCAAGCTCATGGCGTGCCCCCTCCTAGACGGATCGCTTCATCCGGGTCTTCGCTTCGTTCTTCCAGTCCTCATCCACCATCGAGGAGAACTTCGCGAAGACCGTCTCCACCTGCTCAGGGCGCAGACGAGCGGCGTTCATGGACTCCCTGAAGGTGTCCATGATCATCTTGAACAGGACCGCGAAGCCGGGCGACTCCAGGTCGATCGTGCGGCTGGTGAGCTGGTCCTTGCGCTTGAGCCACGTCTCGGCCGTGGCCCGGAGGGCCTGGACTCGCTTCGACGAGAGCCCCGAGGTGTCCTTGCCCTCGCGGGCAGCTTCCTCGCGCTCGAACTTCAGGCTGGCCTGCTCCTCGCCGAGACCGACGATGATGGCCTGGAGCAGGTCGGTGGACTCGGGGTCGGCCCGCATCTGCGCGAGGATGTCGTCGGCGTCCATCGCCGACTGCTTGCGCTGAAGGATGGCGGCGACGGTCGCGTTGGCGGGGCCGACGTTGGTGGCCGAGGGCTTGCCCGGCTTCCCCTTCATCACGATGGGGTCGCCGTTCTTCTTCGTCTGGATCTGGTCGGTGTCGGCCAGGTCGGCGATGGCCTTGTACTTCGTCTCGCCCTTCGCCGTGAGGACGCGGACGCGAGTGGCGCTCGGCGGGATCTTCGCCAGAAGGTCCGCCCGCCGCTGCTTGTCGGTCTTGCTCTTGCGCGGCATGGGGACTCCTACGTGAACACAGGCTCATCGGGGTGGGGGTCGCCCCGATCCATGAAGCCCGCGTTGTTCAGGGCACCCAGGGTGAACGCGCTCGCGGCTCCCCACTCGACCACCTCGATGCGGTGGTCATCCCCGTGGCCGGAGTTCGTGGTGACGGTCACGGTGTCCACACCGTCCGACGTGCCAGTGTACCCCGGCAGGGCGGTGATGGCCCCGGCCAGGTTGGCCGCCAGGGCGATGTCGTTGGCCCCCACGAGGAAGTCCACGCCTGGCCGCAGCTCGGCCTCGCCGACCCGGATGAGGTGGAAGCCAGGCGTGCAGTTGGCCTGGACGACCGTGATGTCGGCGGTGGCCTGGAGGACCGTGAGGCCGTCGTTGTCCATGCGCCCGACGAGCCCGGAGCCGTTGCCCCGCGTGATCCACTGGAACTCCTTGGACTCGCGGATCGGAAGCGGCTGCCCGATGGCCTTGATGTTGTGGCTCGGGTCGGTCCCACCCGGATGCACGGGGACGTGAACCTGGAAGGCCGGGCCGGTCCTGAACTTGTCCGCCATCTCGACCTCCTACAGGTGCAGCCCGCCGAACAACACGTCGCCGATGTCCTCGGTGATGGCCGGTTCGTCCACCTCGACGCTCATGCTCCCGTCGAGGTTGAACTCGCCGGGGTTGAACAGCGACGCGGTGATCTCGTGGTCGGGCGCGTTGGCGACCTGGATCATCTGCTGCTTGAAGGTCGCCGCGTCGGCGGGGAGCTGGTGCATCAGCTCCTTGCCGTACTTCGTGCAGACGCCGTTGGCGTTCGCCAGGGCGCAGCCCGAGCAGCGGCTCATCGCCTTCACGAAGGGCACCTGGTTGGCCCGGTGGGCCGCCGCCGCCTTCTCGCAGCCCTTCGTGCCGGTCTTCGAGGCGTAGGCCGCCGCGTCCACGTACAGGTGCCCGGCCAGGCCCTCGTGCTCCTCCCGCAGCATCGCGATGAGGCCCTCGCCTGCCGCCCGGAGGGGGCTGGCGAACCGGACGTGCATCAGGGCGGTCAGGTCGTCCCCGGTCAGCCCCTCCGACATCTTCTGCCGGACCCAGCGGGCCATCGAGCGGAACTCGGCGACCTTGATGCCGCTGGCTGCCGACGCCTGGCGCATGGCCTCCTCGTCGGCCGCGAGCTTCTTGGTCGCCACCCGCTGCTGGAGAGCTGCCGTGCGGACGGCCCCGCCGTACTCCTTCGCGGGCTTCGCGGCGGCCATCTTGACCTTGCGGGTGCCCGAGGCGTTGGCGTAGGCCGTGGCGACCTTGAGCACCATCTCGGGCGTCGCCTCGGCTGCCGCCGTGCGGGCCTCGTCCACGGTGATCTGGCCCGCCTGCGCCATCCTCGCGACGGTGGCGTGGGCCTTCTTCATCTGCGCGGCGGCCAGTTCGGCCTGCTTGAGCTGCGCCCAGGCCGCGTCACGGCCCGCCTGGCGGTGAGCCGTCACCTGCGTCCCGACGCCGCCGTACATGGCCTCTCGGGGCATCTGGTTGGCCCTGGCGAGCTTCTCGGCCGCCTTGCGGAGGTCGGCCGGGTTGGCGTCGGACTTCGCGATGCGCAGGGCGTCCTGCTTCGAGATGAGCCCGGCGTCGGCCGCCTTCTTCACGAGCTTCAGGGCCGCCGTGCGGGCCTTCGCCTGGTCGTCGCGGGCGATGACCTGCTGCACCTGGCGGGGAGCCTTCGCAGCGGCCTGCTTGGCCTCGGCGAGGGTCACCCGGTCGGCCGGGGGGGTGTGGACCGGCTTCGTGGCGACCACCGGAGCGGCCTCCTTCGGGCCGGTCAGGAAGGCGAGCTGGAGGGTCTTCTTCGGGTCGTCTCCGACGCTGGCGACCTTGTAGCCCGCCGCCCGCAGGTGCGGGAGGTACTGGCGCAGGGCCTTCCGCCACGGGACCTCGCTGACCATCTGCATCGAGAGCTTCGAGGCGATGCGCGGGTTGTCGGTGATGACGTACCGGGCGGTGCGGGCGAGCTTCTTCAGCTCCTTCGCCCACTTGCCGTTGTGCAGGCCGGGGAAGGCGGAGGCCCGCACGAAGACCTTGCCCGCGACCCCGTGCTCCTCGGCGATGCGGGTCGTCGCCTGCTCGGCGGCCTGCTTCGGCAGGTGGGCGTGCAGGTAGCGGCTGATCTCGGTCATCGACCGGCCGTAGTGCGACAGGCGCACGGCCTTCTTGATGTGCCAGGCAGCTTCAGCGGCGGACTTCTCGACGCCTGGCGTCGCCGGGACCCCGCTCTCGATGGACTTCTCGTAGTCGGCGACGGCCTTGTCCCGGTTCGGGACCAGGGCCAGGCCATCGGTGCGCCGGTTGACGCCCCACGCCTCCTCCAGCTCCAGGGTGGACTTCAGCGGGGGCTTGTCGGGCCGAAGCTCCTTCGGCAGCCGCTCCGGGTCCTGCTCCTGAGTGGGGTCGAGCCAGGCCAGGTCCGCCATGCTCGCCGCCTGGCGGACGTTCTCGGCCATGTGCAGGGCACCCTCCTCCGGGGAGAGCATCTGCGAGAGGTCGAAATCGCCCTCGTCGTCCACGAAGGACAGGCCGAGCCCGTCGTCCGCGCTCTTGCTGTCGGACACGAGACCGTCCGGCAGGGCGGACATGCCGGTGGACTGCGCGGGGGTGATCGGGCCGGACATGCCGGACTGGTCGCCTCGGCTCCGGGTGCCCTCGCCGAGCGTCTGGTCGTGGTGGAAGCCGTCGAGCCCGTAGTTGGAGCCCTCGGTCCAGGTGAACTCGTCCGCCGGAAGGTCGGAGTCGGCCATGATGATGTCGGCCCAGGAGGCCAGCTTCTTGTTGCTCATGGGGAGCCTCCGTCGTCCATCTCGGCTTCCTCGCCCTCGGCCCACTCCTCCGGGTCCTCTCGGATCTCGTCCACGTCGTCCATGATCTGCTTGACCTCGCCGCGCTCACGCGGGTTGCCACCAGAGTCATCGACATCCGGGTGCCAGTGGACCGCCTGCATCTCGTCGTAGATGGTGTCGGTCACGGCCGAGAGGGCCTCGTCGCAGTTGGCGAGCTGCTTGCGGATGTCCTTGATGGGCATCACGTAGCCCTTGCCGCCCAGGTTGCCGTCCGGGCTGATGCGCTGCGAGCGGATCTTCGTGAACGTGGATCGGGCCGTCTGGATGTGCCCGAGGGCCATCAGGGCGGAGCGGAGCACCTTCGCCAGCGGCTTGAGGTGCTTCGCGTTGAAGGCGTAGTCCGGGTCGATGCTGCGCTCGGACGCCTGCGGCGGGTTCCAGCCCCACTCGTTGTGGTCGCCTCCCCGGTCCTTGATGAACCGGACCTCGCCCGCCGTCTTCGTCCGAGCCGTCCGCACGGACGCCCGCACGTACCGACGAGCCAGCCGGTCGATGGCTTCCTTCATCTGGCGGTTGTCGGACACGAGCGGCTCACCTCCGGCTTCTACAGGACTCGGGATATAGGCTGGATACCAGCGGCCTACACCTTCAGCGGGTTGCCGTCCTCCGAGAACAGGCGCTCGATGACGAACTCCCCGTCGCTCTCCTTGAAGGACCACAGATCCTTCGTCGCCTTGTGGACCAGGTCGTCCGACCCGTTCTTCGCCTGCTCGAACAGCGACGACAGGTCGCCGAACGAGACGAAGCTCATCCGCACCGCACCGGCCCGCTTCTTGTTCACCCCCGCCAGGCGGAGGTGCTCGGGGTGGACCGGCAGGAAGATGCCGTCGTCCCAGGCGACCATGACCATGCCGTCGTGCGCGGTCACGTCGCCGTTGGCCGAGCGGACGGTGACCACCGTGCCCTCGTCCGCCGGGACGGTGGCGTAGGCCAGCACCGAGCCGAGGTTGTGCTTGAAGGCCACCCGCGTCCCGGCCTCGACCGGGAGCTTCAGGGCGTTGGCCGCCCGCGAGGCGTCGGTCAGCTCGCGGAGAGCTGTCGTCGAGGCACCCTCGATGGTCCGGCCCTGGAGCACATGGTCGATGGCCCCGGTGTCGCCCCAGTGGATGTCGCCACCCACCTCGTCGCGGCCCGGCAAGAAGCTCGCGTGAGCCTCCTTGCGCACCTTGGTCGGGAGCTGCTCATCGTCGGGGAGGAAGTCTGTCAAGTCCACGAGTCACCTCACACGTCGATGCGGATGGCCGTCCAGCCGACCGTCATGGTCTGGTTGGTGGCGAAGTTGATGCGGAAGCCCGTGACGGCCTTGAGCGTGATCCAGGGCGTCTCGTCGTTGGCGGGCTGCGATGGAACTTCGAGGAAGACCTGGAAGCTGGCGTCGCTCATCGGGATGTCGAAGGTCACGTCCGCCGTCGTCGCGGCAGCGAACGCGATGGTCCCCTGGAGCTTCGGCAGGTCGAGCACCGCTCCCGCGTTGGCGGCGGTGATGGCCTTGACCAGGGTGTTCTCGGCCCCGACCGTGACCGTCTCCTGAACGTCGAGTTCCTCCACGGCGCAGTTGCGGAAGATCGCCGCCTGGTCGCCGGAGAGGACCGTCGCGGGCAGGGAGCAGCCCTCGAACAGCAGCGAGCCGTCGCCGTCCAGGTCCACCTGCACCGGGGTCGCCAGCAGCGTCGTCGCGGCGATGGGGCCGCAGTCGATGAACCTGTAGGCGTTGCCCGTGTTCACCGGCTCGTCGTTGGCGTCGTCGTACCGCAGGCTGATGGCCCCCAGGAGCCGGACGCCCTTCGCCTGGAACCAGGACACCTCTTCGAGCAGGAGCAGGCCGAGGTTGGTGCTCTCGGTCCACTGGCCGCCGACCACCTCGACGTTGTTGACCGCCGTGGCCCACAGCGTCCGGTTGCCCGCCGCCGCGTTGGGGTTCAGGTCGCAGTCGATGAGCGAGAGCATCGAGCTGCCGACCGTCGAGCCCGCCGCCCCCACGATACGGACGCACGCCTTGTTGGTGTGCGCGTTCGTGATGGTGAAGCCCTGGATGATCGTCGAGAGCGGGATCGTGCCGAGCTGCGCGGAGATGATGACTGTGTGGTCGTTGCCGACCGCGTCGGGCGTGGCTTCGAGGGCCGAACGGATGGTGGGCTTGCCGATGCCGACCAGGCGCACACCGTCGCGGACGATGTTGACGGTCTCGTCGTACACGCCCGGCAGGACCAGGACGATGTACGGGTTCGCCGCACTCGCGGCTGCGGGCACTGCGTCCAGGGCGTCCTGAATCGCGGTCGCCCCGGTGTAGGCCGCACCTGCCCCGCTCGTGCCCACGATGAGCACGTTGGGGATGTTCCGCAGCCCGGCGAGCTGCGACAGGGTGAGCGGGGTCGTGACCACGGCGTCCTGAAACGCCAGGCCGTCCGTGGCCGCGTCGCGATTGATCCTCCGAGTCCCGGCTGCGCTGGGCTCGATGTCGATCTGGTCGATGAGGAAGGGATCTTGCGCCATCGTCTACCTCACACGAACACGTCGTAGCCGACATCGGCATCCGCCCCGACTGCGGGGACGTGGCCGAGTTCGATGGTGAACCCCGTCTTGAGCTTGAGGGCCGTGGGGACGTGGGCGTCGAAGAACCCGCGAGGCTCCAGCAGGACGCGGTAGGCAGCCGTCGAGAGCGGTGTGGTGAAGACCACCGCCAGCGAGCCGCCGTCCGCGTTCGTGATGGTGACGACCCCGGAGAGGTCGCTCGTCTGACCCGTCTTGACCAGCACCGAGTAGCCGACCGTCTTCGGATCAGCGAGGGTCCCGTAGGTGGTCGCGGCCGTAGCCGTGAACCCGGTGGTGGTCTTCGCCGCCGCTTCGAGGACGGTGGCATCCGGGGTGGTGAACACGACGCGGTAGTTCGTGTTGTTCAGCACCCCGCCGGGGATGACGACCGCCTGCGTGGTCTGGCCGGTGAAGACGACGTTGCCGCTGTCCACCTCGGTCTCCTGCTGGAGCAGAGCCACCAGCTCGGTCGCCTCCTTCACGTCGTCCATCACAGCCTGGGGCATGGCTGTGAACGGATCGCAGATCCCGCCGGTCGGCGTGCGGAAGTTCCGCACGCTCACGACACCCTGGGCGTCCACCACCACGTCGAAGTAGTAGGTCTGCCCGCCCGAGCTGGACGAGTAGGTGTGGACGGACTGCTGGCGGGTCAACGCCATCGCGGGCTACCTCCTCAGGCGCTCGCCCGCAGGGCTCGCAGCTCGGCCAGGCGCTCCGCCTGGTACTCCTCCAGCGAGCTGTACTTGCTGCGGTCCACGCCGTCCGGCCACCGCTGCTGGATGTACTTCTTGTTGTACTCGGACTTGTTCTTGGCGGAGCCGGTGTCGGGCTTCTTCTGGCCGCCGGGGCCGCCGTTCGTCGTGACGTAGCAGCGGTCCGCCTCGTTGCCCGTCTCGTAGAAGCACTTGCCCTTGCCCTTGTTGTCGCCGAGCCACTTGCCGGGGTCCTTGACGTTCTTGGCGTAGTCCGGGTTCGTCTTCGGGTTGTGCGGGTTGAACTGCCGCCCGGCGAACATCTCGTCCAGGTCCCCTGCGAGCATCTCGTCGCCGCAGGCGCAGGAGGCGTGCCGCCGCAGGAGGGGGACGATGAAGGGCCGCGTCTCGGGAACCTCCGAGGCGATGCGCTTGAGGGTCTGCTTGATCGTGCTCATGTGTGCTCGCTCCTTCACCAGATTCCGGTGGTCTCGAAGCCCCGCTTCTCGAACCACTCGCCGAGGGCCTTCAAACCGTCGTGATCTCGGGACCAGAGTTCCAGTCCGTCGAAGTCGGCCTTGATGCCGAGGTCGGCCACTCGGGGAACCCCCTTCATGGCGACCTTGCCATCACGGAACGAGTACAGGAGGTTCGCGATGTTGCGGATCTCCTTCGCGCCGTAGAGCACCCTGATCCGATATTCGGGGAAGGAGACGGCACGGAGCCACCGCTGGGCGACCCGCTTCGTCATCAACACCCGCTTGTCGGAACTGGCCTTGGTCATGGGCTGACGCCCTCCTATGCTCTACCTGACCGGCGGCATAGGCGAACTAACGCCGAGGCCCGGCTAGTCGATGACGTGCGTCCACCGGCCGTCCCAGGCCGGGCGCTTGACCTCGCGGAGGATGTTCAGGTTCGCGGCGATGGTGTCGAACATCGCGGCCAGGTCGGCCAGGTCGTCGTGGGTCTTCATCCGCTTGACCGCCCGGATGAAGCGGTGCCGCACGAGGCCCTGCGTGACGCCGAGGCGCTTGGCGACCTCGCTCTGGCAGGTCGTCTCCCACATGAGGACCATGATCTTCGCGTCGAGCGGGTCGGGGAGGAAGCCGGTCATGGCCTCCTCCAGCTCGGGCTTCGTGATGTCGGGGAGGCGGAGGAGGAACTGGATGCGGTCGGTCGCGCGCTTGAGCCGGTAGCAGACCGTGGGCTGGCTGACGCCGAAGATGTTGGCGATGTCGGTCTGGTTCAGGTGCCGGAAGTAGTACAGGTCCACGAAGTCCGCTTCGCGCGGCGGGAGCTGGTCGAGCAACGCCCGGACCCGCTCGATCTTCGCCAGGGACTCCTCGTCGGGCTCGGTGAAGACCGACGCCATGTGCGACATCGAGTCCTCGTTCGAGAAGCGGGTCTCGATGTCATTGGGGTCGATCATCTGATGCCCGGACCAGGCCATGCTACTCCACGAGGTCAAAAGCTCAGATCCAGAAGCACCAGCAGACCCTTACTATACCAAAACCCCCCGTTGGTCTATCAATCCCCCACTTGTTCCTCGATGAAGATGCGGGGAACGGTGGCTACAACCTCCAGGGATCGCAGCCGGATTCGGATGAAGGCGTTGTCCTCGTCCAGGCCGCACACCCGCCCTTCGAGTCCACGGTAGGCCCCCTGGGTGATGTTCACCATCGCGTGCAGCGGGACCTCGGCCGTGACCATCCTGCGCAGCTCGTCGCGCATGGCCTCGACCTGGAAGTTCGGGACCACGGAGAGGCACCGCATCCGGTGTGGACCCGTCCGGCTGCTCATCACCTGGTTGATGTAGGGCTCCCGCTCCAGGGCGTAGTACGCCACGTCGTCGAGCCCGGAGGCCACGAAGGCGTAGCCCTCGACCAGGTGGATCGGGACGACTCGGTTGTTCTTGCGGAACAGGGCGACGGGGACGAAGACCTCGTGGTCCTCGTCCACCTGGAGATCCCGGCGGATGTGCGCGGCGAGGGTGCCCTCTACCGCGTAGACCTCCCCGCTGCGAGCCAGTTCGAGCGTGACCCACGTCCTCTCGTCACGGCGATCTCCCATCACCGGACTCCAGGTCGGTGAGGGTTCGGCCGAGAAGCCGGGCGAACTCGTTGGGCTTGAGGGCGGATGATTCGGGACTCCCGGTCGTTTCCTTGGCGGTACGCTCACGCTTCACCGCTGCGGGTCCACGCATCGCAGACACCCACAGATGATCCTGCTCGGGGATCGTACCGTCCTGGGCCGTCCCCTCCCGCACCGTAGGTGAAACCGCCATCGACCCGGAAGACTCAGCCGCCTTCGGCATCTTCGGCGGCGGGGCCGCCGCCTGTGTAGGGGGGACCGGGGGCGCGGCACCTCCGACCGCCTGGACCTGGAGAACCGCCTGCGGCTGGCTCACCGAGCCGCCGACGTGGTGCAGGTGGCCGATGTCCATGAGCAGCATCGAGGGGGTCGGGCGGCCAGGCCGCGAGGCGAACCGGCTCGCGTACCCGAGCAGGGCAGCCCCCTTGGAGGCCCCCAGGGCCGCCAGGCGCTCCTTGCCCCAGTAGCCGGGCACCTTCTCCCCGAGGGAGGCCCGGAAGGCCAGCATGGCCGCCTCAGACAGCTTCCGGTAGCAGGAGACGGGGGAGGCCCGCGTCATGATCTTCTTCGCGGCCTCGAAGGCGGCGGGGAGGTCGGAGCCGATGGCCTCCAGCAGGTCGATGTAGGCGGCGTTCAGGTCGAGGTGCAGGTAGGCGGCGACGTTGTCCTTCGTCACCCCGCCGAGCATGGAGACGCCCTCGATGGCCTTGAGCGCGTCGCGGATGTGGCACTCGGTGATCTCCGCGACGAGGGTGAGCATGTCCGGCTCGAACTCGATCTCCTCCTGCTCGCAGACGAACTGGAGCCGGGTGGCGATCACGTCGGGCGGCTGCGGCTGGACCACGAAGGCGGGGGCGCACCGGGACAGGACCGTCGCCCGCATCTTCTCGGGCTCGGTCGTACAGAAGATGCAGGTGAGCTGCTTGTCCTCGCTGCCGGGCAGGTTGTCTTCCAGCGGCTTCAGCAGGGCGTCCAGGGCGTCCTTCGAGAGCTGGTGGGACTCGTCGAACAGGTAGATCCGCCGCTTGCCGCTGATGGTGGCGTACTGGATCTCGTCGGTGATCGCAGTCACGTCCGCCTTGCCGGAGTTGGTCGCGGCATCGACCTCGGTGAAGTCCGCCGACGAGTCGTCGGCCAGCAGGCCGAGGCAGGACTGGCACTCGTTGCAGGGGTTCCCCTCTCGCGGCTCCTCGCACAGCAGCGCACGAGCGAGGATGCGGCCGAGGGTGGTCTTGCCGGAGCCGTGGCCGCCGCAGAACAGGTAGCTCTGCCGGAAGCCCCGGCCCTGTGCGACGTACTGCCGCAAGATGGCGATGTTGGCGTCCTGCCCGAGCACGTCGTCGTAGTTCTTCGGGCGGTACTTGATGTCCAGGCTCACGGCTGTCCTCCTGTGCCCCGTCTACCCCGTGAAGGGGTCGGCAGAGCCCTCCTTCCACACGCCGATGTACGCCTGGAACTGTCCGTGCTCGGTGATCCCGAGCAGCACCGGCCCGTACTGCTCGGTCAGGTCGATGAGCTTCTGCTTGAGCTGCTCCCGCGACAGAGCCGGTTCGTCGTCTCGCCCGAAGCCGCTGGTGTCCACGAACAACGTGGTGATGCGGTAGAGCCGCTGGTCGAAGTCGGTCTTCGCGTCCCCGACGAACGGCACCTGTGCATCTTCAGGCGGCCACGCGAAGTCGGACCCCGCCGCCACTCGGAGCAGCGGGGTCCGATCGCGTCGAGTCGCCTGTGCGGCCTCGGCATTCATCTGGATGATGGTGTCGAGGTCCCACATAGGTCAGGGCGACGACTCGCCGAACAGCTCCTCGATCAGGTTGGGCTCGGGCGTGGAGCCGCTCGTCCGCCAGAAGCCGTAGTTCTCGACCTCCTCGCGGAAGAAGCTCACGTCCGGCAGGCGGACCGAGCACTTCGTCTTGCCGGACTCGGGGTTCTCCTCCACCCGGCAGGCGCAGAGATGGTGGAACAGCAGGGCCTCCTGCTCCGAGGCCCCCATCGCCTGCCACTGGTCGGCGGCGAGGGTGATGACGAACTTCCAGTCCTTCTCGCCGTCCACGACGCCGAGAAGGGCGTTGGCCTTGCTCGTCTTCCCGGCGATGACCTGCTCCCCGTTCACCGTCCCCTTCTCCTTGAAGACGATGAGGATCTCGTCGTCCACGAGGGCGAGATCGGAGAGGTTCGCGTTGTTGGCGATCAGGGTCTCCATCAGCTTGTAGACCTCGCCGCCAGCCTTCCAGGGTCCATCGGACATCTCGTGCTCCTTCTACTGGAAGGCCCGCCGCACTCCTGCGACGCCTCCCTGGTTCCAGATTTCGCCGGGGTCCTTGCCCCGGTAGCGAATGCTCACCGCTTTCACATCTACCCGCTCAAGGCGCTTCAGGGCTCCCCACCGCTCCTTGCCGTTGTCGTCGATGAACCCGTGGGTGCCATGCTGCCCCGCCTCGTCGTTGTCGTACACCATCCGCACCCACCCTCGGCAGAAGCGGCGGAGGAACTCGACGTGCTTGTCGGTGAGCTTCGCCCGCAGGCTGGCGAGCACCACGTCGCTCTCGGGGATGACCCACTCCATCGCGAAGAGGTCGAAGAACCCCTCGACGATCCACACGTCCGCCCCGTCCCAGATGCGCTGCATCGTCTCCGGGGTCAGGCCGAGCCAGAGAGGGTGCCACCCGGCCTCGGGCAGCAGGTAGCGGGTGACCTTCTTCTCGGGGAGGCGGCGGCCCTCGAACCCGAGGATGCGGCCTCGGGCACTGAACAGCGGCCAGACGGCCCAGCCTTCCAGGTGCTCGCCGACGCCCTTGCCGCCGTACTCCAGGGACGAGTACCGCTCGCGGAACGTCGGGTCGGGGGAGGGCTCCGACAACACCTGCCAGGTCTTGATCCCGTGCCGGGCGATGGACTCCTCCGAGGCTCCCCGGCCGAGGAAGTACCCCTCGTGGGCTTCAGCCAGCGGGAGGTTCGGCAGGTGGTTCGTCAGCCAGGTCATCGGGGGCGGGTCCTCGGGCGATGGCGATGCCGCGTGCGGCGTTGTGGACCACCCCCGCGTACTGCTTCGTCGTCACCTGCACCACCAGCCCGACGAAGGAACGGTCCTTCGGCACCACGATGATCGTGTCGTCCGGCACCCACGAAGAAGGCCGGAACGGGAGGCCAGTGCTTTCGATGAGCGGGCGAAGCTCAGGCGGCATCAGGTCCACTGGCTCTACCCGCTGGCCGTCCTCCTCGACCCCCTCCCCTTCATCGGTGGGGTCGAGCAGTGCCACCTCGGTCGCCTGGTGGGCTCGGGGGGTCAGCAGCTCCAACGGCCCCAGCTCGTAGAACTCGACGTGCGCGATGGCCTCCCGCAGCCCCTCGATGGTCAGCGGGTGGGAGTTGCCCCACTGCTGCTGCCGACCCATCGCCTCCACGGCCTCGACGATCTCGGCGAAGAACGCCCCCACCGTCATGTTCCGCACGGCGGCCTTCACGACGGGTCCGGGGTGGGCCTCGTTGATCCACATGACCGAGGACGAGGACGACACCAGGTACGGGGCCGTCTCCTCTGCGACGGTGAACTCCAGCATCAGCGGGACGGTGCCCCGCCGCTTCATGGCCTGCGAGGCGAGTCGCTGGAACAACAGCAGGTGGCTCATCAGCCCCCTCCCAACTTCTTGCGGAGCGACGGCCACCAACCTGACGGCTCGGAGTCCTCGTCGTCCTCAGCTTCTTCGAGGGCAGCCTCGACATCGGCCTCGCTGGGCATCTCGTCGGGGTCGTCGAGCACCCACATCAAGGCGGCCACGTCGGGGAAGCTCGCTGCGATGAGGCCCCTGTTGCCGGACTGCACGATGGCGTGGAACTCCGACTTCACCTGGGCCTTGGTCTTGAGCGGCTCCCACAGGGGGCACTCGCGGGCCATGTCGTCGCAGCCGGGGAGCCGGGAGTCGCAGGGGACCATGCGGGACTGACCGGAGGCGTTGAGGACCCCGCAGAGGTTGACGCACACGCCGTCCGCCAGCTCCCACTCCCGGTTGTGGCAGCAGGTGTCCGGGCGCTGCTTGAACAGCGCACGCAGCCGCTTCTGGAGGTGCCGGTAGGTCACCTGCTTGAGCTGATGTCGGATCTGGCTCTGTGACCGCATGGCCTTCCTATCCTCTGTGGCCCGTCACCCTACCCGCCGTCCTCGTCGAAGAGCCCGTCGATGGCGTCGAGTTCGTCCTGCACCGCCTCGACGGGGATGCCGGAGAAGGCCGCAGCCACCGTGTCCAGGTTCAGCACCGCCTCGATCTTGCCGAGGGTGTCGCTGTCGGCCTGGTCCACCAGCTTCTTGATCTTCGTCCGGCGGACGGCCAGGTCCGAGACGATGGGGTCCGGGCGGTTCTGGAACACCTTGTCGAGGATGCGCTGGGTGAGCGACGACCTGTCGAGCTGATACCACCAGATGCCGCCGTCGCCCCGCTCCTTCGTGTACCGGAGCGGCCCCCACACGTCACCCTGGAGTTCGCGCAGACGGCGGGTGCCCTCCTGGCCCCCACCACCCTCGGCGGGCGAGCGGTTGATCTGGACGTTGCTGTACTTCTTGCCGTCCAGGGTCAGCAGGAGCACCCGCTGACGGCTGTTGGAGAGCCGGTCGAAGTCGGTGGGGTGGCTGTAGGTCGAGCCGACGTTCAAGCCGAGGGGAGGGGGCGTCTGAGCCGTCACCTGCGAGGCGAGGGGCTTCTCCGGCGGCTTGGGGTCGTCGTCCTCGAACAGGAAGGCCAGATCGTCGTCATCGTCCCACAGCCCGCTCATCGCATCCTCTCGAACCGCGCCCCTGTCTTCGTCCGCACGATGCGGTAGGCCCGGTTCGAGGCATCCACCAGGGCCGGATTGTGGGTGACCAGCAGGATGTCGATGTCCAGCCGCTCGCAGATGAGCTGGAGGAACTCGCCCATGTTCTGGACGTAGTTGCCGTCGAACGCGGGCAGGCTCTCGTCGAGCAGGAGCAGGGGCCGCAGCCCTCGCCGCTTCATCACGATGATGCGCAGGAGCACCGACATGACGGTGGCGACGGCTCCCCCGAAGGCGTCGTTGGGGACGCCCCGGATGATGGTGCCGTCCTGGCGTTCCTGCACCGTCACCAGGTCCACGCTGACCTTGCCCCGGAGGATGTTCACCTCGGACTCGACGGAGAGCTTCTGGTCGTGGAACACGGCCTGAAGGCCCTCGGTCATCAGCTTCTCGACGACCTCGACCCCGGCGGTGACCTCCTTGTCGATGAGGGTGCGCAGGATGCCCTGCACCAGAGCAAGAAGCTCTGCCTCGTCCTCCAAGTCCTTGATGGCCTTGCGGGTGTCGGCGACCCGCTGAACAGCGGCATCACGGGCACCAGCGAGCCGGTCCGCCTGCGAGCGCAGGCGGGTCACGTCGGGGAGAGGCTGAAGCAAGAGCCCTCCGTCAGCGCAGCCAGGCGAGGATGGTCAGGTAGTCCACCTCGTCGTGCGACGACTTGAACTGGACGTAGCCCCGGTCGCCCCGGACGTTGAGGCCGAACTCGATCTCGTCGCCCTTCCACGAGCCCAGCACCTTCGACAGGCAGAAGTGGTCGAGCGCGAAGCCGGTGTCCGGCATGTCGTCGGCCCCGTCCGCCACCGACATCGAGACGCACTCGACGGGGAGCTTGGTCGCCTTCCCGGCCGTGGTCATCATCGACAGGACGACGGTGTTGTCCTCCTCGCCCTCGACGAACCGCAGCCGGTTGTCCTCCCACGAGGCCCCGGACACGAGGAAGCCGATGGCCTGCTCCACGTCCGCCTTGTTGAGCGTCCAGGTGCGCTGGTCCGGCTCGCCCATCTTGGCCTTGAGGCCGGGGAACGGCTTCTGGAACCGGCTCTCGCCGAAGACCGCCCCGTCGCCCCGGCGGAGGATGAGCATCCGCTCGTGCTCCAGCACCTCGACATCGGTGCCGTCGAAGGTGCCGAGGAACGCGAGGACGCCGTTCACGTCCTTCGTGTGGACCCGCATCTTCGACTCGTCGAGGCCCTCGACCTTGACGAGCGCGACGGACTTCTTGTCCGACGAGAACAGGATGCCCTTCTGCACCTCGCAGAGGCACATATCGGGCTTCTTCGCCTCGTCCGTGGACGCGAACAGCCGGGAGTAGCTCAGGGCCGACGCCAGCCGCTCGGCCGCCACGGTGGCGGTGAGCTTCGACTCCTCCAGCGTCTTCGACCAGGTGAACCGCTTGTCCGGCTGGAGGGTCTGGAAGAGCTGCTTGCCCTTCGGGGCCTTCGCGACCACCTCGCCCTCGTCCTCGTCGAAGCTGAAGGTCAGGGCCGCCTCGGTGACGTGGGAGAGCCACTGCTTGAGCCGCTTGCCCTCGATGGTGAACGTGCCCTTCTGACCGGGGTCCGCCACCTTGCCCTTGATGGGGCAGGAGGAGAACACGCGGCCGGAGCAGGTGACCACCTCGACGCCATAGCCGTCCTTCTTCGTCCCCGTCCGCCGGAACACGTAGTGGGAGGTGATGTCCGTCCCGCTGCTGGACAGGCTCGGGGTCACGACCTGAAGGGCTGCTTCGAGGTCTTGCTTCGCCACCTGGAATCTCATCGACGCACTCCTACACGAACGGGGCGAGCTTGCCCTCGGCTGCTGTGATGTCCTTCTCGAACGCGGTCACGGCCTTGTCGTACCGCTTCTCCAACTGCGCGATGGCAGCATCGAGCTTGTCCGGGGGGACGCCCCGTTCGACGCACTCGGCCTCGACCGCTACCACGTCTTCCTGTGCCGCCGAGAGGCGACCCTGGAGACGCTGCACCCTCTGGTTGGCCTCGTCTCGACGCTTGATGGCGGCCTGGAGCCGCTTGTGGTTGTGGTCGCTCATGGGCCTTCTACTCGTCGCTGGTGACGATGGACCCCCCCGGACCCATGCCGAACTGGACGAAGCCGACCTGGCCGTCGAAGAAGGCCTCGCTGGACTTCTTGTTCCGGCGGTTCGCCTTCTTCTGCGCGATGCGCTCGGGGCAGACCGTCTCGAAGTCGCAGAAGCGGCACTGGCTCGGCACGGGGTTGGCCGGGAACTTCTCGCGCTGCATCCCCCGCAGAGCGTCCCGAGCCCGCGTCGCGATGCCCTTGAGGTCGTCGCGGTCGAACTCGATCCACTCGACCCCCTGCTCAATCTCGTTGGCCCCCGTGGGCATCCCGTCCTCCCCGATCTCGGGGATGGTCTCGCCGTCCACGTCGAGCTTCTCGGCCCCGTAGGGGTAGCGGAAGTAGATGAAGCCCAGCCGGTCGGGCATCCGGCGGTAGGACAGGTAGAAGCAGAGGGCGTACCAGCGGAGCTGGTCGGGGTCGGTGTACGTGATGAGCTTCTGGGGCTGGCCCTTGCGCTTCGGCCCCTTGTACCGGCGGCTGTTCTTGCCGTCGAGGATGCTGATCTCGTCCTTGCCGTCCACCGACCGGCGGATGATGAGGTCGGCCCGGCCGCCGATGGGCGTCCACTTGTTGACGTAGCAGGTGAGGTCCACCTCGGAGCGGGCGTAGGGGCCGAGCAGCCGGTGGTGCCGCATCGTCTTCAGGTAGCCCCGGATGCCCGCCTCGATGGTGTCCCACATCTCGTCACGAGGAGGAGCGAGCCGCCAGTCGATGTGCTTGCTGATGCACAGGCGGCTGAAGTCCTTGCGGGCCTTCTCCAGCAGGCGGTCCACCAGCCCGTGCTTGTGCTTCCACTCCTCGTCGTTGTAGAGCCACTCCCAGAAGTTCGCGAGCACGATGCCCATCACGGCGTGGTGCTCGGACCGCTTCACGGGCCTCTTCTTCGGCCGACCCGGTCCCTGACCGAGATCGATGGTGGGCCACCCTCGACCCCACAAGAACCCCTGCGGGCAGTTCTCGTAGGAGGTCATGCTCGACCAGTACAGCGTGAATCGTCGCGTGCTCATCAACACCCCAGCGTCTCTCGTTCGTCTACCCGCTTGGGGCGATCACGAACCCCGCCCGGCCTCCATCGCCTTGAACTCGTCGAAGGTGGTGAACATCATCGCCATGTCCCCGTCCGAGGGCACCTGGACTGGGTACTCGCCGATCTCCGAGAAGACATCGAACCCGTCCGTGGCGATGTGGCCGAACTGCGTCTTCTGATGGAACTCGCAGAGCAGCTCGACCCCGTTGTCCGTCCGGGGGACCCCGATGATGGGCGTGAGTACCACAGTCACCAGGGTCACGCCCGACCGTAGCTCGGGGTCGAGCAGCATGAACTTGCGGTCGCTGAACGCCTGGAACTTCGCGTGAAGCTCCTGCGCGCACCGCATGAACTCGGCCTGGCGGTTCTCCGCAGCGTCGAAGCCGGAGTGGAACAGGTACGAGGGGTTGCGGGGCATCGCCTGGCCGGGGAGATCGCCGGGCACCTGGTCCTTGACCAGGCTGCTGACGATGACGCCCTCCTGCCGCCTGTAGCGGATGGCCTCGTCGTCGCCCCCGTCGCCGCGCTTCTGGCGGGCGTCGGCCTCGGCGAACACCTGGCCTGCGTCCATCCCGTCATCGCTGCCCTGGACATCCACGTCACCGTGGCCTGCCCAGCCCATCGCCTTGCGCACGCTCTTCTTGAGCGTGTCCTTGACGACCAGGTGGCGGAGATCCTCGTCGATCTCCAGCCCCTCCATCATCTGCTGGCGGAGGCGACGCAGCTTCTCGGGGTCAACGTGCTCGACCAGAGCTTTGCGCTGGACGACGACATGGCGGTAGACGGGCCGGGCTTCCATCGGGGCTCCTTTGCACGGAGCACCCTACCCACAAGCCCACCAGGTCAGTGCAGGACGGGCTCGTCCTCGTCCTTCTTGCCGAAGATGCGGTCCCAGTTGGCCGCGAACTGCTCGTGCGACACCGACATCGGCTTCCGGCCGCCGCTGCCCTGGGGGGCCGGAGCCTCGTACAACGTCTCGCAGTCGAACGCGGGGCTGTCTTCGCGGGGCTTCATGTGGATGAGGTCGGCACCGGGCGGGAGAGGCACCCCGTCCTTCGCGGGCATCAGGACGCCGAGGGACGCCTCCTTCGGACCGGAGTCGTCGCCGCGAATGCGCAGCAGGTGGGGCCGTCCCTGGTCGTCGGGGGCGAGTGGGATGGCGATCTCGCGAGTTGTCTTGCTGTCATCGCTCATGGGGCACCTCCCCCAGACTACTCGGTCCCGCCTGCTCCTGAGCCCCTTTCCGCGTGGTAGGCCTTGCAGTTGCCGCAGTAGCGGTGGTCCACATCGTTACGGTTGTACGACTTCATGTCGCACCGCAAGCAGGTGATGGTGAACCCGCCAAGGGCCTTCTCGTCCGGTTCGATGACGTAGCCCTCGGTGATCTCGTCCATCAGGAGACACCCTCGGCTTCGAGGTAGAGCAGCGTCCGCTCACGCACCGGCTCGGGCATGTCCATCCCGCGCACCTCGTCGAGCAGGGGCGGGCGGGTCTTCTGCTCGAAGGTCGCCTTCACCGACTCGACGAAGGCGTCCACGGTCATCTCCCTGGCCTCCTGCCGGGTCCGGCCTTCCAGGTCGAACACCTCGTCGGCGGGCTGCACGTCCAGGGCACGCCGCTCGACGGTGAACCCCTTCTTGTCGAAGCGGAGGATCGCCACCTCGGGGACGCGGGCCACGTCGTCCTGCGACAACGCTCCTCGGGTCAGGCTCCCGATGTTGACGATGGCCTTGCGGCCCTTCTCGTAGACGCCCTGGTTCTTGTGCCAGTGGCCGAAGCACCACACGTCGGGGTCCAGGTTGAGGATGTCGGCGTAGCGCACGATGTCCTCGGAGCCGAACATCTCCCCGCCCGCCTGGCTGGCGAGCAGGTGGGCAGCCACCACCAGATGACGTTCCTTGCCCTTCGTGATGGTCGTCAGCCGGTTCATGTCGTAGCTCTTGCCGTGGTACGGCACGCCGACGACCCGGACGCTGTTGACCCGGACGCTGGGCTCCCCATCCGGGTGCTCGAACTCCTCGAAGGTGTGGCCCTCATCCTCGTCGAGCAGCCGGAACACGCCCGTCTCGAACAGGACGCCGAGCGGGGCCTCGTTGATGTAGTCCCCGTCGCCGTACTTCACGTCGTGGTTGCCGTTGCGCACGGCGTACACCGGGCAGGGGTACTCGGAGTGGACCGCCGCGACCCGCTGGATCAGCTCGTGGGACGTGCGGCTGGGCGTCTTGATGTGGAAGAAGTCTCCACCATCGAGGACGGCCGCAGCCCCCACCTCCCGAGCGATCTCGCCGACCTGGCGGAGCTTCCCGAGCACCGTCTCGGCCCAGTCATCGGTCCGAGACTGCGGCGACTTCACCGCCAGATGCACGTCCGTTCGCCAGACCAGCGTGATCATCGGCTACCCCTTCGCGGCCAGCGTGGTGTGCCGCTCGTAGCTCCGGCGGATGGACCGGATGAACCCGCCCACCTTGGTCGCGTAGGTCGTCGAGCCGTTGTACTCGCGCAGCACCCGGCACATGGTCGGGGTCCGCCTCTGGCCCCACTTGCAGGCGTCCTTGCCCGTGTGCAGGCCCCAGTGGCGGCGGTGCTTCTTGAGCACCCGCGAGCGGGCGAGCCGGATGGCCCGGACCCCGGCTCTCTCCGGGTTGATGCAGCCGCCCTTGCCGTCGTCCAGGTCGCCGTAGGGCTTGCAGTGGTAGCCGGGGATGACCTGCATCCGGCCGACCTCCCCGTCCCCGCCCTTGCCGACGTTCTGGCGGAAGTTCGACTCGTTGTAGGCGATGGCGATGGACGCGAAGGTCACGTCCTCCCCGTGCGGGGCGGCCAGGGTCGCGATCTCGACGCACGAGGCGAGGCGTCGCTGGATCTTCGGGTGGCTGAAGTCGCCCTTCTCGGCGTACTTGCCCTCCACGTAGCGCATGTCCTTGAGGACCATCGAGGCAGCCTCGCAGGCCTCCTGCGGGTCCACAGCCTCGGGTGCGACGACGACCAGGGCGGCGAGCAGAATGGCGGACATCATGGCGTAGCTCCTTCTGCGGCTTCCTGCCGCATCTCCGTTCCACAGGTGGGGCACTGACCGATTTCCGCCAGAGCCGCACTCGCAGCGGTCGTGGCTTCTACCAGTTGTGCCTGCCCCTGATCCAAATCAGTCTGCCGAGCCACCACCGCGTTCTCCGCCTGCCTGAGCCTGTCGCGGAGCCCTTCGAGCACCTGAAGGGCTGCCAGCACGCGCTCGGGGCGGCTTTCGTCCACCTCCACCAGCACGTCGTCGATGCCCGCGTACTTGTCCACCTCGGACCGAGCCGCGACCAGCCGGTCACGAAGCCCACGAAGGTCATCCAGCTCGTCCTGAAGCTCCAGCACCGATGAGGCGTCGGGAACCTCGATGTCGGCCACCGGCTCCAGCTTCTCGACCTCGGCACGGGCATCGACGAGCTTGTCGTTCAGGTGGACCAGCCGCTCCACCGCCCGGCGGACCGTCTCGACCTTCGTCCGCTTGGTCGCCAGGGCCTCCACAGCGACCAGGGCGTCGTCGAGGCCGTCGAACGCCTGCGCCTCGGCCTCGTGCTCCACCAGGTCGCTCGCCCGCACCTTGAGGGCAGCGGCGGCCTGGCGGCGGTCGCTCTCGGATGCACGGAGAGCCCGGTTGAGCTGGCCCACCCGCTCCACGTCGGCGACGGCCTCGGCAACCGCCGACCCCGGCCGGTCGAGCAAGAACACCTGGCCGGTGAACTGCGGGGCGACGGTGGGCCACACGTCCTGGCCGCCCGCCTGGATGGGGACGACCCCGAACGCGGCCACCTCGTCGGGGACGGCCGAGCCAGGGTGGATCGGGTCGCCGTCGTTGATGACGTAGGTGGGCCGGTCGCGCTTGCCGGTCCCCTTCTCCCAGCGGACCTTGCCGTCCTCGCCGAAGTCCACCTCGACGGAGCACCGCTTCTCGCCGTGGCGGATGAAGGCGGTGCCCCCGGTGTTCTGGAAGACGCCTCGAACAGCCCGCTGGAGCGCAGTCTTGCCCGAGTTGTTCGTCCCGTGGACCGCCGTGAAGCGGGCCACTTCGACTTCAGCCTCTCGGATCGACTGGAAGTTCTGGACTCGGATCGTGACGGGCATGGGTCACCCTACCCCCGTCAGTCGGTTACGAAGCCCAGGGCCTCATCCACGTCGTCCTCGTCGTCCTGCACGGCCTTGACGGAGTTCTTGCCCCCGGCCCGGATGGCCGTGACCACCTTCTCGGCCAGCTCGTCGTAGGCCCCCGCCGTCGAGAGGATGTCCTCCTTGAAGTTCAGGGCACCCTGCGAGCGGACGGACGTGCCGTTGCCCATCTCGAAGGCGTACCAGGCCCCGCCCTTCACCACGATGCCGTGGGCCACGCCGACCGCGATCAGGTCGCGGACGTTGTCGATGCCCTCGCCGAAGGTGATGTGGTACTCGGCCTCCCGCTGCTGGCTGTTGGACACCTTCGACTTCTTGATGGTGGCCTTGATGAGGGCCGACGTGGCCCGCTCGATCTGCTTGTGGGTCAGGGCGTCGTAGTCCTTCGACTTGAGGCTCTTCACCCGGCGGAAGCTCACGCGGATGTTGCTGTAGAACTTCCACGCCTCGCCGCCCTGGTGGGTGCTGCCGTCACCGCCGTAGCCGCCCGTGTTGATCTTCTTGCGAAGCTGGGACAGGCCCATGATGTGGCTGCCGGACTCGGCGATGTCCCCGGCGAGCTGCGGCAGGACCAGGGACCACTTCGCGGCCACCAGCCCGACCCGGCCCATCTCGCCCTTGTCTTCGAGGGCCTGCTTGCGGATGGCCTTCGGCACCCCGGCACCCACGCTGTCGAGGATGATGAGGTCCACCCCGGCCCGAGCGCAGGCGAACAGGACGGAGAGCCCGGCCTCCAGCGTGTTCGGCTGGACCAGGTAGAAGCGGTCGGGGTCCTCCACCGGGCACCCGAGCGCGGAGGCGTAGTCGAGGCTGATGGCGTGCTCCCAGTCGATGAAGCACACCAGCCCACCGTTCGCACAGACAGCCGCAGCGGCCTCCAGGGCGACGGTGGTCTTGCCGCTCGACTCGTGGCCGAAGATGTTGCTGATCATCCCCTTCGGCCAGCCGGGGCACGGGGGGACGCCCTGCTTGTTGAGGGCTCCGCCGATGAGGTAGTCGAGCACGACCGACCCGGAGGTGATGTGCGGGCGGCTCTCCGTGAGCTGGTTGCTGTCCACCGTGACGGTGGGGTCGTCGTCCTTGAGCACCTTCTTGACGACGGTGCGAACGGACGCCAGCGCGGAGGCCGAAGGCTTCGCCGACTTCTTCCGGGTCGCCTTCTTCCGGGTCGTGGTCTTCTTCTCAGCCATCGTCGTCCTCGTCTCCTGCCCACCGGAAGAACCGCTCGTCCTCGCGGTAGAGGATGCCCTTCTTCTCGGTCTGGCCTGCACGCTTGCCGCGCTTGTAGGTGTGGATCTTCCTGAACTGCTTCCGCTCGGTTGGAGTCAGGTCTTGCTCACCGACTACCCCGTCCAGGTGCAACCAGAACCGGGCCGCCGAACGCGCAACCCAGTAGGCGTCTGCCTCGTTGTGGTTCCACCGGCCGACTCCTCCGGTCGCCTCCCGAGCCGCCTCCACCATGTCCGGCTTGCCCATGACCCAGAGCTTCCCGCCCGGCGACGGCCGGTCGAGGAAGGTGCGGGCGTGGGCCTTCACCTGCGGGGGCGCGAAGAACACGAGGTCCACCTTCGCCGCCCGCAGAGCCTCGCAGGTGTAGAGGAACAACCCGTACATCCCTTCGGACCACAGGTCGTTGAAGATCGGGTATTCGCAGCCGACGCGCGTGACCCCGAGCCGCTCCACGAGGGCGGCTACGTTCGACCGCATCTCGATGTAGCGGTCGATGAACAACATCTTGGCGGAGGTCTGGAACCGCCCCCTCTCGGGGCACAGATCACGGCCCTCCGCCTCGGTGTCGTGAACCGCCCACCCGAAGTTGGTGAGGGACGGGTCCAGCCCGAGCACGCGCATGGGGATCTCCTCGACGCCTCGGGGGGCGGACCATCAGGCCCGCCCCCCGAGT